ATGGAATTGGACCCGCCGAGCAAATCGGTCGACGCCCGCCAGGCGTCGCACGATTCTGCGATGGAGTTCTACCAAGAAAACCGCGACCGATTGATGGGACCATTGCCTCATCAATCGGATTCGTGCAACAGCGACATTTGGATGGGATTCTCGCTGGGATTCTTCAGCGGATACACGTCGGGTGTATTCGCTAGTCGTATTTATCCAATCGTCGCGGTACTGATCGCGTCGACACTCGCCTTTGCCATCGGCAGGGGGTGTCGCTAAATGAGTACCCTCCCGAACTTTGGATTTGCACCGAGGGATTGGTCTGATGCGATGCGAAGTCCTGCTCCCATGGTCTGCACCCGATCGCTCCATCCGAAATACGCAGTCCGACCCGCTGCACTGAGTGCCGATGGGGCACTGCATTGTTATGAATTCCGGTTCGATCGAACGACCTGGATCACCACCATTCTCCACATCGCGCACCTGGCTGGTTCAAGGGATGAAGCCTTGACCTTCGAGCTTGCGAAGTGGTGCGAAATCAAGATACGAACGACAGCACGCTACCACGGATGGATCTAGCACGATGGAACACATGGGAAGGAACTTCGTCGACCCGGCACACGTCCTGGTCGACTGTTTTTGGAAAGTACTGCTCGACGAATTTGGCGATCAAGCCAGATCCGTCCTGCCACCCTCCGTGCGAGAGCGGCTCAACGATGGTGCACATTTAGAGCGCTGCATCGAAACCATCATGAGTCTGCGAATCAAATCGGTCCTTGCCCAACGAGCCTTGGGATTGGAAGGGTACTTTGCAGGATGACGGACTCCATCAAGCAAGCGGAATTTGATTTCAACAAAGCGGATCGCTTGGGTTGGATCAATGAAGCGGAGCTACCCACCGGCCAAGCAGTGGACGGAGCCACGGTAGCACCGCAAACGATGAAACACATGCTCCGAGCGATCGAAAATCACTTGGGGAAGAACGAGTGGGCTTGGCCCTCTCAACAGACACTCGCTGGCGAGCTCGGATGCACAGAACGAACCATCCGGCGCGCAACCGAAGCACTTGAAGCGATGAGCCTCCTCATCACTCAACGACGAAAGAACCCGCACGGAACGGTATCACTCCACTACCGGATCGTGTGGACAGAACTCGCCATGCTTGAGCCCTCGCGAAGAGCACGATGGCGAGACCTTATGCAGAGCCAACGCGCGTCGCGTTCGATCCCTCGATCGACCGACAGCGACCAAACCCCTCGGCAGGTTGCGAGCGCGTTGGCCAACACGGATGAAACCCCTCGGACATCCCATGTTGGCCCTGCGTTGATTCATGCTGATCGGTCCCTCGATCGATCGGACATGCATCTACCTCAACCGGTCATGCGGTCCGACCGACCGGACATAGAGGAAGACCAACCGGACATTGTGACGAAGCAACCGGACACTATGTCCGGTAAACCATTATTAAACCACCAACCTAGAAACACTCCTCCTCCTCTCTCTTCAAGTCTGGAGAGAACTTGGGGGGAGGTGGAGGAGGAGATTCGTAAGCTCGGTGTCGCCAAGGCTCGCGAGTGCATCGCGGATGCTCGCATCGCAGGAGTGGAGCTCCACGAGATCGAAGCAATCCTAGCCCGGTATCGCGAGACGATTCGTTCCTATCGAGATCACTGGCAATGCCCACCCTACGTGTTGCTTCGCCGGATCCAGTCCCAACGGCCAGGAATGGATATCGCAATCGGATGGATCGGAGGTTTGGTACCCGCCTCAGAGCGGAATCGAATGCAGGTCGATCGAGCACGCGAGCAATCGCGTGAGTCCCGCACCAAGCTGTTCGAAACGATTCATAAGCCGGATAGACCGGCGAGTGCAGACGATCCCGAGTGGATCGAAGCAATGAAGAAGCTCGGAATTTCTAAATCGAAGTGAGACCCAAATGTTAGAGAAAACGTTGAACTGGCTGCGCGACTACTTTACCGACCAAGCAAAGGTTACTCCTACCGTGCTTGAAACCTTCAGGCCTGGCAAGCGGAAGCGGTTCATGTGGAATCCTGCGGCAAAAGAGCTCGCGACCGTCGAGATGGATCGCCCTGACAATACACACGTTTTGCATGGTGTCGATTCGTTGATCGACTATGTCAACAATTTGAAATCGGAGGCACGGACGAATATCTGGGTGGGGGTAGAACGGGTTACCGTGGAGGTGGTCGAGAATGATCCAAAAGACGTTCTGACAATGCCGTTCCGATTTCATCCTACCTTCGAAACTCTTCGCGACCTGGTGCTGCAAGCTTCGCTGCCCCAGCACGAGGCCATCAAGCTCCTGCGACAGCGATTTGCGGAGTTCGACCCTGGTTCGACGGCTCTCACCGCGATTCGCAATCTGAAGATTTCGACGCAGGACGATTTCACAACCGAGCAGGGACATACTGCCGCTCGTCTAGGGAAGTCTCTGGTGCAGGAAGCTGTTGGGGCTGCCAATCTTCCAGAGTCGATCGAGGTTCGCACACCCGTGTTTCTCAAGACCGGGACAGTGGACATTAGGTCGATTCGAGTTTGGTTGTCGATCGACTTTGCGAATCGAGGATATGTGAAGTTCGAGCCGGATGAGGCCCAAATGGAAGATGCCATCATCCGAGAAAAGATGGAGCTGATCGGAATCATCGTTGACGGAACGAAGGAACGACCAGTAGCCGTTTACGACGGCGAGTATGGCGTCGCGAACTAGTTCCATTCCCATCACGCCCGTTCTTTCACTCTCTTAAAGTCACAATCAAAATGAATGCTCAAACACAACTCCTGACTCTTGAAAACTTGGGTGCCTTCGATGATGGGCTCCTCGCCGCTGCTTTCGCTGCCAACCTCAAACTGATCATCTCCGACCTGAACGACCGTCCACACGACGATCGAACCCGGAAGCTCACACTCGTGATGTCGTTTGTCCCTTGTGCCCATCAGAACGACTTGGACCGAGTAAAGGTCGAATACAAAGTCACACACAACATCGCAGGCCACGAGGGCCGTGAGTGCACCCTCACTCCGAAGATCATGGACAAGCGAATGCACTTGGTTTTCGCTTCCTCCGGTACCGACGCCAGGCAGCCAGAGCTCGGGCTTGAAGACGAGTAAAGGAGCAGCCATGCAGCGGCCAAAGGCATGCGTCGAATGCGGTTCGGATTTCGCAATCGTCGATCGATACGAAGATTTCAGTACTTGTAAGTTCTGCGCGGAGAAGCTTCGCATTTCGAACGCGGGTGAGTGCGATGAATGTCATCGAATCATTGAGCCAGGCGAGAAGTACCACATGGAGTGGGTGAAGTACTGCGGAAAATGTGCCCGCCGTGAAAAGCTACCGCTTAACCGCGAGTCGCGGAGCGTACCGAAGAGTGAATATCAGTTCTAGAAGGAGTCGGAAATGAAGATATCAGTTACAGGCCCTCGGGGCTGCGGAAAGACGTCCACAGCCTTGTTCATAGCCGAGAAGTTAAGAAAAATTGGCTGTGTCGTTAGAATGGTTGGGGAGTCAGCGGAAAGGACCGTATGGCTTAACCGCGAGCATGCAGAAGGGTTCAAGTGGCCGTACAAACCATTTCCGAATCCTCCCGAGGGCATCGTTTCCGATGCCACCGGATCGCAGGCTACCGAATTGGATTGTGCGTTAACGCCGATTGCAGACGAAATCCCGAAAGGCTTTGAAGTTCATATCGCAATCGGTGTTCATTTCCGAATGGTGGAGTTGATTGGGCCTGAAGGGGAAACAATCGAGTTTGCGAGCAACCATGTTTCGATTGGGCAAGAGATTCGAGACGCGATCGAGCACGCCAGAAATGGGGCCTACTAGATGACTCGCGAACGAATTCGGCGATTGGCCCACGTGCTTTGGGCTGCCAACACGGCGCCTATTTCGAAGATGCACTTCTATCCGATCAAGTCGCTAATCTGCCAGCGATTTGGAGTGAAAGACGGAACCGATTTGCAACGCATCGTGCAGACTTGTTGGTCATGTGGAGGATCCGGCAGGCATTTCGAGTATGACGACTGCTACCGATGCGATGGTTCAGGCATCTACTCGTCCACCTACGTTGTGCTTCAGCGCTGGAGGGTTGCTGACAAATTGTTTCATCAGCCGATCGAACGAGTTCTCTACAACGATCTAGGTGGACGCGAACCAAACATTCATGATCGGATCAAGCATTCACCCTGCTCGTGGTCCCCAGCAGCGAATTTAGCGATCGGACGGTTGTTCGATCGCTGGTTCTATTGGGAATGTGCCCAATGGCTTCAAGATGACGAATTTGGCCTTCGGATAAGGCAATGCGAAGCGGCCTGCAAATGGGTGGTTGGCCCAGACTGGTCAGTCATGTATCACGCTCTGCCTGCGGCGAGGAGTTTGATCGATTCATGAGTGCATTCACAACTTGGACATCGAAACATCCGCCTGAGGTGGTTTACATGGTGCAATGGGACCACATCGAGGCGGAACGCGATGGAAAGAAAGACGTAAGGCGATTTCATGTTTGGTGCGACGCGGAGTCGTTGAAAGGTGAGATCGAGCACTTAGAGCGACGGAAGATGGAGTATTCGGTTACCGAGTACTCCAAGAACACTAGCCCGATCCCCGCCTACGATTCGGAGCAAGTACATGCAAAGAGTTAGGTCAATACGATCGCTTCCAGATGGTTTTCGTGAGTTCACACCTCCTCCGGGCCCAGAACCGATTTGGTCCGTACTCGCGGAATGTGTTGACGTCGCGAGACGCGTGGGAGCGCCGGACGTAACGGTAGAGGAAGTGTTCGACGGCCGTCGGACAAAAGTTTCAATTCGAGTTGCACAGATAGAAAAGCGGGCTTGCACCATCGCATCGGAGGAATGATGAGCGAATTAACGAAAGTCGAGTTGCCGGAAGAGTGGGTTCGTCTTTTGACGCACACGCTTGGGGCAGGAGCACGCGTTCGGAAATCAAAGCACGGCTATAGGAATCACTTCTGCGCGGTGATCGGAACTCCGACGTGCGATGTATGGGAGGAAATGGTGTCTTACGGATTGGCAGAACGAGGCGGGGAGATCAACAACAGCACGAATCGCTACTACCGGGCAACCGAGGCGGGCTGCAAGGCAATTGGATTGAGCAAGGCCGCTATCAAACGAGCTTTCGAAGATTGAGCAACAGCGGTCTTGAACAACGCATCAATTAACAACGTGCACCGAAGTGGGCCGCAATGGGGGAGCGTATTTATGCAAAATGAAAAGTCGAGCAAGCCGGTACAGTCTGTTCCGCGCCGAAATGAACGGTCGCGAATTGCGGAATCGGTTCATATGGCAGCGTACGAGGTCTATTCTCACGTCTTTCAACCTCAGCAAGCACTGGTAGAGGGTGAATGCCGTGGCGGGTTTGGTGTCGGTGAGTTGATCGCGTACTTATACGCACGTGGTTTTCCTAAACCCGAATGGAAGATGCGAGTCCACGAAGCGTTGAATGGACACACGAATCTTTAGATTGCAGTCAGTGCGGACTGAGTACGGGCAACGAAGAGGAGAGAGACTGGCAATGGAAAACACAAAAATTGAATGGGCCACGCACACATTCAATCCGTGGATGGGATGCGTCAAAGTAAGCCCCGCGTGCAAGTACTGCTATGCGGAACGCGACATGGATCGGAGATTAGGAATTGCGAGGTGGGGGGAGCATGGAACACGCGTTGTTACCGGCGAGGAGTACTGGCGTAAGCCGATGAAATGGGAGCGAGAGGCAAGAGAGAAGGGAGTTCGCTACCGGGTCTTTTGTGCATCCCTCGCGGATGTGTTTGAAGATTGGACAGGCCAGGTGCACCACTCCTCCGGAGTCCCAATGTGGCGAATGAATGTTCCGGATGGAAATGATGAGTGCTGGGGATACAAAGAAGTACTTGACGATCCGAACACGGGAACACCGCTGCATTTGGACGATATCCGGCGGCGTTTGTTTCAGGTGATCGACGCGACCCCAAGCATCGATTGGTTGTTGCTCACCAAGAGACCGGAGAACATTCCTCGGTTCTGGCCTTCATTGTGGGTTTCACACCCAATGCCAAACTATATGGGCCACGCGGATAGAATGAGATCCAGGTACCGGACAAACGTGTGGCTTGGTACATCGGTTGAGAATCAGGAGTTCGGGGAGAAGCGACTTCCTGAGTTGATGAAGTGCCGCAAATTCGCGCCTGTATTGTTTCTCTCCTGCGAACCCTTGTTGGGGCCGGTCGACCTTCGATCAATCGCTAACGCATGTCGCAACTGCGACGATATCGGAGGGTGCGATTGCGACTATCCGCCGTTGGGGATCGATTGGGTTATAGCGGGCGGCGAGAGCGGCTTAGAGGCTCGGCCAAGTCATCCGGCGTGGTTTCAAGGGTTGAGCGAACAATGCAAGAAGCACAACGTTCCGTTTTTGTTCAAACAATGGGGCGAGTGGCTACCTGCGAGCCAGGGCGGGAACAATGGAGCCGTTCACGAATGGCCCGATGGCGAGATTTCGATCAACGTGGGAAAGCACTACGCGGGCCGGAAACTAGACGGGGAAGTGCATGATGAATTCCCCCATTCATCGATCGGAGTTGAACATGTCTGACTTGATCACACAACCGATGCGAATTCAACGAAAGCGAGTCAAGGGATGGAGACTACCGGCGAACACGGTTTGCGTAACTCGTCCAGGTCCGTGGGGAAATCCATTCGGATCCGCATCAGAGTTTAACGAAGCGGTCGAGTGCTGTTCTGAACTACGCCATGTTCCGGAGTGGATGGATTTTGAGAAAGGGCAACGCATACTTTGGATCATTGAGCATATGGATGAGCTCAAAGGTAAAAACCTCGCTTGCTACTGTCCCCCGGAAAAGCGATGCCATGCAGATATGCTTCTAATTTGGTCAAACCTGTAGCGACTTGACGCGGGAGCTAATTCGCAGGTAAGCTCCGTCCCAGACTCCTGATCGAAAGATTAGGGAATTGGGGCCGGTCCGAGTTCGCGCTCTGGGTTAAACCAGTACTCGGCCCGGTTTTTTTGTTAGCTCGCCTCCAATCGCTTTGCTGCTTCTTCGCAGTAGGCTTCGTTGATTTCAATTCCAACGGCCGTCATGCCTAACCGTTTGCACGCAAGCAACGACGTTCCGGATCCAGCGAATGGATCCAAGACCGTGCGGGCATCTTTCGCAAACCCGAGGCACCACTCCATCAATGCAAGTGGCTTCTGGGTCGGGTGAACCTTTCCATCCTGTAGGGCTTTCGAGCGCGAGTACGTGAAAATTCGAGCCGCCTTTCGTTGATTGGTCCAGGCGAACTCACAATCTGCGAGCGAGAACTTGCGCTGGCCCTTGTCCCATACCAACCATCGCATGGAGGGCGTGAGGTAATCGGAAAAGTAGTTTCCGCCCCAAATGATCTGTTGCTTGGTGCGCTCGAGCATCAACGCAAAGACCGATGCCGGTGGGCGGGATTCGTCCCAGTTGGTGTCTCCATAGTCACGCCACGTCCCCTTTCCTTTCTTCGCTTGTTGACGTCCGCCACATCGGTCCGCTTTGATCCCATACGGCGGATCCGTGAGAAGCAAATCGAACGTGTCGAGGTACGGGAGGATGTGGCGATTGTCCGCGTGGTAGAGCGTGATACCCTCCTTGCTGTAGTAGGGCTTGAGCGGGAGGGGCGGGCGAGCTGCGGGACGCCAGGCAGTGTTCGCGCAGGGGGAAACCTTGCTTGCGGTTCGGGGCATGGTCAGAACTTTCGTTAGGAGTCAAGCTGTGCATCAATGGGGGCGTGTGTATCTCTGATGCGAGATTTCCACAGCAAGACCACTTCGACCTACTTTCATCGAGCACGCGCGCGAGTCTTATTCCGTTCCTTTGGCTTGGACCTAGCAGGCTTCGTTTGGGACGTTTGTTGAGGCCCGTACCATCGTTCTTTGTTTTTCATCCAAGCACCGATCACGATCAACACGCTGCTTGCAAGCTTAATCAACTCGATAGCCCAGTCTTGCCAATGTCTATTTCCGTCGTTCATACTGAGACTCCCAGGAGGCCGTCTCCCCATGTCCGAACATAGCAGCGTTGAGACATGGGGGGCGGCTTTCGTGTTTCTAAATATCCGATCACCCGAACGTAACACACGGTTGTGTGATTCTCAAAATGGGTGAATCTGCCTACCATTAAGAACGCGAGGCCCGTTCGATTTTTTACAATGGGACACGAATTCCCAAGTTTTTTTGGTGCCAATTAGCGATTGGCAATTTTAGAAGCTCAAACCAACTCGTAACTGCGATCGCAACGAGGGGTTTGGCATTTGGTGCAGGTGCAGTACCTCAACACGACCCGATTGAAGCGGTCCCCGTCCTTGGAAACGCCTTCGTAGGCGAATACGTGCTTTCGGTAGTACTTTGTCCGGAGAGAACTACAGCAGCGAGGGCAACGCGATCCCCTCACCGCACATTCTTCATACTTCCGATTGGGGATTCCCCGACGGCTCTTGATCGTTGGGCGTGCGGTCTTTCGCGCTTTCTTGCGTGGCATTCGTTGCTCCATTGCGATAGCGATACCCACGCCGATCGGGCAATCCTAGCCTCGAGCGCGCATAGGAGTTCAGGGACCGATTCTGCTCTTTGGCAGAATCGTGCATCTCGGCGAGCTCGCCGGGAGTGACCCGAACGAACAGAACGGAACATGCCGAGCCAACTTTGTTGAGACGCGCGCGTGTGCGATTCATTTGGCCTCCAAGGAGTCGATGATGGCACGGAGCAGATTTCGATTCATCGCGACATACTCCCCGGTAATCAGACCCCGGTTGAGCTCGATCCTATCGATCGTTGTCAGAACTGGCTTTTCGAGATGCTCGCCGGAGTAGTCGGGAAGCGAGCGATCTAGGGAGGTGAGAATCGAGCGGATGACGGATTGCCTCCGCCGCGTTGGTTGGCCTGTCGCTTTTCCTGCCCTGATTGGTTTGGCTGGCATCGCCTCTCTCCTATGCGATGAGTTTTGTTGGCCTTCGCTTTGGCTTCTTCACGCGTTTCGGTTCCAACTTGATGATCGAACCAAGTCGTGCACCGCGAATGCTCGCGAGTACTGCACTCCAATAAAGCCCGTCCCACCAGTGGTTGTCTGGTTTGGCTGGAGGCAATACCCACTTCTCAATACTTCGATCCCCGTCGGATCGGGTTTGCGGTTTTTCCGCTCGCCAGTGTTCCGCGATCAATCGATGTTCGGTGGCCAAACGTGGACGATAGAGAGAGAGCGACCCAGGGTCACCCGTCGCGACGTTTAGCCGTGCATTCACGAATGATTTAAACGCATTACTATCCGCGAGGCAATGGCGACCACCGTCGGTGCTGTGTTTCACGATCCAATTGTCACCTCGAAGCTCACCCGGTTTGATGGCCCACTCGTTGAGGTTCCTCGCCCCGACGTCGAAGGCCTTACCCTGGCATGGGAGCAGCAATTGCCTTTTAGGATGGCCAGCACAGATAGCCCTCACCGTTTTGGTCGACGGTCCCCAGGCCTGGTCGATTCCGATCAACTCGATTGACGCGGTGCGAGGGTCGGACTGTTGGGACGGTACCGAGTAACGGCATTCCGCCAAGTAGTTGATCAAATCATTCAGGCCAGCCGTCAAACGCCCTTCTAGCCCACGGCGAGGATACTTTCGAGTGAGCGTGGATTGTGCGTTTCGAAGGGAAAAATGTTTCGCGACTTGTTCCGGCCAGGTGCCATACTCCAGTACCCATCCGGAGTAAGTATCTTTCTCCCATCCCACGACGATGTAATACAGAAGTTGGCCCTGAACATCGATAAAGGCGGTGATGAGATTCGCTTCGATCGGGAGCTCGCTGCGGGCATAGTTCGAAATCTTCGATTCGATCGATTCGATCGAAATCATTTCGACATCGATTGTTTGATCCTGCGGACTGTTCTGAAACTCTGCGTCGAACGTCGCTGGGGATCGGAGCTTCTGATTGAACGCGGATTGGAGGGCGGATATCTCGCCAGGCTTGTACCGTCCGTCCCAAGAGACTTTGGAACCACGATCCATCTCGTCGCGATTCTGCAGATACCATTCGGTCGCTGCGGCAAACGAACCTTCGGTCCGGAGGCCTTCGGCCCGGAGAACAGCGTACTGTTCCCATAGGTCCATACGGTCTGGCCACTTGTATACCAGCTGGTAGCGTTTTCCTTGCCAATCGGGAAACTTCTCGCGGTCGAGCAATTGATCCGCGACATCATCCTTGGCGATCACGGTTACCGTTGCGAACCCTGCGATCGCGACATCGGGCCCCGCCAAACCGAGTACTGCACCGGTGATGATGGAAAGCCTTCGGTTGACCTGACTCGTCGAGACGGCCGAACGGTCCGTCTGGGGATCGTCCAGCACGAATAGGTCGGGCCGAATTTGCTCTCCGGCAGGCGTCGTGTGGTTCATTCCCCGGACTCTCCCGAGGATCCCGCAGCATTCGATTACCGCACCCGAGCATGGGGTGAGGTTTGCGCGATCGACTCCATTTTCCTCGCGATCGACCTCCGTTTCAGCCACAGGGGGTTCTTTGGTGCTCTTTCGCTTCGCGGCTGAGGGCCGTTTTGGGCCTTTTCCCGCGTCCTCGTCTACTTTGGCCCGAACGGTCGGGAAAACGATCCGAGGCCCCTTCCACTCGATGTGTGTGCGTTTGCCGAGGTGAAGTTGGCCAATCGCCTTGTTCCCGCGTCCCTGTAGGGCTCGGATCGGAAACACCGCTTCTGGGAAGAGTTCGAGCAGCCGGTCGTTAGATTCCAGTTCGGCTTTGAGGGCCACCAAGAGCTTGATTGCCGCGTCGCGATCGGCGCCGATGAGTGCGACGTACTTTCGACGGCCGGTGAGAATCGCCCAGAGGCATGCGACCTGAACAATGGTCGTTTTCCCGGATCCACGCGGCATGGCCAACGTGTAGAGCTGGCCGTCGACGATACAGGCCTGGATCCGGGCGAGAACCTCGATGTGATCCGGAGACCAGTCGATTTTGAATTTGGCAGGAAAGCAAACTTCGCAGAACGCTCGAAACGACTTGATGCACCGTTCCCGGAGCTTCGCATCCTTTACCTTCGGGATGGGGCCAATATCGCGACCCTCGCGGGACTGATCCGCCTGGCGTTGTCGTTCCCGCTCCTTCCGGCGTCGGTACCGATCGCCAGGCGAGTCATCATCAGAGGCGACCATGCTGTTGCGGGATCAGTTCTCGGAGCAAACGCGTTCGTGGATTTCTCCCACCATCGAACGAATATCGCGAAGGTTTTGACAAACCTCCTGATTGGTTTCCTGAACGGAAGTCAAAGTCTGATCGGTTCGCTTCAAGTGGTTGATGGCGGAATCCTTCAGGGGCAGAATCAACTCATCGAAGGTTTTGCGGCAGCCATTCGAAATGGCGCCTCCCGCTACGTGGGCGAGTTTCCAAGCTCCCACGCCGATGGCGATGAGGACAACGACTGCTAAGCCGTTGTTGAGATAGTTCATTGCAGAATCCATGGCGTGGACCTTGGGAGGCGTGGACATCGGGCATTCAAGACGAAACGAATCACTTCCAACGCAGGAAGCGAGACCGTTTCACCGTCGATTGTTTGGGCGGGCAGCCACCGGGGGGACATTGGGAGTACTGCACGCGTGGCGACTTTACCGGCCTCGTCTCGAGAACTCTCTCGAGTGAGGTTGAAACCGACGTTGATGGGCCAGGAACCGGGCAGCCCTCCGGTGGGCACACCTTTGGCGATTGATACGTTTTCGTGCCCGTTCCGACAGCGGACCATTTCGGTACCGACGGAACCAAGTTAGCCTCCGGATCGATCGTCTTATTCGCCGACGGCCGTTCGAGATGATCGACGCGTGCCTCGAGATCGTCGAGGCGTCCATCGGTTTCAACGCTTTGTTGCTCCAGTGCATCAATGCGCTCGTCGAATGCAGACTGGGGGCTTTTACTGCCGCTCCCATCTGGTGATGGGGAGGGTTCCGGCGACGAGGGCGGTTTCTCGAGGCGAGCTTCAGTGACAAGTGACATGTCGATCGAGCCATCCTCGCTAAGCGGGGAGAAAGTCATATGTCGCACATCGAAGCTGACTTGTTTTGCTGAAGCCGGGAGACTTGGGGGTGGCTCCGGAGCTCGCGGATAATCTGCGGTGGTCTGGCAGCCGAGAAACATTCCCAGTGCCAAGCATGCGAAGACAAGAAGTACCGAGCTACATCCCATTCGTTTGGTTTTCATCCAATCACACTTTCTTTCGAGAAATCGACGTTACGAGGTCGTGGGGTTGAGAGATCGCTCATACCTACGATTGCGGTGTAGGGGTGAGCGCACATTTGATCGATGGCAGCAGGTGATATCTCCGTGTAGGAGTCCTGGTGCGAATTGAGTCGCCAGAGATAGTTCCTGCCACGCGAGTCTTTTCGCTTGGAGTAACCGAGCACTGCGTATGCGTGGCCACCGTCGAAGCGAGTGAAACGCACGCGCTCGAGTTGTCCATTGGGCGCGTAGAACGAGTCGTTCCAAGAGGTACCGAACAACAGAGTTCCGACTCGCGATGCGAGGTAGTTGAAGCAATCGTCGTAGGACTCACACCAGGTGTGAGACTGAATCCGGTATGGCTCCGCAGCCTTTCGCATCTCCGCCGTTATTAAGGACCTGGCGTTACGCGGATACGGGGTGACGTAAGGGCAAAGCCGGAGGGGGCAGTAGCCTACCTCGCGAGCTGCTCGGAGATGTCCCGCGATTGTGGATCCATCGTCTCGACCAATGAGATCATCGAAGCGTTGAGCTTCGAGGTATTGGAACAACGGCGAAAATTGTCGCTCGGCCGAGTACTTGCTTTCACCCATTGCGTAGATGAACAGGCGTTCCCCGCAATTCGTGCTACCGAATCCGCCACACGATCCCATGTTGCCCTGCAGATCGTGTCGTACCAGTTGACGCGGGTCGATTTCCTCGGGCGGAGTGTAATCACGGACGGTGAACGGCAGGTTGATCGCCGTCGATCGGATTTCCTCACGTCTCTCGCGCTGGATCGCATAGCCGGTGAATACGGTCATGATTATTTGATCCTCGGGAAGGCTTTGGAAACGCGCTCGAGTACAGCACGAGCCTGGTCGTACTTCTCTTCCGGGATTTCACCTTGAAAAGGCATTGCCTTTTCAAACGCATTGTCGAAGCCACTCTTGGCCTCCTCTCGAACCGCTTTGGTTTTTTCGGCGAGGAAACGGAGCAGCTGCTCTTCCGTTTTGATCGCGGTTCCAATCTCTACGGCCGCATCGGCGAACACCCGGCGATAGCCCTCGCTCGTTCGACGCATCATCTCCACGGTTTCGTCCTCAATCGTCTTGGCGATCGGTACGTTGTCGGGAGTGGGGAGAGGTCCTGGGGCGGACGATTCGGGTAGCGAGCGCAAAAAAAGGATTGCGATCGCAATCGGGACAATGATCGCGATGGGAGAGACCGGCTGTGATGCTTTAGTCATCGATCGATTCTCCCATGACTCGCCATTCCTCCGCATCGATCACGGTGGATGGTTCGGGTTGCTTCCACCGTGACCATACTTGGTAAAGCAACCATGCGAGCTGAAGCATTAACAAGATCGTCTCGACATCCATCCCAGCGACTCTTGGATCCTTCTTCACGGCGACGATGAGAGGATGCTGGGTTTCGGTTCCAAACTCTCCTTCGAATTCAGCAGCGGATGGAACTCTGGCAGACTCGCAATGGCGATTCCACTTCTCGCGTGCAATATGTCGCAGGCGGATTTTTTGCAGTCGTCGTAGGGTGGCCATCGTGGTGATCCGCTCGGAACGAAGATGAAATTGTTCGGGCTGAGTTGCTTAACTCAGTGCTGGAGGATCCGGCTTTTTCGAATCCAAGAGTGACCGGAGCAGTTCAAGAATCGGAAGAGATCCGTCTTTCGAGGACCGAATGGTCTCGATCCCTGCGTAGGCCAACATCGTTTGCCAGATCGCTTGGACCTGGTCAGGCGTCATCCCTGTTTTGGATTGGAAGACCACGACGAGAACCCCGACAATGAGAGCCCAAGCGCGACGAGATTTGAGAATGGAAGCGATGGCATCATTCATTGGTTAGAACCTTAAAGGTGATGGATCCAGACTTAGTAACATTTGCGACCTGGCGTAGACGCTTTAGCACCAGGTCGATAGCCGCGATCTTTTCCGCCCCAACAGCCTTGAGGGCTTTGTGCTGTGCGAAGTAGGCCTCGACGTTTTGCAATGCTCGCTCAGCATTGGGATGATCGGCGAGCAATAACGCGATCAGATGGGCCGCGTTAGGAGCACTGGAGCATGCGGAGGTTTGATCCTCCGCGATGTTCAGCTTTCCAACGAAGGATTCTGAGATGGCCTTCTTGCGAAGTCCCTTTGCTCGAACTGTGCCCGATACGGTGAGCTCGACTTCGGCTTCGCCAGGTGGTAGCTGTTCGCGATCAAAGCGGTTCTTCGCCAGGTAGTTGATTGCTGCCCAGAAAGCCGATTTCGCATCCATCCTGTGTGCCCTATCGAGTTTGAAGAACGCGGGCGGAGCGAATCCATTCGCTGCATCATGCTTTTCCGCCCGCGTGACGGGTCCCATCCTAGCAGCGGACCATATCGGCGCATCATCGCGGTGCGCACTGCGGAGTTACTTTCTAACGACGGAGTCTTCAGCCCGAGGGGACACCACATGCGATTCGTGAGATGGTCTAGGCATGACTCCTCCGTTGTTGGCCACGTTCGTCCAACGTGGTGTATTCGCGAGGTTGGATGCCTTCGGCTCAACCTTGCGAATTTATTCTTAGAGATCCATCCACTTCGCACATGGCGACATCATGCAAACCGTTACCCTCGGCCAACTCCGTTCAATTGAAAAGACCATCGACCCAAAGCTCGATCACGGGATCGCCATTCGGAATACGGTCAAGGCCCATGAGGGTTACGGGGACGAAGTCGCGTTACCTGTGCACGACAAGATTGCCGAAGCATGTCTCAATCAATTGACACCGTCGAACCCCGACCCGATTCTCTCCGAACAACTACCTGGACCGATGCTGCAGGATCAAAGTGGGATTTCCGAATCACCATTTCCAAAGCTCGACGTCTAAAAGGGGATGGAATCGACGTTCTAAACCCCGAAACGGTTAAAAAGCTGTTCTCATCACCACTCTCGCTGATCGAATTCGTCGCCGAGATGATGCGAGATGAGTGGCAGCATAAAGGGATGTGCTACGAGCAATTCTCCGATCTGCTGACGCAGGAAGAGCATTCGTTTACATCCATGCAGTCCTCGATCGAGTACTCCTTTGCCGATTTTTTCCGCCGTCTCGGCCACAAGCATTACGCCGTCGTGGCCGAGCGGGCAATGGAATCGGCGAATCGGATCATGGAACAGGCCGCAGCGATCGCCGATCAGCGGACGCAGAAACTGGCCAGCAGAATGGAACGCGAAGCGATCGAGCGAATGAACGCCGAATTCGACGCGCTCGAGGCAAAGCCCGGAAGCTTGCTAGACAGTGCTGGAAGATGATTTTCGAATGGTCTGGGATTCTTCAAGTGGATCCCGGCCCTTACAGTGCTCGCGAGTTGCGAACGATGTACCTCGCGTATCAAAGAGAATCGTGGGATCGGATCGCGATGTTGCAGGTCATTCATTGCACGGAATCCGTGCATCCGTTTGATTTGAATCCGTATCGGAAACGTCGCAGTGAATACGGGTCCATTGCGATCGAACACGAATACGAGCGTCTGAAGAGACGTGGAAAGGTCGCCTGACCGATGGCAAAGATAGCGTCCGAGTTCAATATCCACGCGAGCGCGAAAGATCTCTTCTTCGATCGCGCTCGAGTTATCAACGCGATAACGGCAGAGAATCATAAACGGTTGTCGAAGGCCGGGGCGTTCATTCGGCAGAGAGCACGCACGGCCATTCTTCGCCGCCGAAAGCGAGTTTCGAAGCCGGGAGAACCTCCGAGCGTTCGTTCGCGAGATTCGTTCGCAAACCTTCGCAACATCCTGTTCTTTCTCAGCAAGGATTGGGAATCCGTTGTCATCGGTCCTCGTGTGGTACCGAGTGCCAGGCTAAAGCGGTCCAACCGCAGGACCGTCCCCGAGCTGCTCGAAAAGGGCGGTACTTCGATGGTCACCAAAACGAGGCTCACAGGAGAGAGAACCAGTTCGATATCGGGTGTGTGGCTGTACGGTGATCGAAAAGGGGAACGTTGGAAGGACGCTGAAAAGGTCCATTACATGGCTCGTTATGAACCTCGTCCATTCATGGGGCCCGCGTTGGACGCAGAAATCAAAGCGGGCACCATTGGAAATCTCTGGGTCACCAGATAGGAATCGAATTCGATGGCAGCCAAAGACATAGAAGCGGGTAGAGCTCACGTCCTCTTGAGTATTCGAGACCGCATGCAGCAGGGCCTCAAAGTAGCTGAGAAACGACTACGACAGTTCGGTACCATGATGGCAACGAGTGGCGGTGTCATTGGCGCCGGGATGGGGGCTGCGCTCGCATGGCCCATCAAGCTCGCTGCCAACATGGAGCAAACGAAGACATCCTTTGCGGTGTTCCTCGGCGATGCAAACCTCGCTGAGAAGAAGCTCAAAGAGATCGAGCAGTTGGGGGCTGAAACCCCATTCACATTCGACCAACTCAAAGACGGTGCACAAACGTTGCTCAATTTTGGGGTGAGCGCCGACGCCCTGTTACCAACGCTTAGGAATCTCGGAGATGTATCGGGAGGAGATGCCGAGCGTTTTTCCCGCCTCGCTCTCGCATTTGGCCAAGTCATGGGTAAAGGTCGTCTGATGGGCCAGGAAGTCAATCAGATGATTGAAGCCGGTTTCAATCCACTTCAGGAGATTTCGCGGATCACTGGCAAATCTATGGCCAAGCTTTCCGAGGAAATGGAAGCAGGTCAAATCTCCTCTCGAATGCTCGCCACGGCTTTTGCTTCCGCTTCCGGGCCCGGTGGTCGGTTCAATGGGATGATGCAGAAGCAGTCCGCGACACTCACCGGGTTGTTCTCCACGTTGATGGATAATGCCGCGATCGTTGCTCGGGCACTTGGCAATGCAATGCTCCCAACGCTGAAGACATTCACCCAGATTGGAATCACGCTTTCGAAGGTCATCACCAACTTCGTGGAGAAGAATGGGGAGTTGTTCCAAACGATTGGTACCGTGGCTCTCGTGGTCGTCTCGGTTGCGGGGGCATTCATGGGGCTCGGTGCTGTCATCATGGGAGCATCGTTCGCTGTCGGGCTGATTGGCTCCGCAATCGGGTCACTGGTTGCCGTGGCCGCATTTGTTCTGAGCCCGATGGGAATTCTCATCGGCATCCTCGTGGGGCTGGCTGTCGCCGCCTATTCGTTTCGGTCCGAGTTGGCCATCCTATTGGCTCCGCTGATCGCATTTATCCAGCCTGCGATTGACGCACTAATGGTTCTATGGGGGATCTTTACAAGTACTTTCAACGGAATCGTGGCCGCGATGCGATCCGGCGATATTGAAGGTGCTGCCGCGATCGCTTGGGCTGGGTTTCAAGCTCTCGCTTGGACTGCTCTCGATTCGTTGCTCGGTGGGGTATGGGAAGCGACTGGCTCCATCGGTAAAGCAATTCTCGCAGGGCGATGGGACCTGATGGCAGCCATCGCCATGGGCAACGTTCGTTTGACGGTCTTGAAGGCGTGGAATGGAATCAAGTTCTTTTGGGACATGGCAGCTACCGGTATGGGGACGGTTTGGGATGGCATCGTGTGGGGGATGCGCACTGCCTTTCGCACGATGGTGTTTGGCATCGCACAATCCATCGTTTGGATTGGCCAACGGTTCTATGATTTGCTCGGCTACCTCGAACCCATCTTTGAGTACATCGGTAAGAAAGACCTCTTCAATACAGTTCGAGAAAGCTTCAACGGTCAAGGGATCGGAAATGTCCTCTCGGAAATGCAGGCCCAAGCCCAACGAGAAGATGACAAGGCCTACAACGCCAGCATGAGACGACGTGACGCCGCGAACCTTAGCAATATGGGCCAACGAGCCGCTGCGGAGAAGAAGCTGCAAGACGAGTTGAATCAATACCAACAAGAGGCCAACCAAGCGGCAGCCGAGCAAGGTTTGAATACTCTCGGAGATAAGGCCCGGCAGGCCCAGGAAGCTCTTAACAACGCACTCAATGCCGCCAATGCGGAACGAGAGAGAAAAGAAGCGAGCGCAGAGCAAATGGCGGGAGGCCCGCAGGCACTCCTTGCAGGAGCAACGGGTGCGGTAAAGGGTGGTGCACCGAATTCCGGAACGTTCTCAGCACTCGGTTCGATGCTATCCGGATTAGGCAGGAATACCGCGATGGAATCCACGGCGAAGAACACCGGGGAACTCGTGAAGATCGCGAAAGAAAAGAAGCGTGAGGAACGCGAAGGGATGAAGGATTAGATCGATGGCGTTTCGAATCAAAATGCTTTGCGGTGCCACGGGTAGCGCGACGGACCGTGGTGCGGATGATGAAATGAATCTCTCGTGGGAGGTTTGGGCGAATACTCCAGCCGAAAGGAACGACGAGCAGTACTTCCCGAATTGCTTGAACCATTTGCGAAGCAATGTACCGGGCTTTTATGTACAGACTCCGAGTTCCAGTAGCGACGTTCAGACCCTTTATCGAGGCAAGATCTCATGGCGAGAAGATGACGACACAAAGCGATTCATCTTCGATGTGAATTACCGGACTGCCGAGATCAGCGAATCGATTTATCGGTGGTCGTTTGATACCCAGGGGGGGACAGTGAAGGTTTTCACCTCTCGGGCAACCCAGCGTTATCCTGCAGGAGCTCCGGACCATCAGGGCTCCATTGACGTCAACGACGAGAACGAAGCACAAGGCGTGGAGATCATTCTTCCCGCACTCAAACTCAGCGTTCGGAAGAGGTGGAACAAGAACAGCACGCTGTTCGGCCCAACGTCCTTTATCGACTATATGAAGGCCATGGCAGCCTACACCGGCAGAACCAATTCGGTTCCCTGGCAAACTTTCGGTGCTGGTGAACTGCTCTTCTTGGGGGCGAGTGGTGAGTACGTTCCCTACAAAGACAACGAGGTGGAGTACCATTTCGCGGCATCGCAGAACATCGCGTCCTATGCGATCGGAGCCATATCGGGCATTGCCAAAAAGGGGCATGACTACGTCTGGGTGAAGTACGAGCACAACGTAGTGAGCGGCAGCCGCGTGAGACGCCCGAAGTGGGCATATGTCGAACGTGTCTACGACGAGTTCGCACCGACCTTACTGGGGCTTTGAAATGCAATCTCGGCTTAAGAAGGGTTCGAGGATCAACGATGTCTCCGCCAGGGCGTTCAATCGCCTTCTGGCGATCCAGGGTGAACAAGCGGGTGCACGGGCGATCAGCGGTCGAACTTCCCACCGTTTTGTATCGGTCGTTGCCAAGAACAACTGCACCTACACCTTGCAGCCAGGTAGTCCCGTGATTCTGGGGACTTATACGGGCGAGGGAACGGGATGGGGGAATAGTCGCAACGGATGGTTGAATGTGCATCCATGTTACCTACCCATCAATATCACCGAAGCAAACGAACTAGCGAGCTCACTCTTCAACGTTGGAGTTGTGGTGGGAGATGCAATCGAGGCCAACGCATTTGGCGACGTTGCGGTATCCGGAACGGTCGAGATTAAGTGTGACTCAGGAGCCGGGTTTGTTCTCCCTCGAGTTAAAACGGCCAGCTACCAAGACTCTGCGGCCGTGAGCTCCGGGTTTGGGTTCGCGCGGAAGATTGCGGATCTCGGAAACGGATTCGCTTTGTGCGATCTCAACTGTGTCAGCAACTTCCTAACCTACACGCTGACGCAGAACCGCCAGGTGCCACCCGCCGCGACAAACGCACAACTGTCGCTCGGGCCCAATGCGTTCGTTGTCGATTCATACGGATGCGCCGCACTGCAGCTGATCGGAGACCAAGGAATCGCAATGTGGTTGGGTAATCGATTCGTCATCACGGTTCCATGGTGCATCGAGTAACGCGGAAAGGAAAAGGATGACTGAAACATTAGAACCAATCGGGGGACCGATCGGGGAAACTCCACCAGGTAGCTATGCTCCGTTGGAAGTTCCCCATCAATGTTTGTGGTGCGACGCGGAGCTCGTCGGTACCGGCGGATGCGTTCCATGCGGTGGCCATGCTGGAAAGTGCCGAGTACCCCGATGGGGGCAAGTTTCGATTGCGATCACCAACTCCTTGCGATCGCAGTGGACCGTGTCCGGGACCATGGGGAATACCAAGACATGTTGCGGAGCTGCACAATTCAGTCTCCCAGCTTTGGCTGGGTATGGACCCTATTACCAATGGGGCTACTGGAAGCATTACCGCAACCGTCGTTTGGAGACTTGGAACGTTTCCCAGCAGGATCGAATTACAGGAGGTGCTTACACTCCCGTCGATAAATGGACCTACACGACATTCATCACCATTTCGAAGGCGTTGGCCTGGTTCTATCATTTCACGCTAAATCAGTACCGCGTTACCGTGCACCCAATCATCGTAGGTGGCATTTGCAAGGTGCGTATTGCATTCACCATCTACGGCACCCACTTCGTCGAGACTCGAATTCTCAACAAGACAAACGATGGTCGCCCCAATACAGGGTGCCACTTCGAGACAGTGAACGGATTGACGGGATGGGAATCGGCCAGTTTCAATGTTCCCACGCCATGTGACCCAACCGAATACGGCACTGCCTGTTTTGGGATAGGCCCGTGGTTTAGTGGAGTGAATGCAAATGCCGGTATGATGCCGTGGATTTCCGAGGACACGCTCACACCCGGCTTTGGTACCACTTACGCATTCGCGAAGTCCTTCTGTAAAGACTTCGATTTTCTCCCCAGCGATGTTCTTCCGATCTCAGCATTCACTGACTCATGCGGGACAAAGTGTTCCATTCCGAGCTATGGGTCCGATGCTGCTCCTACGATTACATCCCCTGTCAGTTGGTCTTCTTCAGACACGACCGTTACCAGCACATGCCCTGCTTTCCTCACAGACACATTAGGAGCATCGCCCTATAGCGACTGCACACCGATTACTCCTACACCGCCCGGTGGATCCGGCTTCAATCGAGCGTATCGACATTGCCAAACTAGCTACCGATTTGTAGAAGAAACCATGGACGGTAGCTCTCCGGATCCAGTCATTGCACCATTGGACCTCGGCACATGGACGATCCAGTTTTCTCGGTTGTAAACCCGGTGCTGCGGTTGTTGCGTGGGGAAATCACTCCGAGTGAATTCGCCAGTTTGTACCCATCGCAATTGGACTCCGCGCCCACTCAACCATCGATCGCGGTTCCGGCTCCGCTCCTGCAGGATCACGTTTTTGACGTTGGGTGGGTGCCACTTCATCGAGTCGCGTTTCGACTGCAGACATGGGCCGATATCGAAGCGTGGTATCGGATGTGGGAATCGATATCGATTCCGTGCGGCGCCTGCCGACGGCATTGGGCCGGATTTAAGGAACTGGATCCACCGAGGTTTCATTCTCGAATCGAGTTCTTTTGGTGGTCGCATCGTGCACACAATTCTGTATCAAAACGAATCGGCCGCAGCGTGTGGAGCTGCGGCCGATTTTGGAGAAGGTATCGGTGCAAGTGAGGATGAACGAGCCGCACTTACGCGACTGCCAATTCCCCCAGCGTCTCGGCCAACCTGGTCTGCACGAGCGACATGTCGAGGTCGGGCCAGTAGACGGCTTTCAATGCACCGAGGATCGCCACCAGCAACGTCGGGAGCGATTGCTGCACGGACGCGTTGGATAGTAGATCGCTCATGAGTCCGTTCTCGACTGCGTCGCGTTGGGCCTTTTCGGCTTGGTATCCAGCGAGCTCCTGTTCCATTTGCGTTCGCGTCTCGCTTGGACCTTCAGGAAGTCCCGCGATCGCGGCCGTCAGCTGCGTGATGCGTTGAACGAGCTGCGCGTTGTAGGCCTCGCGTTGGGCCCGCGTCGCGGCGTCCTCGAAACTGAGCGTGTACAACGCAGGAGCGCCTTCCTCCTGTTCGGTATCGAACAGGCCCACTTTAAGGGTGATCGACTTGGCAGACTCGTAGGGGATGCGAGCGTCCCATTGCATCTCGCGCACGTAGAGTGGGATTCCACCGGCCGCTACTTCGGGTTCGCTCCACTCCGTGAACTCGTCGAGCGCGTCGCTAAACACGTCTTGCCACAATGCGGTGAGCGTTGGGAGGCCTCCGGCGAGCAGAATCGACTCGGCCCAAATCGTCTCCGGATTGGCGATCGTAGCTTGCAAGTTGGCAATCGCAGCGTTGTCCTGGTCGTTCTTCTGCGGCTTGGCTTGCAGCTTGGCCAAGTTCGCCTCGAAGAAGGCCTTCAGGGGGAATCGATACGTTGCGGCTGGCCCCTTCACGCTTCCCATGTAGGGCGTCACTTCGCACTCGATGCCGGGGAGATCGACCCCCTGGCGGTAAAGATCCTCACCGTTTTGAGCGTCGTAGCCGATAGGCTCCCACTTGATCGTGGGGCGCTTGGTCACGCGAAGGTGCGAAATGTAAGGCAATGCGGAACGAACTTCTGACATGGTTTCCTCGGTAGGTATAGCGTTTACTCGTTGGGTTCAGCTTCAGGCTCGGGCTCAGGCTCGGACTCGGGTTCAGGCGGGATCGTCATTCGGAGTGAATAAGTCTCCGGATCAATCGTGTATTCATAAGGAGGCATCCATTCTTCAGGCTCCATCGGTTCGCCCGAAATGGCTTCGATGAGGTCCACTAGTGCCTTCGCACTTGCAAAAAACCGAGCAGATTGACCGGGCGATGCCGCGTCCATTTGAGAGAGAATCTCGTTAACATCCTGTCGCGTCCGAAGCTGTTGGCGCGATTGGTACCAGAACCGTTGGAACTGCTCCCGTCTGAACTTGGCGAGGTTAGCGAGTGTCGAATTGCTGGAATCGAGCAACTCTTTCGCGATCAGCAAAGACTCGGGATTCGTAGGAATCGTCGGTGATGCAAACATTACGCTACCCATGCGGAGTTAGAAGGAAGAATGAAAGAACCGCTGGAGGGCTCGTCGCCTGCACCGATGCCTTTGCCCCAGTACGCGGAGCCTAGCTTGATTCGGTAGTCACCATTGAGAGCATCGACGAACTCATCGGCATCGGTCCCGGCTGCGGTGTAGTTGCTAGTGAATGGGACGTTTAGCAGTGAGTTGTAGTCAGCAGTTCCGTTGTTGCGAAATCGATTATTGAGGAGCCATACTTCGTCGTTGTTGGTTCCTAGCTCAACGCCATAAGTCGCGTTGCCAGTTATCATGTTCCCAGATAAAGTAATTGGAATACTTCCAGCTATACTTGCGTTTGGATCAACGTAATAACCTCTTCCGTTGTTGCTCAAAATGGAATTCGTTAGACCTTCTCCATACCAACTTGGACTGCCTGCGTTTATGTGAATCGCTGTACCCGGATTGTTCACGATAGTTAGGTTTTTATAGTTATTTGCCGGTTGCCATGAATTGGCGGTCAGTCCATGCCTTCCGCCGGATGAAGCAGACGCGTTTCCTTCTAGTCGGCAATTTATAATGTTGGCGTACCCTGAATCCTGAATGTCTATGATTCTGTCGTAGATTGAACCAGAGCATTTAAGTTTGTTATTTACAAAGTGCATACCAAGACGGGTTATGGAGAAGCATCTTGCAGACGCGTGGCTAGCCGTGTTTTCTAAATCACAAAACATAACTACTGGGGCACCGATGATGCTTCCGTTAGACGATACTATTGCTTTGATGAAAGCTACTTCCAGCCAGGTTACCCCGAACAACCCCACTCCGGAGCTAGACGTGAATAACGGGTAGTTAGTTGACGGGTAGATTGGTACTGGCGAAATCCAACCGCTGGGTTGAATCGGCATTCCCCACGAATCTGATCCAATAATGTATATTCGGTTAGATCTTGTAGGGGGGGTTGTAAATGAAGCGTTGGTCAACGTTGCTGTGTACGCATAAGTTCCTGGCCCAATTCTGCACTCAAGCGAATCACCTAAAGAGAAATTAAAGCCGGTGATTACACTCGACCACGTAGCACCACTCACCAATTGAGCACGATCAGCCCACGATGTCCCATCGCCTGCCCCTGCCGATGTCGTTGAAAACCATCGAGTCACCACTGCCATGCTATGTCCTCGTCACCGTGAGAGTGAGTACCGCGACATTTACGGTCGATGCTGATTCGACTTCGAGCTTGATGTAGTCCCCAGCGTTCAATGCGGTGGTCCATCCGGTCAGCGTCGACGATTGAGCCTTGACCTGGGAGGCGAGCGTGGGCTTTGCGGCCGCGACGATCGAATCCCCGTTCGTCGGTGGGAAGTTCGCGTACGAGTCCTTCCAGACGTCTATTACGATCGATCCGGATGCGTTCGCGACGAGCTCCCAGCCGGTGATTGTGCAGTTGTAAGGCACGCGGAAGAGGAGCGACTTTTCACCGACTGCGATCACAGAGCCTCCCCCATCGATCAGGAATGTTATGGCTCCATTGGTGATGCGCGCATCGTTCGAAGCGACAGCATCGGTAATCCCGTATCCCGCGAGCGTTGTTGGTTTGCTGAGGATCGACGACCAGGGCGGGCTCGTGGTGATCCTTCGAATCACGCCAGCATCGTTGATGAACTTGGCGATCTCGTTTGTGAGAGTGTTCTTAACGAGACGCCCTAAGCCAGTAGCAATATCAAGCGTGCTCGGATCGCCCGCAAGGGTTTGGAACGCCGAGGTGATGACGGCCGCTTCGAGATTCGCGAATGCGGAGTCCCCGCTGTTGCGTGCTTGGAGCGAGCCTGCGTTGTTCTTAAGGCGAACATTGGTACCGAGTTGGATTTGCCCGATTGGGAAATCAACTAGGCCTGACTGTCCAAAGATCGTTTGGACGGCAGTTGTCACGCCCGTGATGGTAGGAGTCACCATGAACGAGGTGTTTACTTCGCAAAGCGACGAGCCAATCACGCTTCCGATGGTGCTGCGGATTGCAAAGGACGGCGACCCAGATACCAAACCGTTGGTCCCGCCAGTCTTGAAGCTAAGAATGTTTCGGTAGTGCCCTGATACCGGAGTCGCCGGGGCGGACAGCGTTCCTCCGAGGTACGCGACATCGAATCCCGTTTGCGAAACCGCACTCGCGAATGCCCCATAGTCATAGACTCGCACGCCGGTTCGATCGCCTGTGTTTACGGGAAGGATCGAGACTGAGCGAGCTGATTGGCCCGCCATTCCAATCCCAAGGAGACCTCGATTGATTTCCACGTTGCCCGTGTTGCCGCGAATCGCGAGGTCATCGGTTAAGCCCGAGTAGTCGTTTTGACCCGTGGTCATGTTCACGGATGCCGAGATGATGACATCCCCGTGAATCGCATTACTGGAATAGGTCCTGCCAGAGATTGCCCCAGCAATGTATCCCCCAATTTGGGTCAGCAATCCGATGCGTGCATTCGCGGGGGTTGCAAAGCTACCGCCGAGATCGGCGATCGCTTGGAGCTCTCCGAATCGCATTTTTCTGTAGAAGGAATTCGAGGAGTCTCGTACTTCTAATGACGATGCGCCAGAGTTCCAACGGAGCAAATGGGCTCCCGCTCCGCCGATCTGCAATGTACCCGTGATCGACGCGTTGCCTGTCGCCGTAAGATCAGATATTTCGAGACCAGCCCGCGCTGAATCCGCGTTGTTGTTCAACCGGAAAACCCCACTCACTGCACGGATCCTCGGACCCGTCACCCCACCGACAACGATTGACGCGTCAAAGACCTGCGAGGCCTGGAACGTATTACCCGCCGAAAATACATTGCTCCCGTTTTTTAACGCGACATTACCAGACAAACGAGCATCATCGACGAACCCGGTTAGCTTCGATGCTGCGATCGCACTTATCCACGCAGGATCCGAGTAAGAGAAGTCGCTGCGGACAACCTGGGGCGAGAGCCGAGCGTTAGCGAGCGTACCGGTGATGAGATCGGATGCGCTGCCCGAGGTAGCGATGGGTGCGAGGTTCGCCGTCGGAGTGTATGCAGCGAGAGCGGCCGTGATCGCTGATTGCGTTTCGGACTGGGACAGGACCTCGAGAAAATCGCGACCGGACGCTGCAGAGAGCGACGAAACCGTACTACCGTTACCGTACAGGAGACCGGTCAAGTCCGTGGCAGTTTGCGCACCAATTTCACTTGTGCCCGATGCACCTTCGTCTCCCTTGTCGCCCTTGGGGCCACGCACGACCACCGCGTTGTACGTTGGAGTAGATTGAACAGCGAACTTGAACGAACTCACGGTCAGATATCCTTCACAACGGTAACCGGTCCGTAGAACGCTGGAACGACTTCTTGCCCATGCAGGAATTCGCAATCCCATTCATACGAGCCGAGTGAGTCGCTCAGAGATCCCGCCTTCAACAATGTTGTTTCACTCGCCGGCTTGGAAAGAACTAAGACACCGCCCGGTTCAAAATTGGCGGCGATCGCAGTTCGAGTCTTACCATTCGACATATGCGCCCGAGCGGTAAAACCGGTCGCATCAAAAGGTGTCTCACCGTCCTCTTCCGTGAGGATGATTCTCAATACAAAGTCCGAGCCCTGCCGCATAATCAGGGCCAGGTAGTGGCCAATATATCCGGCGGGCTCGGAGGACTTGCACATTAATCGACCTGCAAAAAGGGTGGAAGCATCAACTGGTAGTCGCTGTCGTTTAAGCCGGCGCAGTCACCGCTACCGAATAGGCCGCGATATCGCGAGCTGTTCCGGAAGGCTCCTCGTGTTCAATCTCGCGAAGTTCGACATCGTAGGTAACACCTTCTTCATCCTCCTCCGAGATGTCCATTTTCACAGCGACTACGAATCCCCGGACTCCGACTGCGTTAGCGCCTGGGGTGAATGTGCCGGTCGGTTGAACGATCTTCTGATTCAGGAAGCATACGTCCATTGGCGTTTCGTCTTCGTAAGAAGCTTCCAGCAGCGCAAGAACCGCATCGGTAGTGAATTTTGGTCCCTTAATGTGGTACTTGAAGGTGAAGGTGTTGGTTTTGTAACCTGTCACCGTCTTTACGTTCGGGGAGCCACGGTATTTTCGGTCGGAGGTGCCGCGAGAGCGACCTCGTTGCACTCCACTAATCCTCGACATCTCGGCCCATACAGGTGTCGAGTAGGTGCCCGTATTGACGTATGCCGCGCGTCTGCGTCCTGCACTCATGGTTTAATCCTTTGGTATTACCCTTCCAACCGAAATCGGACTCGGAACGAAGAGGTGAAAATGTTGTGTTCAGTCAGGTGATTTGGCAGATACAAAGGTCCGTCGAGGATCTCAATGGCAACGCAATCAGCCAGTGCATTTCCTCGCAGTTCGCCTCCCTCTTGGAACAACGCCTTGACCGTCGCGACCTCAATCACGCACGCGTCAAGAAAAGCGTTGTTCTCAAGAGGGTCGGGCTTTTCTTTTGTCGCTTCCGGAAGGCTCCTCTGGTATGCAACATCTATGAAGTAGTCTCGTTGGTCGACGTTCCGGAACTGCTTATCTGATTCACTCGCGATAGCTACCAAGTACTTTCCATCCTTCACCTCTCTTTTGCTTTTGTACTCGACGTACCTTGCTTCAGCTGACTTGTTCATCGCGATGAGCTTGGCAACGAGTGCATCCCGCAGCGTGAGAAGCGGATGGGACATCAGGAAAGCTCCTCGGTGTAAACGCGTCGCCAAGTATGGCTATCATCCGACCAGCGCCAGCAATTCTCACGCGGATCGCGAACGACTACGTGAATGAGCTTGTCGCAAAGTCGCTCAATTCGGTGTCCTACCGTCGGAACGATCGGTGCACCGTTTCCATCAACTAAACACTCAGGGGCAATCAGCCAATCCCATCGCAATGAATCGAAACCAATCCCATCGACGATGTCTTGTCGCTGCGGCTTTGGTTTTGTCCGGACTGCAAGCTCGATCGGGATGAATTGTTCGTCGTTGTAGTGGTAGCGAACAGCGACGCCGTTGAGTCTCTGCAAGGTGCGAAAGGTTGCGGGTATCAATCGCCCCAAAACGGTCATCGCGAATCAATCCTCGATCGAGCTTGCTCCAGGGAATTAAGCAACAGCCGTTTCGGCGTTACCAATTGACTCCACACAGACGATTGGAATTCCTTCCCAGTCGGTAGGAATGGGGGCGTGCTTGGTGATCAACTTGCTGTTTCCTCCCACGTTCACCGTCGCACGCGAGGCCTGGAGTTGGCCCCTGGATCGACGGTTCATTACGAAGTGCGTGGGTGGGGCACTCGATGGGAACAAATCGAACAGGCTTTGGAGAAGCACATCGGTTACCGAACCTGTACCAGAAGCCGGAATGTTAGCGAGGCGGGCGATTGACTTTGCCGCACCGACCTGGAGGCCAATCCAGCCTGCGATTGGAACGGTGTAGCCAACGAATGCCTTACCAGTCCCATCGGTTTGCAGAGACTCGAAGTATGGGTCAATCTTGATTTCGCCATCGTTCCCCATGATCACGCAGACATTCGCTTCGTCGGGAGTGCAGCGGATCGCGTACACGCTACTCCGAGCTGCAGCCCCTGCCGCATTCACTACCATAGGGTTGGCGAGTGCATTTAGAGCCTGCAGGAAACCATTGAACGCCGTACCATTAGCCGTACCGCCGTTAATGATTTGGTTTTCAGCGACGAAGAGGCCTTGGCGTAGGTTACGCTTCGATTGCCGTTCAAGATGGTAGTCGCGACCCTTGCCGGAATCGGCGAGCATTTTGTCCATCGTGACCCGAGCGTCCAAGTAGTGCAGGGCGAGATCGACTTTGGTATCGGTCGAACTGGTAACATCCAAGCCCGTGTTCGCCGCGCGGAAACCTACGACAGGGGCAGTTGCTTCTTTGAGGTAACTGTGGACGGTTCCGTTTGATGCAGTGATCGCATGAAGAGCTGCAAGGAGGGGAGCATCGTTGAAGATGTCCGTTGCACCCATATCACGGACCGATACATCGTTGATCTTGACAACATCCGCGAGGGTAATGAGGGTATCAGCCATGATTGCGTTGGATTCCTAGACGAAAATGAGAATGGGCGACAGGCAACGAAGTCGTTGACCGCTTATTTGGTTGGACTTGCAGGACGAATGAGGGAACCGAATGACTTGCCAGGGGCGCCGTTTGGAGCCGGTTTGCCGGTATCGACCGCTGTTGGCTCTCCCAACGAGATCTTGGCCGCTTCCAGTTTTGCTCTGAACTCATCACGCTCTTTGGCGACCGCGGCGAGTTGAGTGTTTAACCCAGCGATCGCTTCGGCGTGTTCCTTGTTGACTCGCTCGAGCTCCGTTTTGTGCTGTGCTGTCACCTTGGTGGAGTACTCGATAGACGCGTCGGCGAGTGACACGTTTCGTTGGAAGAAATCGACACCAAGTTCGAGGCCGAAACGCGACGTATATGCCTGTAGTTCGGCTCGTGCATCAACATTGGATGGGTTTGGATTGGATTCGGACATCTTTTCGCCTTGGCTGCCAGAAAGTTGATTGCGTGATGAATTGGAAGAGCCCACGGTAGAAGATCGAGCCCCCGTCTGCATTCGCGGATTGTCACTTCGTCGATACTTGTTCGACTGAGCATTGCAGTGGGTTACAAAACGCCCGAAGTAGTCATCGAACTTGCTCACACCGTCCGATAAGCCGAGCGCAACTGCATCGGCTCCAATCCAAACACGGCCGTCGGCAAGCTGCTTTGCCTTTTCTGCATCAAACCCGCGTCCTGACTGAATGGCTTCGAGGAAGAATCCGTTGATCTTTTCGATTTGGCTTTTTGCTTCAAGCAAATGGGCCTCTGTGATGGGTGCGCCAGGTACAAATGCACCTTTGAATTGGCCAGTACTGAGTACGTGAACTTTGATCCCTTCCTTTGACGCCTTTTCCGATAGATCAAATGCAACGTTCAACGTACCGATGGATCCGACCTTGCAAAGCGCATTCGTTTCGATCCTTTCACACTGGCTGCCGACCCAATAGCCGGCGGAAGCCAGCAGGTCGCAACCATAAGCCCAAACAGGCTTCTTTTCGCGAGCGAATAGAATTGATTCACCGAGTTCTGGTGTTCCCTGGACTGTCCCGCCTGGCGTGCAGAGCTTCACCATGATTCCCTGGACGGTCGGATCGTTTGCCAGAGAGATGATTGAACGTCGCGTGATGACAGTCGAAACGTTGTCACTCATGCTCGCCTGATGTTTCATCATCGGCCCTTCGATGGACACGATGGCGATTCCATCCACAACGTTGGGCTCGTAATTCTCAATCCTCTCCAATGCTTCTTTGCGATGCCCTTCGAGGTCAGCAAAGTGCACCGTAAAATTGGTACGTTGCATCTGCTCATACAAAGCATTGAAGTGTGGCTCGTACATCGCCCACGCGCCCACCCAGCATGCAAAGTGGGGAATAGCTTCACGTGGTACGGCAAGTTGCACATCCATGTTATTTGGAATCCTGATTGGCCGTGGTTACAGCTGCTGGGAATGGACCGGGATCGAAGTTCAGGCGGAGGGCGTGACCAAGAACCTCTTCACCCTTCTTGTTCGCGTAGGCGATCACTTCGCATAAGTCGTCGATGTTGTCGAAGATGTCACCCGTGCCACGACTCTTGGTGATGTTGATTGGGGAATCGAGACCACTAGCAATCGCTTTCAGGTCCCCTACGATTTCTTCGGACGGCTTCCACCATGGCATCCCGAGTGGGACCCATTCATAAATGACGTCTTCAACGCTCATACGGGATGGCAACACGAGCTCACCATTCAGCACCGCACCTTGGAGCTGAAAATCGGTCCATCGGGTTCGCATCTCGACTTGGTCATCGCGATTTGCGAGGGTCGATCGCTCGTAGTGAAGCCATCCCGTACGAGATCCGCTGTAGTTCGTGTGGGACTCGTCGAAGAATGAATACGGGATGTCCAGGGCTTTCAACGCGATCATGATCACGAGTCGCGTGAAGTTCTGAAACTCATTCGATGGATTCTTGCTCTCAATCACTTCGACTTTTTCACCGTCGTCGAGATCGAGCACGGTTGGACCGTGGGTCAAATCGATGGTCCGAGGCTGTGCCTCGTTGTTGCTGTCGTCGTCATCTTCGTCATCCGTCGATCCATTTGCTCCCGGCATCGCACCATCAAGGGAAGTTGCATCTTTGTCTCGCATCAACGCGAGCGCGAAGAGTTGCTGGAGCTTCGACTTCACCAACGCGTAATCAATCTTCTCGTAGACATCGCGATAGTTATTGAGACTCGAAACTATTGGGGAAATCCCACGATACTGGTCGCTCGCACATCGTTCAAAGAATCCGTAGTGAATGAAGTTTTTGGCCGGTACATTTCGACGCCATTGATACCCGACGCCTCCCCGGCTTCGTCCCCAGATAGAGTATTGCTTGGGTTCGCCGGCATAATCGGCCTCGATGCCATCAACCCATTCGTGTGGACCGAGCAGCTTCTCGGGTTGTCGAATCAAATCCGACTCGATGGTCTGCATCCGACGGTCGTTCAGGAGGATGAATCCGACGTCTCCGTCGAGCACTCGCCTGGCTTCCGCCATACGGAACATTCGTTCCCGATTCATGCGTCCACCGCGATCGCATTTCTTCGCCTGCGACTGGTTCTTGATGAGCTGCTCGACATCTCGATTCAATCCGCGATCTTTACACCGGGCGTGGAATGTAAAACGCGAGACGTAATCGAGATGTCGACGGACAGCCCAAGCCGCAATGGAGAAGTTGCGAGCGATGTCGTTTGCATTCGCCTGCAGCCTCGTTCGCTTTCCGCCCTTTACGATGGCGTCTTCGCGAACGACTGTTGCCGGCGGCGCTTTTCTTCGGCCCTTCGGTTCGAGAGCGTCGTATCCGGAGGAAGATCCTGGTGCGGTCGCGCTCGAGTATTCCGTTGCTCCAACAGAGAACTGAAACGTGGGATCGAATGTCATGTCAGCCCCCTAGATTCACTCGGTAGGCGACTGGCTTCCGCGTTTTTTTTCCAAGCTCCCCCTCGATCCTGGCTCGCTCGTTTTTCAGCGCGGCGTGGTCGAAGGAAACTGTCACACCGTCGACCTGGAGGGAGGTCGAACCTGACGCGAGAATCGCGTCGATGTCGTCGAGTCGCTGCTGGAGTTGTTGCTTGGTAGCCATGGGCGGAAGACTAGCGATTTACCTAGTCAACCACCCATCCGGAGTACCGAATTCGTCGCTACAAACTCGCCGCGAGCCTGCGAGCAAGCAAGTGTGTCATAATAGGCGGTTGTTCCCGTAGGGGTCGCCGGCGTGGCCGGCCGAAATGGGACCCACGCCGGCATGCGGACAGGCCTGGTCCCATGGTCCGCTGGCTGCTGCGGGATAGTATTCGCTCGATCGATACCCGAGCACTCCGCGAGGTTGCGATTTCATTGAAATCCGATACGATTCACCAACTCAACTCGACTCAACAAGTAGAGCTCCCAAGGCGGACTGTTAATCCGCGTGTCGGTGGTTCGAGCCCACCCGGGGGAGCCTTTCAAATCCTCGGAATTTCCGAGGGTTCGATTTAACAGAGAAGCCGAGGATTAAATCCCTCGGCTTTTTTCGTGTGCGTCAGGCATGACGCGGAGCGTCATTGACTGACGCTCGCAACTGGCAAGCGAAAGTGAACCAGGAAGTAACTTGTCGGGTGCAAGTCCCGATGGAGGCCTTGATGACAGGAACTCCTAGTCGACTGCAAGGGTGTCAGGGGCAACTCTGAATCTGAAGGAAGCAGCAGGCAAACTCTCGGTTCGAGGTACACGAACCGTATACGAGGCGACGACCCGGTGGGCGAGAAGGCACGAAGATTCAAAGCCCAATGTCATTCGGACCGAGTCGGCGTATATGCGGCGAATATACGAGAGGAAAGTTACGCGTCTTACCCTGAGAGATCTACGGGGATGCTGCAAAGCTAGTTGCCTCGCAAGAGGTTACGATGTCACCGTAGAAGTCAGCAGAGGCCATAGTAGTCGGAGGCTTTAGCTGACGAAGGGCCGAACAAGTTTAACCGTTTGGTGCAAAGTATTCGTGATGTGAGGTAGACGCAGAGATGACGGCTGAGAAGCCTGAGCGGCGAACAAGAGTATGCGGCGGAACCGCTGAGGGTAATTCGTACGCGCGTCAAACACTTCCGGCATGCAATGAGAACACTGAACATTCAGTCACCGTCACGATGGAGGAGGTGCTAAGCCGCAGCAATATGTTGCAGGCGTTGAGCCGTGTTGTCGGTAATAAAGGAGCCGCAGGCGTTGATGGGGTGACCGTCGATGAACTGCCAGGCTACTGCCGAGAGCATTGGGAACGCCACCGGGAAGAACTGTTCAGCGGAACGTATCGTCCGAGCCCTGTGCGAAAGGTAGAAATACCTAAACCCGGTGGCAAAGGGATGCGCATGCTGGGCATACCGACAGTGCTAGATCGCTTGATCCAGCAAGCTTTACTGCAAGTGCTCACGAGGCTCTACGATCCAATGTTTTCGGATTCTAGCTTTGGGTTTCGCCCAGGCCGGAGTACGCATCAGGCGTTGGATCGTGCCAAGGAACACATTGCTTCAGGGCATCGCTGGGTTGTCGACATGGACTTGGAAAAGTTCTTCGATCGCGTCAATCACGACATCCTGATGAGTCGCCTTGCACGTCAGATCCAAGACAAACGCATCCTGAAACTGATCCGCTTGTATCTGCAAGCTGGCATCATGGAAGGCGGCATCGTGAGTCCACGCAGCGAGGGAACGCCGCAAGGCGGTCCCTTATCACCGCTTCTGTCCAACGTCCTGCTCGATGAGCTGGACAAGGAGCTGGAACGCCGAGGCCACAAATTCGTTCGCTACGCTGATGACTGTAACATTTACGTTCGCAGTCACCGCGCCGGTGAGCGAGTGCTTAATGGTGTCGAACGCTTCCTGAGCGAGAAACTGCGACTGACAGTGAATCGAGCCAAGAGTGCCGTGGACCGCCCCTGGAACCGCAAGTTCCTGGGCTATACGTTCACGCACCATCACCAACCGAAGTTTAAGGTGTCTCCTGAATCGGTCAAACGCTTCAAGGGTCGCCTACGCGAGGAACTCCGCAAGGCACGAGGTCGCAATGTGCGTACGGTGCTTGCTCAGTTGCAGCCGGTCCTGATCGGTTGGGTGTCGTACTACCGGAAGAGTGAAGTGAAGAAAACGTTCGAGGAACTTGATAGCTGGTTACGCAGGAAGTTACGCGCCATCTACTGGCGCCAATGGAAGCGTCCGCCCAAACGAGCCCGCGAACTGACTCGCCTTGGCATTGACCGCGTGCGAGCGTGGGTCTGTGCTGGCAATGGTCATGGCCCCTGGTGGAATGCTGGCGCTAGCCACATGAATCAGGCCCTGCCTACTCGCCACCTCACGCAACTTGGGCTGATAAGCCTCGTCCAGAAAGGCACTGAGCTGAATCGTCGTTAGACCTGAACCGCCGTATACGGAACCGTACGTACGGTGGTGTGGGAGGACGGCGGGAGTAATCCCGCCTCCTACCCGATTGTTTTCTGGGGGTTTTCGGGTTTCTCGTCCCGCTGGCCGCCAAACAGAGAGCGCTCTCATTTCGCCCGAAAATCGCATTTCCGCGACCGGACCGCGCAAATTCGTCTGCAACTCTCAGATTCTCTGTTTGACAGAGTAGTTCTGTTTAACAGTCGAAGGAGGTGCCCACGACTTGTTTTCCGATCTAGATCTGAACCGCGAGAACTCTCTCGCAAATGGAGACGCCCGCAGGAACGAGTTGCGGAGGTGAATTTATCCCCAATTTTCCCCCCGACGAAAGATGTCCACCACGTTTTCAGGAAGACCAATTGCGGCTTCTTCGTTTCTCCAAATTCGATTGGAGTTAAAGTCTGTCCCGGTGGACGAAATGCTTTGCCCCCACTTTGACCGGACAACCAGAAGGTTCATACGCTGATAATGGTCGAGAAACTGTGCGGTAGAATCGAATTTGTGCTTTCGAAGGAAGTCGATATCCTTGTTGCGGACTCGTTGGACGATGGCGTTCAATGCGACGGCAGCGTCATAAAATTCGTGGACGGTGCTTTCGATCTTCACGTAAATCACATTCGGAACATCTGGCATCAATTGATGCATCGCAGCCATGATGTTACCAGTGAACTTAAATGACTCCTTCTGAGAGTAGTTGATCTCGTGAATTTGATCTTCTTCGTTGTAAGAGGTCGGCTCTGGAATCTCTCTGATTCGCTTGACTTCTATGCCTACATGCCCTGTCTGCTCGAACTCCGCAAGGAAGTCAATTTTCTTGCCTGTAGGAGTTGAGACTTGGTACTGAAGGGATGCAAAAAAATTTGCTGTCAGTGCCGCAAACTCAAGTTCAGAAAGAACGTCTTTGCAATCTTCGATGCCCCTCTGATTCCGCAGATCCTTTCCAATAACGCTGTGGTATCGCCGGATGAAACTATAGAAGTTGCCGCCACGAGGAAAGCGATCGATAATCCCGCCCGCAATACGGCGATGGACTTCGGGTACAAGCGAGTGAAGTAAAGCTATCGGCTCATGGATTGCATCTTCGTCCATTCGATTGGAGTATCCGTTCGCAACTAGTCAGTTTTAAATAAAATCTTGTGATCCTATTCCGGGCTACCAGAATCCAGGCACCTACGGATAAGCATCGATGATCAATGTGAGTTGCTCGATTGCATTGTTGGCACGTTGTGCCAAGACGTTTATGTTGACGTTGGTGACGCCGTCGAGCGTTCGATTGCCACTTGTGGTAAATGGATAACGAAAATCAAATGACCCACTATCGACATTTTCGAAGTCTTTGATGACCTCTCGTAGTCCCTTGAAGTCGATATAAGAGGGATTGCCCTTGAATCGCTCCTCCGCTTGAGGTGCGATTGCATCCCACCGATCAAGTAGATTATGTCCCTTTTCAATGACTCTCGAAGTACCCGTAGTTTGAGTGGCCTTCTTAAGTAATAGCTCAATCGTATGGCGGAAAAGAAAGGCGATCGGGTAAATCAAGATATCAATATCCGATTCACTAGTTCTCGCAAAATCCACGAGCTTGTTTGCGCTCAATTGAAAGCCCGACGCATTGGTTCCCCATGAATTTGGGTCATAACCCACGCAGGCATTCATATCGAAGTCGGTGTCACTTGGGCCGAAGGTCTTGTTGTATTTGGTTTTCATCGATCAATGCCTTTCGCTTTTTGCATTTTCTCTATCCATTGTGTTCTAAGTAGAAAGGCAGTTAGTGGCTCAAGGGTTCATTTTTCCTTCGACTCCAACCGTATATGCTGGAGCTTTTCACTCGCATCTGTATCTCCTGGGAATCACATGGTGATCATTCCGATCCATCGCCGCGTCGATCACTTGTATGGCCGCCGCCAGGAGCTAGGAGGTCACCGCAGAAGGCCTGAGTCTTTGCAAGCTTGAAGGAATGGGAACTTGAGAAAGTTTATTTCGGCCCACGGATTCGAATTGGCGTTTTGTTCAATCTTCTCGACGATCTTCTGAGGTGTCGTTCCGCCATTAGCGCATTCTTCAATCGCCTGCACAAGCCAGTACTTGCCGTCATTCTTAGCGCAAAGCTTAGCCTTATAGCGTTCTTCGATACCGTAAACATCCATCCATGACTCCAGTTCTTCATCTCGGCCGGCAGCATCGACGGTCAACGCAATCTCCGACGGGCTCAATTTGTTAACATCCGACGACGCAATCGTCATGCTAATCGTGATGGTGGGAGCCACGTTCGCAAAGCTGTAAAACGCCTTGCGGCGAGTGCCGCCTGCGGCTTTTCGGATTGGGTCGATATGACGAAGCGGGTCCTTTTGTAGTTTGTAGCTTGAGTTGCACTCGTGGCACATTAATGCCAGGTTCTTGAAATTCACGGAGTTGAATGGATACGTTCCCTTGGGTAAAAAGTGATCGTACGCTTCCTTCTTCGTATTATTTAGTCCCTTGATGTCGTTGTAGCCACAATAGGGGCACTTGCCTTCGTCGTTTTCCGTGACAAAGGCATCATAGTGATGCTCGATCGCAGCGGTTCGACTAGAGACCGCTTTCAGGTGAATCACGTCTGAAAATAGGCATTTGCAAAATGCCTTCAGCACCGTTTCTAAATCCGCATTGATTGCTCTGACATCCGCATACGTTCCTGGCGACTTACTGGGATCGTTTCCGCAGAGCGTTTCGATATCGTTGTTGTGATCGTACCACTGGCTCATTTGAGCTCGTTGAGCCTGGGTCAATTGACTCTGAAAGATTGCGTCGATCGTCTTGATTGGTCCGTCAAGGTGATCTTTGGTTATGCTGTCGTCGTTTGCGATTTCTTCGATGACAGCTTTCAAATCTGGATGAAGAAGACTGAGCGAATAAACGCCTCCGTTACGGCACCACACAGACTTGACCAGGTGATGGAGCCATGTTTGGAATTTCTCGATGTCGTGCGTTACATAGCGATAGTTAAAGAGCATAAGACTATTTGCCCTCTTTCTTCTTTAAGGCTTGGTTCACGAAGAGGACTTTCTCTACCGAGTCACCGAGTGCTCTATCTGCCTCTTTGATGAGTAATTCGGGATCTTCCCCAGCGTCTAGCCGGTGCCGTAAGGCATTCAGGATCGACATTGCATAATCACCGATCGTTTCGATTTGGCCGAACACCTTAATCGTGATTGCATTCGCAGATGCACCGAACGTTTCAAAGTCAGGCGGTTGCCAGCTCACCTTTTGGGTCTTCGGATCTTTGGTGAAAACACGCACGTTTTCTTTTCGGCAGTCTGAGACAATAAACGGTGAGTGCGATGTCAGCAGAACTTCCCGCATCACGTTCTTCGTGGCTGCGTCGGCTTCGAGGGCGGCTCGCAGAGTAGAGACATACGACGCTCGCCAGTCGGGATTGAGGTGGGTTTCTGGCTCGTCGAGCAGAAAGAGTGCAGACTCGTGGCGGTAGAGCAGACATAGGCCAATCGTGTGCAGGAACTGGTGTTCGCCGTCGGAAAGGGCTTTGACATAGAGAGGCTCACGAACGCCGTCTTTGATCAGCTCACCTTCTTTAAAGCGAGTGATTCGGTCATGAGACGCCGGCGTCGAGATCGTCTCGTTCACATAAAGACTGCGAGATTGGTACAACTCAAGCTTCGTCTTTTCGTCAACCGAATAGTGATTGAGCGTTAGCAGGGTCTGAAAAGCCTGGAACAAGTTCAGAGCAGACTTGGCTGTGTCAACTTCGCGTGATTCACCGGACGCTTCCCCAAAGTAGTACCGAAATGCCTTCTTGGTCTCATCGTCGATCCAGTAATCCAGATATAGGTCGTAGCTTTCATCGTCCGAATACGCAGAGTAGTCCTCGTAATGGGCGGTCGAGCATTTGATGAGCTTGTCGATGAGACCTGGCTGCAGGGCGTTGTTCTCGTCGTAATAGCCAGAAAGTTTCGAGGTTAATTCGATTGTGGTCTTCGAGGAGTCCTTCAGATCATCTTTCGTCAGCGTCTTGAGATGTTCTTCCGCTCGTTGAAGACGGTGATGTCGACGGATGATGAGTCGGAACCGCTGAATTCCCTTGAGTCCAATCTTCTCTTCAAATACGCGAATTACGGGATCGCTGGGAAACAGAAAGTGGCAGATCAGAATCGCTTGGCTGAACTGTTCGTCAAGGAAAACTAATCGTCCCTCAGGAGTAGAGTAGTCAGAACCTTGTAATAGTTTGGAGCGATATTCGTCAAAGTGAATAAACCGCATCTTTAGGAATGGAAGGCTCAAAACCTCGTTCCTTCCCGACGAGAACCCTACCACATGCGATGGTAGTAGCCACTTCACTCTTTTTCGAGGTACCTCCCCGTTCTTGTCATTAAGGAAGCCAAAGTTCACGCAACGCATGATGGGCGGTTGACCAACCCGTTTCGTCATAAGAACGTGAAATTTTTGCTTTCCCGACAAATCGAATTGTCTCGCCTGCTCCGATGAGAGACCATCGAGCGATCCAAGCCTTATCCCGATGAAGTATTCCAGTTCAAACGCATCCGGTGTACTGACTTTGGCGGTGAAGCCTTTCGGATTCGATTCCTCGTCGTATTCAAATCCCACTGGGCGATTTTCGAGATGAATGCACTCAATGTGGTAAAAAATGGAAGCTAGTGCTTCGAGGACATTCGACTTGCCGCTGCCATTGCGACCGGCGAAGCAGTAGGGATGGAATTCGAAGCTGCGGTCGAAGTCCCATTCGCGCAGGAAGTTAATCTCGAAACCTGGAGGAAGGCTGCGGAAGGGGACATCGAGTTTGAGGCGAATGAGTTTCATGTCCGGGGCCTGAATACAATCTCTCGCCGCTCCTCGTCGAACTCCTGCACCAGGAGTCCTGACGCAAGATACTTGAAAATTCTATCTTTGACCGTTTCGTAATCAGCCTCTTCCATGTCGTAGATCGTTTTCTGCCAAACGTCGTCGAATGAGAATGGAGGGACAAGAAGTTGGCTTAGCGTTCGATACTTGAAATAGTCTTCACTCCATGGGATCGAATCTCCCGGCCCCCATGAAAGTTGCTCCTCCATCGTTTTAAGCTTTGCTTCTATTTCAGGTGGTGCGATAAAAAAACCGGGTCGATTGTAAACTCCATCGTTATGGTGATGCCCCGGCAATTCAGGGGCAATTTCAGTCGCTGGCAATGCCTCGAGTGTGAGTCGACTCAGATCCAGTTCGCCACGAAAGGCGCGCTGTTGAGTTGCGGCGAATAAGCTTTCGCATTGAGCCAATGATGCGCGTTGATCAGCGAGAATAATGCGCCGACGACGGATCAAATCGCAGAACTTCTTCTCATCCTCGATTGGCGGGCGAGGAACGAGTAGCCGTCTAACTTGCTCGAAATTTAATCCCGGCTTCGTTTGTCCAGTCTGATGCTTCTGGATTTGGCGTTGACCTTCTTCTGTGGAAATCGCCCATGAGAGAAACTCCGGCTGAAAGCCCTTTGCTCGCAAGATCGCCACGTGTTGGCTGATGTATCCGCCCGAATGTTGGGCAGTAACCGGAGCCACTCGACCGATGAGTGAACCAGTCATCGTCAACAGTACGTCGCCATCGCGTGTACGAGTGCGTTCCGCTTCCGCATTTTTGGGTGCGTTTACGCAAACCATCTGCGAGCTATCGATCTCATTCATCCGCACATCCAAGGAACGAATGAATCGGGCACCCTCATTGGAATAATACTTGGCCCAGCCACGGCCACCAGTCGTAATGAACTCGAGGTGGTCCGCAAGCTTCACTCGTGGGCATTGCGGGGAATTCTCGGTTCCGAACATCTCCACGAAGACGGATTGCAGGAGCTTCTCGGTGAGTTGCAGTGATTCCTGGCGCTGGCGGCGGAGGGCATCGGCCTTGTCCAACACCGCCGCAATCCGCCGTTGCTCGTCCAACGGCGGAATGGGAATGGCTATACGTTCCAGTTTCTTTGAATTGAGTGTTTTCCCTTTTGCCGCAGCGTCTACTTCCTCATCAAGGCGTATGCTCTTCAAGCACCAAAACAGATAGTCTCGATTGAGCCTACTGGAATCACGAATCGGTAGCGCGGCAATTGCTTCATTGGTAAATACGTCAATGTCAGTGATCGACACTTTGCCGATGGAGAGCTTGAAGCTCAGTAGCACGGTGCCTGTGGGAATCAAGCGACTTCGTGACTCTGTGGCCCCGAGAGGCGTAATCGATTCCTTCGTCTTGCGAAGAAGTCGGCCCTGGTTCAAATCGGCAATTGAAACCCATGGAAGCGAGCCGTTCCAGTATGCTGCGTTGTTCCGACGCGGGGTTCGACCTATGACAATCTCACATAGATCGCCAAGCGGTTCTTCAGACCAATTGTCTCGGGAAGGAGGGACAAGGTTGCTCATCCGAGAATCTCCTGCAATTCCACGATTCCCGCCCGAATCTTGTCTTCTAGGGTCGCCAGCGTCTGGAGGATGGATTTGGGATCCTCGTGTTCTGTCTCGTCGTGCTCAACCTTGCCGTAGCGATTGAACGACAGGTCATACAACTTTTCGCGAATCTCCTCCACCGGAACAAAGAAGCAATTCGACTTCCGATCTCCCGGTTCATTCGGGTTGCGAGCATTCCACTGGGCGACAACATCAGGAAGTTCACTCCCAACAACGCGTTGGCGACGATCATCGAGCGTCATCCCGTCGTTCGTTAGGTTGTAGAACCAAGTATTTTGCGTCTTGCCGCCGCGAGTGAACACCAGAATCGCTGTGGCAACACCGGCATAGGGCTTGAAGACGCCACTGGGAAGCGAAATGACCGCCTTAAGTTCCGCCTCCTCTACAAGCTTTTTTCTCGCCTCGACGAACGCGTTGGCTGCGCCAAATAGTACGCCTTGCGGCACGATAATGCCTGCTGTACCTCCTGTTCTAAGCAATGTGAAGATACGTTCGGTAAAAAGCAACTCTGTTTTGGTGGTCTTGAGCGTTAGACTCTCATTGATGTCACCTTTGTCGATGCTGCCAGTGAATGGCGGATTGGCCATCACGATGTCGTACTTAGCTTCTTCCGTAAAGCTCTTGCTGAGCGTGTCCTGGTAGTCGACATGCGGATTGTCGATGCCATGCATCATTAGATTCATCAGGGCCAGTCGAACCATAGTGCTGTCGAAATCGAAGCCAAAGAGACCTTGTTCCAGGATGTCCTTATTGTTCTGGTCAAGCTGGCCGCTGACACTCGTACGAATGAAGCCATCTTCGTCGGGTTGGAACTGCTGCTTCTTGGACTTCTTCTGCGCGAGTTGGGTAACAATGTATTGATAGGCATCCAGCAAAAAGCCCGCTGTGCCGCAGGCGGGATCGCAGATGCGGTGACCGAGCTGGGGATTCGCCAACTCGCTAATTAGTTTGATGATGTGCCGAGGCGTGCGAAACTGGCCGTTCTTACCAGCGCTACTGATCTCGTTTAGCAGCATCTCATAGACATCACCCTGAATGTCCTGAAAAAGATGCCCTTCTTCCTTCGCATCGCGTTCGATTTCAACGAAGATCTCTTCGATGATCTGCACCGCCCCTTGCAATAGGTTGGCACTGGGAATGATGAATACCGCGTTTGCCATGTGCTTCGCGAAATTACTTCCGTCGCCGTTCAGCTCTTTAATGAACGGGAAGACCTTTTGCTGCACGTGCGGCAACATCTCGTCGGCTTTCATTTGCCGGAAGTGGCTCCAACGGAGAGTGCCCTTATCGATGGCAAGTCGCTTACGTTCGCTTTTTGCTTCGGCTTCTCGAGTTTTCTTCTGGGAAGCAGTTTCTCCTACTCTGGGCTTTTCCATCTCCTCAATGCGGGAACGATCATTCGGCAGGAAGTACTCCCCTGAGAATCGCGAGGTGTAGCTGTCTCCGGTGAACTCTGCATCTTGCTCGCGCTTAAGATCGAGGTCATCGATCTGCCTCATGAAAAGCAGATAGGTGATCTGTTCAATCGCAGAGAGCGGATTTGAAATGCCTCCGGACCAGAAGCGGTCCCACAACTTGGCGATCAGTGCACGGAGTTTAGCGTTTAGTTGGAGCATAAGTTAGGCGACCAGACTTTCGGTAAGGGCCAGAATTTCGTTGATTTCATTTGGGGGGAAGATGCCGCGGATTCCGCTGGGATGAATGACGGTAAACGGGGCTTGGATCAGGTCTCGCTTCTCGATGCCACCGCGTTCAATCAGGAAATCACGCAGCAGCCTCAAGAACTGAAGCTGATGGCTATTGAGTGCGGGATGTTGGGTGATGAACTGATCGATCGACTTGGAAACAGTATCTGGGAAACTCTCGAGGATTTCGATTCCGAGGATGTGACGGATGAAGCGAATGAATGAAGCTCGCTGATGTTGGTAGACTCTTCGGAGCAGTTGAAGCGTGATGTGCGGGTGTTCGTCGTGAAGCTGTGTCGCCAACTCTTCGGCCTCTTCTTCGGTGACAGTCAGTCCATCCCGAATCTTTTGCAGAATGCTATTACTAGCGGTCAGTTCGTTGACCTTTTCTTCGACTAGCTTGCGATATTGGGCAATGCTAAGCGACTCGTGTTCCGGACCGAATTCGATGTATTCCTTGGCTGTTAACACATCGGCAAAGTTGAAGTTTGCGGGGCCGTCGCTTGGGCCGCGTCCATCGCGATAGTGCATCAGTGGACCTAGCCGCTTTACAAGATCATCAAATCCTTGATCGGTGATTGTGGCCCAGTAGTGATTTGTTTGAGCCTTTTGAATTAGCCCTGCTTCCTGCGCAACAACATTGACGGAAAGCGGCAATTCACTGATCTGAGTGGTAAGACTCTCGGTCAGGGAGGCGTATTTCTCCTTTTCGCCCTTGAGATGCGCGAGAGATGCTTCGAGCACGTCTTTCTCGAATCGCATCGCTTTGAAATCGACCTGCGACAAAGCGCGGAATAGCGGCTGAATCACATGGCGAAGGAACGCGATGCCATCCGCCGTCAATGGCTGCCAGAAAGCATCAGCGCCGCATTTCGCGAGATTGGCCTTCGATTCCATGATGGCGACCGAATTGCCGGGGAGAACTGCAATTTGGCCGCGAAGGGCAGCGATCTCTTTGTCCGCTACGGACGAATTGCCAAGAGCCTGAGCGGCTTCAATCTTGTCGATGCGAGCGCCAACCAGTCGAACCGGTAGCGGAACCTGCGGCTTGGGTTCTTTACCCTTCGGAGAGAGTTGGAAGTAATCAAAATTGTCCCAGCAATCAATAATCTGGAAGACATCCTTCTCAGGACACCAAGCCTTGATCTTATTGGACTCCAGAAGTCTCGTACCACGACCAATCATCTGCCAGAACTTTGTGTACGAGAACACCGGCTTCGCGAAGACGAGGTTGACGATTTCACGAACGTCGATGCCGGTATCGAGCATGTCGACGCTGATCGCCACACGGGGCATATCGCTCCGAGTGAACTGGTCCAGCAATCCGCCCTTGCCGTAGACGCGAGGATCGTCGGAAACCAAGACCTTGGCGAGTTCGCCTTTGTATTCCGGATAGAGTGAATCGAAGATGCGCTCGATGCGTCGCGCGTGGGCGACCGACATACAAAAGAAAATCGTCTTTCCAGGAAGAACTCCGTTGGTGTCCTTGATGGATTCCTCCATGAACTCCTTTACGATGAGGGCGTTAGTAGCGTGGTTCGTGACCTTCTTTTCGAGGTCGGTGCCTTCGTAAACGATTTCCTCGATGTCCTTACCCTCGAGGATGAGACGCTTTTGGTCCTCGAGGCTGATTGTGCGTTTGCTGATGCCCTCGTCCTGGAATTTGGTTTTGATCTTCAGGACTCGGAAGTCGCATAGGTATGGGGGGACGTGATTGATGGCTTCATCGTAGGAGAAGGCGAAGCTGGGAAGTCCGTCCTCGCAGTGGAATACGGCAAAGGTGTTGTGATCTATGACGTCGCGTGGCGTGGCAGTCAGCCCCAGCGTGATTGAATGAAAATAATCGAGGACTTCACCGTAGGTGTTGTAAATAGACCGATGGCTTTCATCGACGATCACAAGATCGAAGAAATGCGGCGACAGAGAGTTCTCTTCATCCCGCACAATGTTAAGCATCGTTGGGTAAGTGGCAACATAGATTCGGCGATCCGTGGTGATTGACTTTTCACCGGGCTCCGGCCAGCGGGGTTCGTCAGGTATATGTTCCTTGAACGCATCGAGGGCCTGACCGCGAAGGGCAATGCGGTCCACCAAAAAGAGAACTCGCTGAACGTACCCCGCACGCATCAGAGCATCGACCAGAGCAATACAGGTACGGGTTTTTCCTGTTCCCGTTGCCATTACCAGCAGGAATTGACGGCGGCTCTTAGCAATGCCTTCCATCACTGTTCGGATGGCTTGGATCTGGTAGTCGCGTCCAGCAATGTCCGTGTTTATCAGCTCATCAACGAGTGGCTTTTTGTTCTTCCGAATATATAAAAGTCTCTCCAGATCCTGCCGCGTTGGAAATCCATGGACCCGCTGTGGTGGCCCTTCTCCGATATTCCAAAAGTAGATCTCGTGACCATTGGTGTAGAAGCAGAAGGGTAGTTCTCCGCCAATACGCGCCTGAATATTAATGCAATACTGTTTTGCCTGTTCACGCCCGAGTTCAGCATCCTTCGATGTTCGCTTCGCTTCGACTACCGCCAAAGGTTTGCCGTTTTTTCCGAGAAGGACGTAGTCGCTGAACTCTCGATTGCCAAAGGAAGCAGCTTCCTCCTTCACTTGCATCTCTGAGGCTTTTTCGATGGTGAATTCTTCCACAACCTGCGTGCGATCAAGAACGTCCCAACCGGCTTCCTTTAGCCGGTGGTCGATGATCTGTTGTCGCGTTGCGGATTCGTTTGACATGCTGCTTCAGCTCCCGGACTTCGATGACTGGTCGATCTTCTTCAAGAATCGCATCAAGTCCTCGCGTTTGAAGAGCCTGTATCCGTTTGCTGGATTCCGGTGCACAGGGATATCTCCCTGCTCAGCCCATTTTCGGAGCGTGTTTTGTGCGACACCAAGTATCTGGGCCGCCTCTGCAGTTTTCACGTATTCGCTCAGATTTTTCATGCGATTGGGTCCAAGAGCCATCGGGCTAGTCTTCATAGTCTAGCAAAGTCTTCAACTTGGCAATACGATGCTTGCACCTATTATGGATATTGTAATCGCCCGAATCTCCGTAAGTAGTTACGATGCTAAACGCAACCACAATCGAAATTCGGAACATTCAGTTTCCTCGCTGGCCAAGAGCTGAACTACGACGAATTTCTTGAACAGCGGAGGAAGCTGATCGCGTAGCGAATAAAGAGCTGGATTACGACGCTTTACCAAGGAGGAAGATTTATGAGTGAGCATATATTTGGTGGAGAATGGACTGTTGAAAAGCTTGAGCGTGTCCGCAAGTATCTCACCGCGTACACGACGATTATGCGTACCAACGTGCGAGCCAGATACTTCACCACCTACTTCGTCGACGCTTTTGCTGGAACCGGCGATCGACTGGACTCAAACATCGCGGGCATCAGCGAAACTCCTTTGCTTGATGTCGAATCCGATCCTGATTTCGTAGAACTACAAAAGGGAAGTTCGCGAATTGCTCTGGAAGTCGAGCCGGGATTCGATCGTTATCTGTTCATCGAGCATAGCAAGAAACGCATCGCTGAGCTGGAAAAGTTAAAGGCTCTTTATCCCGGCCGTGCGAGCAACGTACTCATCGAACACGGGGACGCCAACACGGTTCTAACGAACTGGTGCCGACAAACAAACTGGCAGAGTCATCGCGCGGTTGTGTTCCTGGATCCATACGGTATGCAGGTCAATTGGTCAACGATCGAGGCGATTGCGGCAACCAAGGCAATCGACCTGTGGATTCTTTTTCCAATCGGCCAGGCAGTAAACCGTTTACTTGTCAACCGAAAGCCACCACCAGAAAACTGGGCCAATGCCCTTACGAGAACTTTCGGTGAAGATGCGTGGCGACACAGGTTCTACAAGAAGTCCGTTCAGCCATCTCTATTCGGAGATGAGGAACTCGAAACAAAGACCGCTGACTTTGCGGATATTGAAGCCTACTTTCTAGAGCGACTGAGCTCGGTTTTTGAGAGCGTAGCCAAGAACCCCTTGTTGCTGTTCAATTCTCGTGGCACACCCATCTACCTGCTTTGTTTTGCCGTGGGCAATGAAAAAGGCGCACCGACTGCCGTTCGGATGGCACAAGACATTCTTCGCCCTTAGGCGATTGCTGCGACCGTCAAGCGAGTGTCTCGTGGCAAGTTTAAGCTTGCCTCTAATTCACGACGAACTGCTAGCTGTGGGAATGGCTGACGTATCACTGTCGGGTATTCATCATAGGTTCTGCCATCCAGCTCACGCCCATGTCGAGACTTTCTTACGCCTCCCCACTGCTTGAAAAAGAACGGAATGTTCTGTTTCTCGCATTGCGCTCGGATCGAAGTGACCCACTCGACTCGCATTGGCCTAGCTCCGTTCCCGCTCTCGCCACCCACAATTACCCACTGCATGCCTTTGAGATTGAGCGGGCCCAAGTCTTCAAGTAGCGGCTCAATGGAAAGGAAATTCATCTCTGCTTTTGCATCACGCAATTGCTGAATTCTTGGTACGCCCGACTTCTTGTTTTCGACGCTTGTGCCCCACCAAATGTGTTCCAGTTTGGCTGCGAAGCTCAGCTTGGTTTTCAACAAATCTCGCAAGCGTTCAGCTCGTTTGGTCAACACTTGGTAGATATGCCAGTTGGCCGTTGCCATCACTTGAGCAACTTGGACTATATAGTCGTCTGGGACATCTTCATGAAACAGATCGCTCATCGAATTCACGAAGACCATCTGTGGCTTCGTCCAATGAAAAGGCTCTGGCAATTTGTGTGGTACGAGGCGAAGGTCGAACCCGAACTCAAACGGATTGCCGGGGACTCCGCGAAAGCGTTCTGCAAAAGTTTCCGCATAACAGTGCTTGCAGCCAGCGCTTATCTTCGTGCAACCGCGCACTGGATTCCACGTAGTGTCTGTCCACTCGATTTTGGAGTTCACGCTCATCATTTATCTCCTTGCAACATAGCTACGGGGAATCGCACTTCAGGGAATACATTTTTTTCAATGCGGTGACAAGTTTGGTCCTTCGGCCGACCACCAAGTCAAAGCTAGCAAAGCGAAGCTTGTAAATCCACCGAGCTGGTCATCAGTACTTGGTAGCCCTGCTTTTTCTCCAGGATCGCCGTTGTAAGCTCCAATCAGTCATTTTGGCGATGTTTCTCGCTGAGCGTTCAATTGGAACCGCAAAAGTGGTCACAGAACCTCCAAAAAACAAGATCTCTTCCTGAATGTCTGGTGCAAGCAAGTTCAAATCCATGATCTGGGTAAGCCGAGCACGACTGACATGGCCAACTCGTGCGAGCTCGGCTTGGTCGGTAACTTGCCCGCTCTTGATCAAGTGATCGAGGCGGACGGCGAGGGCCATCATTTTGGTGATGCGAGGCAATCGGCCTGGCGTGGGTTGCTCTGGCTGCGTTCCGGCTTCCGCAATCGTCTTGGCGGTTCGCTTGCCGGACTTGAACTCCAATTTGTGCGTGGCGGTTAGCATGTGCCTGCTCCCACTTTACTTTGCTGTTCTTGACTGAATGTTCTGATCCCGATCGGGTGGTAGGAGATGGACAGCTCTTTGCTATGACCGTCGTACTGAATCGAATCGACGATCTGGCGGATGGCTTTGGCTTTCTCGGCAGGAGACAACGCTGCCCAGACTTCTTGGAACCGACCGAGCGACTCGCGGACGTCCGACTCATCGATCATCAGGCTGGATACGGAGGTCATCTCGTCAACGACCTCGGATACCCGTTGTTCCTTCTCGCGAATCTGGTCTTGGATATCGGCAACCGCCGACTCGTTGGCACCGTCCGCGATCGCTTGGTTCAGTCGCTCATAGTGGCCAAGGATTGCCCGTTCCAACGCGTTCTTTTCTTTCTTGAGTCGTTCTACGGTCGTCTGAGTTTGGACGCGACTCTGGGCCAACGTATCGCGAACAACGCCAGGGTCTTGACCAACGCTTCGTATTTGGTCAATCACGAAATTTTCGATCTCAGCAGCTGGAAGCGATGGTGATGGGCAACTTGCCCAGCCTTGCTTTTGCGCTTTGTGACAAATGTAGTAGCGATAAAGAGTCGAGCCTTTCTTTGTGTACGAATGGCTCATCCCACAATTGCAGGCAGCGCAGCGAAGTAGTCCCTGCAGCAAAGCATTGTGCTTGCATCGCATGAGGTCTTTCTTCATGCGGCTGTTCAGCTTTAGGATCTCCTGGACTCGGTCGAATAAATCTCGCTTGATGATGGCATCTTGGAGGCCAGGATGGAGCTGGCCCTCGTACTCGATCATACCGATGTAAGTCGCGTTGGTCAGGATGGCTGTGACCTTGTTCTTGTTGAACTCACCGCCACCGATCGTCCTACCCTTCTTGGTGGTCCACTCTTTGATTCGCCAACCACGTTGGTTCAACACCCGTGCAACCTGCAGAGTCGATTTCATTTCTAAGTACAATTTGAAGATCTCTTGAACTTGTAGCGATTCGAGAGGATCAACGACCAGCTTCGTGTTGACAACGTTGTAGCCAAGGATCGGCTTGCCTCCAATCCAACGCCCCTTGCGCCGAGCTGCCCGCATCTTGTCGCGTGTTCGCTCGCTGATCATATCGCGTTCGAATTGAGCAAATGACAAAAGAACATTGAGCGTCAATCGGCCCATTGAAGAGGCGGTATTGAATGACTGTGTTACACTCACAAACGTGACTTGATGACGGTCGAAGACCTCGATGATTTTCGCGAAATCAAGCAGACTTCGACTGAGACGGTCGACCTTATAGACGACAACGCAGTCGATCTTGCCGGCAGCGATGTCAGCCAGTAACCGTCGAAGACCCGGGCGATCCATATTTGCACCGGTGAATCCACCGTCGTCGTACTTGGTCTCGAGGCATTCCCAGCCTTCATGCTTCTGGCTCTTGACGTAGAGCTCGCCAGCTTCTCGCTGCGCATCCAGGGAATTGAACTCTTGCTCCAATCCCTCTTCGGTCGATTTGCGAGTGTAGATGGCACAGCGACAGGTCTTCCTCGCTTCGGGTTTTGCAGAATGTTTGTTCGACATTAGGCTTTGCCCCCATCAACGCGAAAGAAGTTGAAGCCGTTCCAGTGTTTACCAGTCACGGCCTTGGCAACGGCGGTAAGAGACTTGTACTTCTGCCCTTGCCATTCGAAGCCATCGCCTCGGACGACCACAACAATGTTCTGCCCTTTGTAAATCCGCTGGAGGGACTGGCCTACCGACAGACTACGAGTCGGCTTGGAATCAACATTCACGACAACCGTATTCGGCTGCTGGACAAACTCACGCGGCTTCCGTTCGCGTGGTGGCATCATGCGTATGTCCGCGTCGTTTGCAATCTCCATGGCCCGACGCCTCGCTCGTTCGGAGAGATCTCCTTCGATATTCGCCTGCATACGCCAAGCGATCCGTTTGATGAGCCAAACCTTATTTCGCGCATTGGTTGGCTCTTTGAAGACTTCGCAATATTTCTTGCGAAGCTCACCCACGCTCATGAGCTTCATGAGTGCGACTTCCCGATCGATGTTCATTCTTACCTCGACTTGGTAAATGGTTGAGAACTAAGACGGTAGTTAACCCGTGTGGACACACTGAGCGGTAGTTCTCAAGAATCTTCAAGCCCATCGTCGGGAGATTGTCGGGTTTCTTTGTCCTCTTCCGTTGCGTTGGATACCTTCTTCAACAGAGTGCGGATCAAGCCTGCAGCAAGCACCTTCGCAAGCTCAAGGCGTCTAGTCTCGACGCTCAATGTCGATAGTTCGGTCAGTTTGCTCATCAAGGTTCCGATTCGGCTACATAGACTCCGTTTAACACAAGCCCCTACTCCTTGAACTACTCAGCACGAGAAGGAACTGGCAACGATGAGCGCCAAAATTCTTGAAAACGGCGATTTTTCGATTTTCCAAAGAGCTGTGACCAGAGGAGTCAAAGCGGTGTCGAAGATTAGCGTTTTTGTTCCCGTCACCATTCACTTGGAGAGTTCCGAAATGGCTCAAGCCTCAACAACTGACAATGCACCTAAACTCGATCGCGCTAAGGTGCGAAAGTTCCGCGAGATCGCAAGGTACCGGCTAGAAGATTGCGTTCGCGAGTCCAACTTGCAGGAAGATTGGAGAAGAATCGAACGCGGCGAATTTAGCGAGGTTGGCCGAGATGTGGTCTATGACATCGCCGATTTCCTAGGTTGCGATGTCGATGACTTGCTCACGGAGAAATGCCCCGCGTTTAGACTGCCTGAAACGTTCTCTCTCTGCGATTCAGAGAATTGGGTCTACTCTTCCGAGTCGAGTTCTGGATTGCGTGTAAAGGTGGAACCCAAAGGTGGACAGAGTCTCTTGAGGATAAATTGCGAGGATGCGACTCCGGAAGAAATGGAAAGTTTTTGGAAGATGCTGACCAGTCGTGTCACATCGTAATGCAATGCTAGCAATTGCAGATTGAGCAAAGGGTCGATCGCTAGGAAGGCATCAGGAGCATGGCCAAGGATGAAGCGAATGGACGCAAGCTACAGGAGCGCACGGTGGTGGAACCGCCGTCGACCCTTCCTCAATCGGCATCTTGCCAGTTAGTCGGAGTCACTGGAATCCTATTTTTCCCATGGAAGTACGCATGATCTACTAATTTTTTTCGAGCATCACATGACCACAGCCAAGTACCAACGATTTACCAACTTGCGAGTGCTGAAATCCGTCCAAAACGATCGGTTATTGAAGTTTCTCTCGCCCCACAAAGAATATATCGCCTCACGAGGCCTAGAGCTTCCACTAGGAAGCAAGCTAACCGATTCACAGTTCGAGCTCTTGGGCCAGATACTTAGAGCTCCCGACGGTCAGACACCCGCCGAATTGATGCGTGCGGTACACATGGTCAATGAGTTGGCTCGCGAATCAATGATGGAAACCCTGCTCCATCAGATCGACGAGTTAGCCGAAGCCTTTCATCGTGACGAAAGAATCATGCCTGCCGATGTAGCGGTTGAAGCAATCCTTCGGCATCGTGACCATGTCGAGACGATTCATCGCCTGCAGTCGTTAGCGACTCGGCGAACGTACTCGTACTTTCAAGCAAACAGTGATTTTGTACCAAGCTTGCAAGAGCCACTGGAACGATGCCGCGTTGCTTTTGAGAGTGCCGTTGGATCGTACTTTGAATCAAAAAAGTGCGGCCGTGGTACCCATGCGGCGATGCTGCTGAGCGGCGATTCCCTCGATCTCACGGTTAGCCATGGTAGGCCTTGGCAATTACAAGATGTCTTAGTCGATGGAGTACGCGACATCTTGAGTTTTCAGCCATTGCATGAAGATTTGCTGCAGTTCAATCGACTAACCGGTGAGTTGAAAATCAATGCTGTAACTGCGATTCAGAAGGAGATGTATCGTTCCTCATTTGGCAGATTCTTCTTCGGTGACGAAAATTTGTTCCCGCCAGGTGACATCTGGACGACCGAACCACTGCGACAGAATAGCGAGGCTGCGTTGTCCGTGGTCAACGTACCTGAACTACTTTCAGCAACACTGACGTCAGTGACCCTCTTCATCGCGGGCGCGAAGCCGGAACTGGTCACAATGAAGCGAGATAACTTGATTGATATCCTCGATGAACGGATCGCGTACTACGAGGGTCTGGATATCGATGTTCGAATCGTAGAAGCCAGGATTGAATTGCGGTTCATCGATGGAAGAAGAACTCGATCGGTAACGATTAAGCCGCCGAATATCGCCGTCTACACCCGCGATGGTGATGCGGACATTATCGAGTTGTTTCTGAACGATCGAGGATTTACCAATGGCAAAATCATTGTGCCATTCAAGCTGGGTGGAGCGTCTTTGGCTCACAGCAGCCGCGGTGCCTGAGCAGCGAACGTCTCTCGCACACTGGCGGATCCTCTTAGATACTGATTTCGAACAAGCCAGACGCTGGCTCGTTCCCACTCAGGAGGTTGCCAGCGCGGTTCCATGGCAGGGAGATAGGAGCCGATGGCTCAAAGTTGCAGAAGATGAGCCTTATCGATATTTGATCTACGATGAGGACTCGCATCGTAGCCGATCCATTGACCGTGCTGAAGTTACAGTCTTTGGAATCGATTGGGTGCGAGTGGCCGATTCACTCTGCTGTCAAAGTGGTTTTCATCGCTCGGCAACCTCTGCGTGCACGAGGTCAGTTTGGCATTGGGGGACTGCGCATCCACAAATGGGATTCGCGTTCCCTCTGTTCTTAGCGTCAGGGCCATTGTTGGACACTCTAACTACCATAGGCGACCAAACGAATCAGCCGTTTGTAGTGTTGCGTCTACGAACCAAACCGATCGACTCTCTTTGTGGTCGTCTGTTGCATGAACGGCGCGGTTTGTTGCTATCTCTTGCCGAGGTAACTCAGCCTACGGAATCGAACGCGATTGCGTTTACCCAACCGGTTCTGGAGAGCATCACGTCCTTTCTACAGCAGTTTCTGCCGAAGCAATCAGCCAAAATCACCGCGCCAGGATTCCCAACTCCACCAAATTGTTCCTGGTCAGCAATCAAAATTCGGTTTCTGGATATTGATACTGTTTCCATTACAGCCAATGGTGTGGTTGGTCGCTACCACTTTACCGAGATGGGGTTCTCCCGGGCTGGCAACAAACGCTCGAATGTTCAATGGGAATTGTTGCGAGCGTTTGCGAAAAGCTATGGCACGTTGACTTGGACATCACCTGGTGCCAGCCGTCAAAACCAGAAACGTAAAGAACGGCTTAGCGAAACGCTTTGTGAGTTCTTCGGCATTTCCGACGATCCGATTCGTTGGATGCCCGATCGCTGCGGTTGGCAGACTCTTTTTGCTCTCGATCCAGAACCCTGACCTGGCTTGTCGCAGCGACATGTCGCTGAGTCGTTCGCAGATTTCTTGGATTTTCCTATCTTCGAAAGCCTCGCGATTTCGCTGTCCAATTCATTACCTGCCAAGCAACTTTCGAGATTCTTCGGCTTAGCAGCGACATGTCGTCAGTCATGAGCGACAGGCCAACGACGCTTCGACAAGTCTCCCTTGCCGCAGCAGATCAGCACCGCTTCCAAGCCCTTCGGGACGGTCTGTCGCTAGGACGCTGTGCTGGTGTGCCGGCCAAGGAATGGCACGCATGTCCCAGTCATTTGATGTTATCAACGACAAGTTCACCCGCGGCATCATTCGCCGCAAAGCAATGCAGATCGTGAAGAGGGCTGGCTTTTCAGAGCAGGATCTAGAATCGATCGAGCACGCTCTTCTGACAAAGGTCATAGAGGCAATGCCCTCATTTGACCCGCAGATCGCTCACCGAAACGTTTTTGTTACCACCGTCGTTGAACGACAAACCAGCACACTGATCAGGGACGGTGCGTCTCTGTTCAAAGGCCAGAGTCAAATCCAGTCATTGAATGTGCCTGTACCCATTCCCGGTGAGAGTCCCATCGATTTGCAGTACACGCTCGATGAGTCGATCTGTGACGCCAGGTTGCAAATCGACCGCAAGCCGGTCAACGAATTGAAAGACTTGGCTTCCGATCTTGCCATCGCGATTTCTCGACTGCCTGAACAATGGCAACAGATGCTTGAATTGCGAAAAACACACTCCCTACCTCGGGTGGCGGAACTCATGGGCGTCCCAAGGTCGACCCTTCGATGCTGGATCCGGCAGATCGCCGATCAATTCGAGGCAGAAGGACTCCGCGAGTACATCGCCTGAAAAGTTTTGAAAGTCTTTCGCCAGTTTGCCACTTTGCTGAGTAGTTCAAGAGGTAGAGGGCAAATCAACCCACCATTCCCAAGTGACTGCAATGAAGAGATCCATGTCAGCATCCACAACCAATGTCGAGACCCGTGTCAACGTTTCCCGTGCAGTCGGACGGTACCTGCGTGCTGTTGAGCATTTCGAAGCAGCATCCAGGGAGTTCAACGAAGCGTGTTCGGGACTGAGAGACCAACTGGTTGAGCCAAGCCGCTTCGTTACCAAGATCGACTTCAAGCATTACTTGGTCACTTCCGACCAGGAACGCAACTTCGAGGTCGAGGAACTCGAGCTGCTCTAGCTGCCTGGTTGATTCGCGTCCTCATCCCTGCCTCTTGAAAGTGACACCGTGAACAAGCCATTACGACCAACCGATCCCGGAGAACGACGCTGCCTCAAGTGCAATCAAGAGTTTCGATCAAGCGGCGCTGGAAACCGCATCTGCCGAGACTGTGCGCGAATCAACGCATCACTGAAAGTTAGCGAAGCGCAGCTGGCTCTTGAGCGTGGCGTGAAGCGACTGAATGGAATCATCATTGAAGAGCCATGCATATACGAAGTGACTAACACCGATTCCCAATTCAATTAGCCCGATTCTGTAACGGAAAAACCATGTCTCAAGTTATTGCGCCATCCGCTGCGAACGACAAGACGCTACTGACCTATTCAGCGCTGAATACGTTTCGCAATTGTCCAAGAAAGTATAAGAACCGCTATCTCGATAAATTGCGACCGCGTGAGCGTGCAGAGGCGTTGTCGTTCGGGAGCGTTATCCATACGGCGATCGAGCTTTGGTATCGGTCGCAAAATGCGGAATCGCGGCTACGCGATGTGCTCACGTACATTGATGATGCTTTTGAAGATCGCCTCGCTGATTCGAACCAGATGGTTCAGTGGCATCTAGCAACGGCGATGATCCGTGGCTACGCCGAACGCTATGCAATCGAAGAGTTCGAGATTGTCGAAGTGGAAAAGGAGTTCGTCGGCGAGATCCGCAACCCTGATACGGGTCGGCAAAGTCAAACATTCCGTATCGCTGGCAAGGTTGATGGCATCGTTCATTGCCACGATGGTTTGTACCTGATTGAGCATAAAACGGCATCCACGGTTGATTCGAGCTATCTCGATAAACTGTGGACCGACACTCAAATCGCCTTGTACTGCCATTACCTACGAGAGTTGGGCTATCCGATCGTGGGCGTCATCTACAACGTGTTGCTCAAGAGTCGGCTCAAGCAAGGGAAAGGCGAAACGCAGGAAGAGTACGAGGCTCGCAAAGCCGAATTGGCAGCCAAGAACAAGAGCGGCAAGTCAACCGCCAAGCGGCAGATGCCTGAGACCGACGATGAGTTCCAAGTCCGGCTAACGGAATGGTATTCCCGTCCCGAGGCCTTCCATCGCGAGTTCATTTATCTCTCCGAAGACCGTCTCGCCATGTTGCAAGACGAGGTCTGGGAGATCACGCAGCAATACCTCGATGCCCGCCGACGTGGCAAATGGCTGCTGAATACCTCGAACTGTTTCTCGTACCAACGACCCTGCGAGTACTTAGCGTATTGCCAGTCGGGATTCAATCCAAACGTCGCTGACAACCTGTACGAGATCGCTCTCCCTAACGAAGAGCTATCTCGTGTTGATTCTGAAGCACCCCCGTTCTGATTTGAAAGGAATTCTCATTTATGACACTGACTCTACCAACAGCCAAGACCAGGCCGACCACCGACTTGGCAAAGCAGTCGATCTTGCTCTATGGCGTTCCAAAACTAGGCAAGTGTCTCGCTGGCAATACAGTCCTATATGACCCAACTTCTGGGCAGCCAGTTACCTTGGCAGACCTTGTGACCAGCAAGGAAGGCACAGTCTTATCGATGGGGATGGCCGGCATCATCAAGTCAGCTGATCCAACCGACTACATCGACAACGGCGAAGCCATGTTGTTTCGGATCACGACGCAGTCAGGCCGCACTATCGATGCGACTGCTGAGCATCCCTTCTTAACCCGCGAAGGATGGGCACCGCTAAGCGTATTGAAAGAGAATGACAAAATCGGTGTCGTCGCTGAGTATTCGTCACTGTTCGGTACAGTCCGGACAGAACCCGAATTTCTCAAAGTCCTGGCTTACCTCTTAGCTGATGGGAGCCTCGGCGGTACGAGTCCAGTATTTACGAAGGTTGACGAAGAAGTTCGCGAAGATTTCAAGCAGGCCGTTGAATCGATTGGCGATGAATTCCTTGAGTTCGTCAATGATCAAGGCATCCCACAGGTGCGAGTGAAGGGTGGGCGTATTGGTCGCAATAATGTCTTGCGATTCATTCGAGAACATGGCATCGACGGCTTGCGATCTGGCGATAAATTCATTCCCGATTTTGTATTCGGTCTTCAACGAGAGCGAATGGCACTCTTTTTGAATCGCTTGTTTAGCTGTGATGGTTCGGTCGAAAAGAAAAAGGTCTCATACAGTTCGAAGTCAATTCGAATGGTGAGACAGGTTCAGCATCTGCTACTGCGATTTGGAATCGTCAGTCTCATGCGAGATCGATTTATCGATGGTGAGCTGTACGGCGCAGAGCTGTACATCGCCGCCAAAGAAGACATCTTGCGATTTCTGGACGACATCGGTGTATTTGGCGAGAAGCAAATCGCGGCTGAGCAACTTCGCCAAGGCTTATACTCCATTCGCGCCGCTTCAACACAGTTAGATCGTCAGGGGAACATACTTTTTGATCGCATCAAGAGTATTGTTCCATTGGGCACCGGTCGAATCTACGATCTCACAATTCCGGACACTCATAACTTCGTAGCCAACGACTTCGTCGTTCATAACTCGAGTTTTGCTTCCCAATTCCCGGAGGCGATGTTCTTCGAATGCGAGCCAGGTCTTAATCACTTGGAAGTGTTCAAGGTGCCAACCTATTCGTGGGAAACATTCCTGGAAGCTTGCAAACTCATCGCCAAGGGTGATCACAACTTCAAGACGTTGGTGATCGACACGGTCGACAACGCCTTCAAGATGTGCTCGGACTATGTCTGTGCCAAACATGGCATCGAGTACGAAGGGGACATGGGCCACGGCAAAGGCTGGGCTCTGGTCAAGAACGAATGGCATCGAGTACTGACGCGTTTGGCTAGTTTGCCATACGGCTTGATTCTCATTTCGCATGCCGTCGACAAGACAATTGAAACGCGAACCGGGGAATACACCAAAACGACCCCAAGCTTGCCTGATCGGGCTCGCAACGTTGTGTTGGGCCTAGTCGACATCATCCTCTACGGTGACTCGGTCTCGCGTAAGGACGCTGCAGGCAATCTTGTTGTCGATCGCGTGCTCCGAACCAAGCCGCATCCCACTTACGAAGCCGGCGATCGCACGGGTCGCTTGCCAGAAATGCTGCCACTGAGCTATGCCGCTTTCAATTCGGCATTCAGCGGCAACACATCAAATTCAACCGCACAGAGCCCTGCGCCCGGCAAAGGCTCTGCTGCGTCTTCTTCCAATCCGGGCAGCACCCCAGCAGGAAAGGCTGTTAAGTAATGAGCGATTACGAAGAATACGAACCCAACAATCCCTCGGTCGATTTGTCGTCGTTCGATGAAGAGTTCGAAACTGCGGAGGCACCGGAGTACGACGAAGTCCCCGATGGCAAGTATCAAGCTCGCATCGAGTCGGTGAAGCTTGAGTCAAGTCAGAAGGGCGATCCGATGATTAAGTTCGATTTGGAAGTGATGTCTGGCTCCCAGGCCGGCCGCCACATCTTCAAGAACTCGGTCATCACCCAAGCGTCGATTCCCTATGTAAAGGGAGACCTAAAAACGCTGGGGATCGAACTTTCCAAATTCAGCGAATTGTCTGGGCGACTCGAAGAACTGCTCGATGTGACCTTGGAAGTCACGAAGCGGACTCGTGGTGACTACACCAACGTCTACTTCAATCGACGCATTCGTCTTGCTGCGGCATCAAGCGGTGAAGTCCCATCATCAGGGGATATACCGTTCTGATCACAAGCGGCTTGAGTTCGCACGGGTGCGGCTGGGACGGGCAAAGCGAATGAGTCGTTGCTAATCGGCCATTCGCTCCGTTCCAGCTTTTTCTATTTCAGCAAAAGGAAGCAGGGATGGTTACCGAGCTCACACTCCCTTACCCACCGTCGATAAATCATTACTTCAGCTACTACCAAGGACGTCCCGTGCTTTCAAAGGATGCGAGGACCTATCGTCATCAGGTTCGACGAATGGCGATCGCCGCTGGTATCAAACCTTTGATGGGACCGCTAGCGATTCGTATCGACATAACCCCGCCGGATGATCGTCGGCGCGACGCAGATAACGTACAAAAATCTGTACTCGATGCGTTACAACATGCCGGCGCTTTCTGGGATGACTCGCAAGTTGTCTGGTTACTCTCGATCAAGCACGAAGCGCAGAAGAGCGGCACAATCAGGGTTCAACTCAGCGATGAGACGTCGCAATCGCTTTCTCCCAGCATGGAGATCGCCTAGCCATGTCGCAACTCACCCGTTTCAGTCGCCCAATCGTCCGGCATTTCCCAAGTCTAAACCTTGTTGTTCGTTTCGATGATTCTGGGATTGCCATTCGTGCATACCGCTGTCGCAAATGGAAAAGCGTTAGCTGGGCTCAGCTTGCATCACTATCAGATGAGAACGAGCCTGTGGTTCGGTTTTGTGAAACGGACCATGGGTTGCGAGTCTTGAAATCGATGGGAGTAAGGGTACCAGCCAGCGACCAAGCAAATAAGGGTGGCGCAGCTTGACTCATCCAGCGATCACCTTATTGACAACATTGTATGATCCGTCCGATCTCATCCTCTTTCGTCCCGTGGAGACTTGGAATGAAAGTGGACGAAAACGTAGCCGCGTCGATTATCGCAATGTTTGCTATCGGCCCGCCAAGGCGACGACTCTTGAACAAACACTGGCTCGATTGGAAGCAAGTTCCGAGTCGGAGCGCACGAACTTGTTTTTCGGAGTCTGCCCCCGAGTAGGAAACAAAGGGCGATTCGACCTCGCTTGGCAGATTCGCGTTATTCGATGCCTGTGGGCCGATATTGATGGATGCACCGTTGCACAGTCCCTTGAACGATGCGCATCGCAGTCGATGCCTACACCTACGGCGATCGTTAGCAGTGGGAACGGTGTGCATCTTTACTGGCTGCTGGATCGCCCATTCCTAATCGACGACGCGGGCGATCCGCCTCCCATTGAAACGGAATGGGCTCTCGGCAGCGATGGGCGAAAGAAGCCGAGACGATACATGCTGGATGGTAATGATCGTGTTTTTGTGGATCAACGCCATCATTTGACCAAAACAAGCCCGAAAGCACTTCAGGCCCAAGACCTTTTAACTGGCATCGCGTCTGCCATCAGCGCCGATCATACAACGGACCTCACTCGGTTGCTCCGGCTTCCTGGCACATTGAATCGCAAAGATCAACGTAATGGTCGCGCACCGGGCAAAGCAGAATTAATCGAATGTGATGGAACCAGGCGGTATTCCCTCGAGGCATTTCAGAAGTTTGCAAAGACGAGCGAATCTACCAAGCGCCGGCGGCAGATCGAGGCGATGCCCTTGCCATCTGTTCGCAAACTATCGGCTGGAAAATCGGACAAGCTCTCGGAGTTGATTGCGGCTTGTGCGATCGCTCCCGATGGTGCACGTTCCGAGGCTGACTTCGCAGTCTGCTGCTATGCGATTCGAAACGGGATCGAGAAGGATGAGGTTTGGCATCGACTGCAATCGGTGGGTAAGTTCGCAGAGCAAGGTCGCCGCTACTTCGACTTAACCTGGGAAAGTGGCGAGTACGATGTGCGGGCTACGTTGTGCGATCGCTTGCAAAAGCGTTTGCCAAAGGAAAGTCCTACAGTAGCTGCGCCAACGGATGGCCAGCAGGCAGATGAGTCCGAAGAACGACGAACCATTACGATCGACTCGCGATCAACGCCTGTTGCCACGACCATGGACCAGATCACCGACCGACTACTTGCCACCGGCTCCTGTTTCAATCGGGTGGAACAAATGGTCGTGGTGAGGGAGCAATCGATCTCGCCGGTTCTCTCCTCGGCGGAATTGACAGGTCTACTCAACCAGCATGTCGAGTTCTATTTCGTGAATGACGATGGGGGTGAGTACAAGCCGCTCCCATCCTCGTATGCGAACACCTGGCTCAACAATGTGGGGCAAAGAGAACGCCTTCCAGCCATCCGGCTGTTTAGCCACAATCCGATCTACACAGAGGATTGGCGATTGGTCAGTCCTGGTTTCGATCCCCAGACTGGTTTCTTTTATGCTGGTCCTAACATCGAGCCCGTTGAGGGGACCAAGCATCTCGACGCATTGCTGCGAGACTTCTGTTGGCGGAAGCCGGCCGATCGCACTAATTACATAGGTATCCTGCTAACGGGGCTGCTAGTCTCACGCTTCATCGGTTCTAAGCCTGCTGTACTGTTCAACGGGAATCAACCCGAGCTAGGCAAATCGGTTCTTGCACAGATTCTGGCAATCCTCCGGGATGGCCATCATGTGGAGACTGCATCCTATAACGCGAACGACGAAGAGTTCGAGAAGCGACTGGGAACGATTGTCAGACGTGGTGTAACGACTATCATCATCGACAACGCGAAGGCACGCGGCCGCAATCCAAAGATCGACTCCGCCTGCCTCGAGCGATCCATCACCGATCCGATTCTGTCCTTTCGTCTGCTAGGATTCTCGCAAGAGATTCGCGCTGAGAACTCGCATCTATTCTGCATCACCGCCAACTCGCCTGATGTGAGTCGCGACCTTATCACTCGCTGCGTTGTTATCAACCTGGAATACGAGGGCGACCCATCTAGGCGTTCATTCTCGATGGATGATCCCGAGGCATACGTTCAAACGCATCGGCTGCAACTGCTCGGTGAGCTGGTAAACATGGTCGAACGCTGGAAAGCCAGTGGCATGCCTCTAGCCAAGATCCAAACTCGATTCAACAAGAAGGGCTGGGGCAACATCATCGGTGGAATTCTTGAAGCCAATGGTGAACCGGACTTCATGACCAATGCCGAAGATGCCGCCAGTGAAATGGATGAGACGCGCCGCGAGTTCGAAGAGCTCGTTACGGCGCTTGCGCATCATCCACAGGGGATCTGGTCTTCGTCTGAGTTAACCGACCTCGCAAACAAGCACTTTGTGCTGCAATCCGAACTCGGTGACGGGACTCCTCGCTCTCAGACCACACGCATGGGCAAGCTGGCAGGGCGATTCGTTGGCGAGCGTTTCAAGCTTGATGACGGCACCTTCGCGGTATTCAAGCGCTCGTTCAACGGCCAATACAACCAGTACCAGGTCTTCGTTGAGTCGGCCCACAATGACCGCTTAGGACTTCCGGACGTTGAAAATCAAACGTCCGGGAACGTCCGGGAAATGGAGCTGTTTTCATGATCAGTATCACAATCGCTGATAGCAGTTCGGCGTTCGATCACTTTCGCTGCTCCCACATGCGAGGCTCAGTGTCCACTTCCGGACGTTTAGGACATTTCCCGGACATAAAGATTTCGAAACGTCCTAACGTTTTACCCAGCATTTTCATTGGCGGTTTAGGACGTTCCGGACGTTCCGGACGTTTGTCAGGAGTTAGTTATTGGACGGGTAAACGTATGTGTATTTTCCCGTATGTAGATCGTATAGGGAAACACGTCCTAAACGTCCGGACGTCCGGGAATGCCTCAAACCACATTTCTCAGTCACCCCAAAATCGAAAGGTACCCGCGATATGAATCACGCATTTGAGTCTCGGTCCACCTTCTACAACGGCGTCCAGTTCCGTTCCCGTTTGGAAGCGCAATGGGCGTGCTTCTTCGATCAAGCGAAATGGAAGTGGGACTATGAGCCGTTTGACCTCGTTGGTTGGACGCCAAGCTTCCGTGTGGAGTTTCCATGCGGGCACTCCGAGTGCCCTGACACCCATGTGCTTTTGATCGACGTGCAACCCTTTGACGAAGTTGCAGCGTTTGCTGGCCGGCGCTGCATGGACTTCTCCTTTGGCGCTAGTAACAAGCCAAACGGCGATGAGGAAACGATTCCTGCCGACGCATCAGCCGCATTCGGAATCAATCCCGATGTGACCTATTGGGAAATGGGGCATGGCGCCGGTGGTGGTGCCGAGAACGTTCGCAACTGGACGCCAACGAATGCAAACGAACTCTGGAAGGCAGCAGGCAATATCATCCGAGACTACTCATGAGTAACCAAGCGCAATCGCAACGAATCGCACACGTTAGCGCACGTCGCAACCGAAGCACCGCATTCGTATGGAACGCCAAACCAACCGGAGAACGCGTCAGTGGGCCAACAGTGGCCCCCACGTTGCGTCTGCCAAAGTGGCACTCAGCAGCTTCGGTGCAACGAATAGTAATGGGTCCTACCCCGCCCTAAAACGCGTTCTAGGGCCGCGGGAACAGGAGCCTTACTAGACAGAGTTTGTTTTTTGGGTCCGGGCGACTTCCGCCCCATTTTTACAAGGAGATTTTCATGGATTTCGGCACATCTATGCGCCGGAAATTGAAGCGATTCAATGCAGCAGCCAGACGCTCGATTGCAAAACGCGAAGCGGGCGAGGTGGATTCGAAGCCATCAGAGCCCCAGCCAACAACCTGGGATGAAGCGTTGAAACGTGCGCTTCGAAAAGTACGAAGCAAGGCGTCGAGAAACGTGAACGTCAACGCGTTGAAAGCGAAGCCCGAGCCCATCAACGCCAAGTAATTCCACCAAAGATTAGAGATCTATTTCCAACACGAGTCCATCACGGAAGGATACCAGTATGTCAACCATCAATGCATTGCAGATTGAAATGTGGACCCTCGATCGCGTTCGTCCCTACGAAAACAACCCCCGCAACAACGATAAAGCCGTTGACGCCGTCGCTGCTTCGATTAAGGAGTATGGCTTCTCACAGCCAATCGTTGTCGATAGTGATAGTGTCATCATCGTCGGGCATACAAGATTGAAAGCCGCGCAGAAGCTCGGACTCGAGCGAGTGCCCGTTGTTGTAGCGGCGCACCTGTCGCCTGAGCAAGTCCGAGCCTACCGCATCGCAGATAACAAGACCGCTGAGATCGCGGAATGGAATTACGATCTGTTGCCGATCGAATTGTCGGCATTGCAGGAAGCAAACTACGACCTCGGGCTGCTTGGGTTTAACGCGGAGGAACTTGCGAAGCTGATGGATACCGGAGTCAACGAAGGCTTGACCGACCCGGACGAAATCCCGGAACCTCCAGATGCTGCGATCACTAAGCCAGGGGATCTTTGGATCCTCGGAAATCATCGTTTGCTCTGTGGGGATTCTTCGAGTCCTGCGGATCTAGATCGCTTATTGGCCGGCAATGCGATTCATCTTTGCAACACTGACCCTCCGTACAATGTCAAAGTGGAACCACGATCGAACAACGCGATCGCGGCCGGCCTATCCTCGTTCACCAACGACGCTGCGTCGGGGAAACTTAAGCAAGGGCAAGGGAACGCTGCTTCCTTTGGTGTCGATCATGAGACGGGGAAACCAAAGCACGCTGCAACGCATAAGAAGCTCCGGCCTAAGGATCGCCCCCTCGCGAACGACTTTGTTAGCGACAACGAGTTCGATCGATTGCTCGATGCGTGGTTTGGGAATATCGCACGCGTTCTGTTGCCTGGCCGGTGCTTCTACATCTGGGGAGGCTACGCCAACTGTGGCAACTACCCTCCGTTCCTTGCTAAGCATGGTTTGTATTTCTCCCAATCGATCATTTGGGACAAGCAGCATCCTGTTTTGACACGCAAAGACTTCATGGGCGCGCATGAATGGGCGTTCTACGGATGGAAGGAAGGGGCGGGGCATAAGTACTACGGGCCCAACAATGCAACCGATCTGTGGCAAGTAAAGAAGGTCAATCCGCAATCAATGATCCACCTCACCGAAAAGCCTGTGGAGCTTGCGATACGAGCCATGCAGTATTCGTCGCTCCCTGGCGAGAATGTGCTTGATCTCTTCGGTGGTAGCGGCTCGACCTTGATCGGCGCCGAGCAATGCGGTCGCAATGCCTTTTTGATGGAACTCGATTGCCTCTACGCCGACGTCATCGTTGATCGCTACCAGCGATTCACTGGCAAGCCGGCGATCTTGGAGCGGACCGGCGAGTCTCCGATTCCGATGCGTGCTGCGGACGCCAAGTAAGAGCTAAAGCTTGTGGCAGTGCCAATGCCCGTCTTCGAAGACGTAAAGGTAGTTCGCATCGCAGCCGCGTGCAAACGTCATGAGCGACATCCGGTCGCAGAGATGCTTTGGGGGTTGTGCCCGAGAGAAATACTCGGGTGCCCCATCGCTCGAGTTCAAACTTCGCAGTTCTCCTCCGGCGATCAACGCCGAGGCCTTCTCGATGGAGTTGTACCATTGGTTGAGAATCACCCCTGCATGTTCCGGATATCCATCGAAATGCAGGTAGGTAGCGTGGTAGCTCCCATCGCTATCGGAATGGGCAATCGTTGCTCGCGTCGACATGGTGTGGTCCCTACAGGATTCGGAGTTCTGGGAATCGATGATCTCAATACAGTCATCGGGAAGGGTCAGCATCAGGGAGCGGCCGTTGTCCCAATCCACCTCAACCTGCATCCAGTCTCGATGCTCATGAACCTCGGTGACGGTTCCAAGCATCCCGACCGGGATTGGATCGGGATCATCAGGCATCGAGACCAACCGTATGCGGTCGCCACTCTTCAATCGAATTCGCATGATTGCATCGCCTTCGGCTTATTTGGTGGAGACTGTAAAGCGTCCGCGCTCGGCTTTTACAAACCGGCTCGAATCGCCTTTGGCCAAGTCGCGAAGGATCACGCTGTAGAGGGTCGCGTGGGGAGTTTTTCCACCCGGGCTCGACCAGTACCCCTTCGCTTCCATGGCAGCAATCATCTGTTGCGTGTTCATGGGTTCTGTGGATTCGGAGAGGACCTTCAATGCCGCTTCGATGCAGCTCATTCGTTTTTTCCCAGTCGCCGCTGTTTCGGCCGCCGCCGATTCGTTTGCAGCAGGTTTGGTTTTACGAGGCTTCTTAAGAACGGCCACCTTGGTCGCGGACTCCCCGAACGATTCGACAGTTGCCGGCTCATTCTCGACCACGGTGACATTTCCCTCGGTGGTCACCTTGGCTTGGCCGGCTCGCGTCGTCACCTCCCCATGAAGACGCTGTGCGCTTTTGATAAGAATCTTCTTGCCTGTGGCCAGATTCGTGGCATCCCATCCGCCACGCGGTTTCTCAGCATCAATTCGGATTTCACAACGGTTGCCGGAAACATTCGCGTAATACTTGCCGCCGATCTTTACGTCTGCCTTCTTCATCTTGATCACCTCTTGTTCATGTTCGTGGTTGGCTGCCGTCTTCAGGCCGATCGAACCACCGATCGGCGACGCGGATCGCTTCCGCGTTTCGGCTTAGGAACCAAAGACCAAGTCGGAGAGTCCTTCGCAAAGAAAATCAACCACCACCTGAACCTCGGTGTTGACCGCAGCGACATCCAACCCGCGGTCGAAGTTGAACATCACCGCGCGATCGGAAAGGCGTTGGATCCAAAGCTTCGAAATCTTGCTCCTTCCCAATTCGTACGATTCGCATTCCGCGTGTTCCGAGAAGACCAGGGCATCGAATCGGTATTCGTTGTTGATCTTCCCTTGGACCCAAGAACCTCCTGCTCCAGGGGTTCGGTGGCTGATCTTGGTAATCGTCAGGTCGAGGTCGTGTTGAGTCATCTATGCATCTCTTCGTTTGGGTTATCAATTCGTTGGGGCGTATACACACATGAGCCATGCACTTTGATAAACAGCAAGGCAATTCAAAAAGTAGTTCGATGCTTTTTTGAAGAATGTTTCCGAGCCCCACAGTCGCAACCGTTTGGCCACAGTCGCATCGCATTGCATCTGGGGGAAATGACGCCAATCGAGAAAAGAACGCCCTCACGTCGCAAACGTGGGGCGATGTCGCGAAGCGGGCAATCATCATCGCTGTGGCGGCTTTCGAACCGCGTAAAGTTCGTAACCATCGACGCCCGAGACGGCGTAATCCCGTCCGTTGTATCCTCTTGCAATCAGCCGATTCCCTCGTCGCTCGACATACGCGACGGTCGTATTGAGCGAAGAGTCGTCAATCGATTCGATTTCGTACGAGACGTTCGCCTCTGGATAGGCCCGATCTCCGTCTTCGAGGTCGGTTACCAAATGAAGTTGTCCGATATACATTTGCGTTCAGCTATCCTTGTAGTTTTCCCAAGCCCTCTTGCTGCCGTAGCAGATTTGCCCCCCTTCGACGATGTAGACCGTTTGGTCGTCAGCGACATCTTGGTCATCGTCCTCATCCGATTCGTTCATGTCGCGCCCGCTCGTTACACCGCAGATACGGTTCTCAAAGGGCCAATTTTGCTGGGTCATCAATCGCACTTCCGCGTCGCCTCCGAACTCTTCGCGGTAGTCGTTCAGGATTTCGATCAAGGTGTCGAGCTTCATGTTGATTTCTCCTTCGTTATGTTCTTGGGTTTAGAGGATCTTGCCGAGGCGGCTGTTCTTCATGGCGTCCAACGCTTGGACCGCGTGGAAGTGTTCGGTGAGAAGCGGGCCGGCGCTGGGGGTTTGTTGTGCGTCGGCGACTTCGAGGGTTTCAGCCAAGGTCATCAGTCCCTCGATCGCCTTGTAGTAGGCTTCGCGGATCTCTTGGGCTTGGTGGGCGTCCATCGCCTTGAAGATTTGGCGAAGGGTCGCGTCGGTCGCTGCGTGTGGGTTGCTTGCGTTGGTCATGTTTGTGTCTCCGTTGGGAACTCGGTTTCGAATCGCTTACGCGATGACACCATGGAGCCATGCGGTTTAGATAACCTCAAGCCGAACATGCGAGGATTAATGGCAAATCTCACAGGTTTCTCTGATCTGCGACATGTCGCACAAAACGCGATATGCGACGACGCCGAAGACGATTGCCCACTATCTTTGAACTACTCAAGCCGACGCCATACTGGCGAAATGGTGGGCCAGAAAACGTCAAAACGCCGGGATTGTTTTCCCGGCGTTTCGTCTGGATTAGTCCTAGGCCGCGCGGTCGTACTTGCGGGCAAGCTCGATCAGCTTGGTCTTGATCGCCTTCCAATCCGGTTTGGTTTCCCCTGTGATCTCCCCGTAAACCTTGTCGCGAAGAGCGCCCTTGTACCAACCCTTGGTCCAACCGAGGCGGTAGAACAATCGGTTGATCTCCGTTTCCCCAAGGCCGGCGCCTGGTCTATCCCAGCAGCTTTTGGTTCCTTCCTTCTTGATGTAGTCCCAATCGCTGCAGCGTTTGGTGTTCAGGGCCAGCTCTACCAATCCCAAAACCATCATCAGGTATCCGACCACCTTGGTCTTGTTGAGAGTTCCTGCGAAAGCCCGAAATTCGATACGGTTTCTACCGGCAGCGAGGTGGGTAAGGTTCAGCAGGTGGTAGCGATCCGCTTCACATCGATTCTTCGCAGCGTCTTTGTCGCCGTATTGCTTGATCTGCTTGGTGTAGATCGTTTGTTCGCGGCGGCGAGTCCCAGTACTCGCGAAAATCGCTTTCTCGTGGTTGCCAACCAGGGAGATCAGTCGTGCGAGTGCCGCTGCGTCGCCACGCCAATCTATCGAAAGATGGAGACCACAGCTCGAATTGACTCGTCCCCCACGAGCGTTGATTTGGTCGATCGCTTCCTCGATTTCCTTGAGGCCATCGTAACCTTTCAGCTTGGGGCTTACGAACTCGCATCCTTTGCGGCATGGGCTCTCAGGGCGGATGCTACCATCGCGTTCCGCTTTCCATCCGTTTGGCAACCAAGGGACTTGGTATCCGTTGTGGTAGGGGCCGATTGGTGTGGTGTCACTGTTCGGAAGCGTCGTCTCAAATTCCAGACCAAAGAAAATTTCGTTTGCGTTCATGGTGATGTTCCTCTGGGGTGCAAGGTTTGTGTTTCGTCGCGTTCTTCGCGTCGCGACAACACACATGAAGCCTTGCGGGAGAGGAATCATCCAGCGAATTGCATCATGTTTTTCCAGCAATTTCGCATGTTCTTCGAGAAGCCACCGGTGCCCCAACATTACGCCACCGTCGCGTTCAAACATGCTTCGCATAACCAGGCGAAGTGGATGGGGAAACGCGACACGGCGCAAACAGTGGCCCCACGTTTTGAACTACCAAGTCACGGAGGAATGCGATGAGTGAAGACAAACAGCCGGTCGATCCGACGAGACTCTCGATCGAACAAGCCGCGAAACTTCTGTCCGCTGCCTACCGAGAACGGATCGATGCCGAGAAGATCCGAAGCGATCTCCATGAAGGTGCGCCCGCGAACGCCGATGGCACGATCAACCTCGTGAACTATAGCGCTTGGCAAGCAAAGGAGATGGGCCGTGGCGAGTGATCCTCGAAAACTAAAGCCAAGTGAGCTATGCCGGCTGCTCAACTCAACGCCGCTAGGCGAGGTGATCAGCGAGCGGCAGTTGTATCGTCATCGGCAACGCGCCGGCGCCCGTATCGGTGACAACAAGACGGTCGACCTCCTTCGCTACTGCGCCTGGATGCACGTCGTACGCCATACTCCCAAACAAAACTCAGGGGTCGATTCGTACGAAGCGATGAAGGAGCGAGCTCGAGCACGCAACGCAGCGCTCGCGCTAGCCGGCCGAGATATCGGTGAACTTCCGGTGGTAGACAATCCCGATCGGAAAGATCGCGCATCGCGAGACTTCCGATACTTTTGCGAGACCTACTTTCCGCTCACGTTTCATCTCGCATGGTCTCCGGACCATATCAAGGTCATCAACAAAATTGAGCAAGCTGTTGTCCATGGGGGATTGTTTGCCTTGGCGATGGCACGTGGCAGTGGAAAATCGTCGATCGCAGAAGTCGCTTGCATCTGGGCAGTGCTCTACGGACATCGGAACTTCGTCTGTCTGATCGGTAGCGACGAAGGCCACGCCTGCGACATGCTCGATTCGATCAAAACCGAACTCGACAGCAACGAGCTGCTTTTAGCCGACTTCCCCGAGGTTTGTTTTCCCATCCAAGCCCTCGATGGAATCTCAAATCGCGCGAATGGTCAGCTCTATAAAGGCAAACGCACGCAGATCGGATGGACCGCCAAAGAGGTTGTGCTGCCAACCATCGAAGGTAGCAGTGCCAGCGGAGCGATTATCAAGGTCGCTGGCCTAACCGGTCGTATCCGTGGAATGAAGTTCAAGCGCCCCGATGGTCGAACGGTCCGTCCAAGCCTCGTGGTGCTCGATGACCCGCAAACCGATGAGAGTGCGCGTTCGCTTTCGCAATGTGCAAATCGCGAAAGCATTCTTGCCGGTGCAGTGCTCGGTTTGGCTGGCCCGGGGAAGAAGATCTCAGGCATCATGCCCTGCACGGTGATTCGCCCTGGTGATATGGCCGACAATATCCTCGATCGCAATCGACATCCCGAATGGAATGGCGAACGAACCAAGATGGTTTACTCCTTCCCAAAGAACGAAACACTTTGGGAACGCTATGCCGAGATCCGCGCGGAAGGGATGCGAGGTGGTGATGGTGGTGAAGCAGCCACCGAATTCTATCGTCAGAACCAAGCGGCTATGGATGACGGCGCTGTTGTCGCTTGGCAGGAGCGATTTAACTACGATGAACTTTCGGCAATCCAGCATGCTATGAACCTCAAGCTTCAGGATGAAGCTGCGTTCTTCGCTGAATACCAGAACCAACCGCTGCCAGCCGAGACGGTTAGCGATGGGATGCTCAAACCCGCAGAGGTTGCAAGCAAGATCAACCGCTTGGATCGCGGCTTGGTTTCCATCGGAGCAAACCACCTCACCGCATTCATCGACGTCCAGCAGAAATTGCTCTTCTATGTAGTCGCTGCCTGGGAGGATGATTTCACAGGCTATATCATTGACTACGGTTGCTATCCCGATCAGCAGCGTCCGTACTTCACATTACGGGAAGCTCGGCAAACGTTGAGTTCCGAGGCAATGGGAACTGGGCTCGAGGGATCGATCTACGCCGGCCTTGAATCGCTGACATCCAATCTACTCGATCGCGAGTGGCAACGAGACGATGGGGCTGCAATGCGAATCGGTCGCTGCTTGATCGACGCCAACTGGGGCCAATCGACTGATGTGGTCTATCAGTTCTGCCGGCAATCCAAACATGCCGCCGTGATCATGCCGAGCCACGGGAGATTCGTAGGTGCTTCAAGTCAACCGTTCAGCGAGTATCGACGTCGGCCCGGAGACCGGGTCGGTCTCAACTGGCGCGTGCCCAACGTAAATGGCAAGCGCGCCATCCGACACGTGCTCTATGACACCAACTGGTGGAAATCATTCATCAACGCTCGAATGCGAGTCTCCATGGGCGATCGCGGCTGCTTATCGCTTTTTGGTAGCAACGCCGAAACCCACCGTATGCTCTCCGAGCATCTCACGTCCGAATATTTCATCAAAACGGAAGGGCGTGGCCGATCAGTTGACGAATGGAAGCAGCGACCCGAGCAGCCCGACAACCACTGGTTCGACTGTTTGGTAGGCACTGCCGTTGCGGCATCCATGCAAGGCGTTGTGCTCTTTGGTACCGATCGAGATGTTCCCGAGAAGCGAAATCGACTGAGTTTCAAGGAAATGCAGGGGCGACGACGGGTTTGATGTGGTTTCTCGCTTTGGAAGCGAAACCCATTCAAATTGACTTGTACGGAAATATGCCGTACAGTAGTAGTGAATCAAGGAGCAAGTGATGGCAACTGTGAACGGTACCTCAAAGTCGGCTCGAATCGAGACTCGAGTGTCTCAAGAGCAGAAAGATCTAATCGAGCGGGCTGCCGCATTCAGTGGTCGGACTGTTTCTGAATTTGTACTCGCTCATGTTGAAGTCGCTGCAAAGAAAGTGATCGATGAGCATGAGAAGGTGCACTTGGACCAAGCGCAAAGCAAAATTCTGGTCGAGGCACTTCTTGCACCCAAGAAGCCAAACAAGAAGTTGAAGCTTGCCATGGAGAGCTATCGCAAGCAGGTCGAAAGTCGATGAGCGACTTCGTTTGTGAACCGCTTGGCAATCAACACGATCGATCGCAATTTGATTGTGGCGTGCCAGTTCTCAACGAATACCTAGCCAAGTATGCGAAACAAGATGTGAAACGAAAGGCGTCGGCGGTCTTTGTCTTGGTCAAGAGCATGGAGCCGAAGCGAGTGATCGGTTATTACACTCTGTGTGCGACATCGGTAGCCCTTGCTGAGTTACCCGATGAGGTTACAAGAAAACTTCCCCGCTATCCCGAGATTCCCGCGATACTCATAGGACGACTGGCTCGAGACATCAATCAGCCTGGCGTCGGCACGCTACTATTGTCCGATGCAATCACACGATGCGTCCGAGTGGCAAGTGAGATCGCGGCAAGCCTTATCGTTGTCGATTCCAAAGGGGAAACCGCAACGCATTTCTATGAGAAGTTCGGTTTTATCTCGCTACCGAAATTACCTGATCGGATGTTTCTTCCAATGCTGACGGCAGAGACACTCTAATCTAGCGGCATTCACCGCGCTAAGTCCCACAGTCATGGCTCTCGTTCACGTCATGTAGGCTGTGAATCAAACTATTTCCCAAATTCTGTCCGTCGCTTTCGCCAGTTTGCATGTTTCGTGAGTAGTTCAAGGGGTAGAGAGACACAGCTACCTTTGACAATGGACGGAACTTCTAATGCCAGACGATCTGAGGGACTCCATTCGCGAGAGTGCGAAGGCACCCGCGAAGGCATCGGGCGATGCCGGAAGCGTCGAGCAGCATAAGCTCACCGAGCAGATCGCGGCAGACAAGTATCTAGCGTCCAAGGCAGCCGCCTCTCAACCAAAGCGTGGTCTTCGATTCAACAAGCTCGTGCCACCGGGTGCGGACTAATCGTTCGCACCTGATCGAGCTTGTTTCTATTGGCAGGGGTGTCGGGTTTCACAGTAGGGATTGATTCACGGATGTTGAAGTTGTTATCAAGGATGTTGAGCAAGAACGGTGATCGAGTTGATCGATCGCTCGTCCGTGGACGCTCGACCCGACACCCCTGGTCGATGATGAGACTGCTGGGACGCTATGACGCTGCGACCACCACGGTCGACAACGTTCGCCACTGGGCAGCCGCTGACGGACTATCGGCCAGTGCGGCCAATAGCCCTGAAGTGCGTCGCACGCTACGCAACCGTTCGCGATACGAGATCGCTAACAATTCTTATGCTCGCGGTATCTCGCTGACTCTGGCCAACGACTGTGTTGGTACCGGACCTCGATTGCAGATGCTGACTGCGGATGCGTTTGCCAACCGTTTTGTTGAACAGGAGTTCTTTGCTTGGGCTGATGCAGTTGGCCTCGCAGAGAAACTACGCACGATGCGGCTTGCTCGCGTTTCAGACGGTGAATCGTTTGGTTTGCTAACCAGTAACCCGAGAATTGATTCGCCGGTTCAACTTGATCTAAAGCTGGTCGAGGCCGAACAGGTTAGTTCGCCTCTCTTGGCCTTTGACAGCTATCGCTATCTCGATGGCATCCGCTTTGATGAGCATGGCAATCCGATTTCATACGATGTGCTCCGAGAACATCCAGGTGATGACGCATTCTCATTGACAGAGAACTATGACACGATCGACGCCAGTTCGGTCCTTCACTATTTTCGCAGTGATCGGCCAGGGCAGATTCGTGGTATTCCTGACATTACGCCAGCGCTGCCACTCTTCGCACAACTTCGTCGATTCACTCTAGCAGTGCTTGCTGCCGCAGAAACAGCAGCTGACTTTGCCGGGATTCTCTACACCGACGCGCCCGCAGGTGGCGAAGCCGACGCCGCGGAACCGTTCGAGCCGATCGAACTGGAGAAGCGAGCGCTCCTAACGATGCCTGGCGGTTGGAAGATGGCTCAGATGCACGCTGAGCAACCGGCGACCACGTACGCCGAGTTCAAGCGTGAGATTCTCAACGAAATCGCACGTTGTTTGAACATGCCGTTCAATGTCGCCGCTGGAAATTCGTCGGGCTACAACTACGCATCTGGGCGACTCGACCATCAAACCTACTTCAAGTCGATCCGTGTCGAGCAGTCTCAAATGGCTCGCACCATTCTGGATCGCATTCTGTACGCATGGCTGCGCGAAGCGGTTCTCATCGAAGGCTATCTGCCTAACTCGCTTCGCACTCTCGACTCGTCGTTCGAGCATCAATGGTTTTGGGACGGACATGAGCATGTCGACCCAGCCAAAGAAGCCAATGCCCAGAAAATCCGCCTCGCCAATCATACGACCACTCTGCGCCCTGTGCAAAAACTAGATTGCATCGAGCAAGGTGATTTTCCGAACGAAATAGGTAAGGGATCGAGAGCAGTTGGAATCACGTTTGAGATAGCACATTGATCATTTTTGGACACAGATGGCTGCGGTGCAGATGGATGTTCGCGTCGTGCGCAGCAGTAAGCACAAACCTGAAGTGAACGTATCAAAGGAAGTGGAACGATGACTTGAGCTACGCCGCTCTGCGGCTATAGCTCTTGAGCAGTCCACCGAGCCGTTCTTTGCAACGAATCTCAGAAATCGGAATCGATACGGCTTCGGATTGTGTCGTTCCAGACTTCGATCGTTTCTTCGTTCTCGTACCGTCAATCACAAGCTCGTTCTCCAGTCCCTGATGCGGCCGTTCTTCGTGATAGTAGTCTTTGAATTCTTGGCACAGGAGGTCCATGTGTTTGTGGCCAAAAACGACGAAATGGTCGAGACATTCTTGCTTGATCGTTTGAACGAATCGTTCGGCAAAGGCGACCATGTTCGGGGATCGGATCGGAGTTCGTTGGATTTTGATTTTTCCCTTTTCAAATACGTCCATGAACAGCTTGGAGTACTTTGCGTCGTTGTCGAGCATCAGGATCTTGCATTTCGGACCTCCCGCCTTTGTCGACTCGATAAACGTTGTCGCTTGCTGAACCATCCATTGCTCATCTGGCTTGTAGGTCGACGGCGAAATGTAGACGCGACGTGTTTCAACGTTGATAAAGATCAAAACAAAGATGTCTCGAAGGCCAGCCTTCGAAACGATCTTCTTCGAGAAGAAGTCGCATTGCCAAAGCGTTTTCGCATGGCGATTGACGAACTCGTCCCAAGTGCCCGGTCCTCGCTTAGGGCCTGACTCGAAGCCATTGCGTTTGAGAATGTTTTTGACCGTGTTGCGCGTTACCGATTCGATCCCAAGTTTCTTTAGTTCGCCGAGGATCCTGGTGTAGCCCCAGGAATTGTCTTTGGCCAGTTTAAGGATCAGTTTCTCGATATCCTTTGCAGTCCGGGGACGGCCGCTTTTGCCTTTTCGGCGCGCCTTGGATTTTGCTGCGGCTTCGCGAATCCAGCGATGGATGGTCCCGGGGTGAACAATCGTGGCCAACTCATTGAGTGCCGAACCAAGATTTTTGGCAAAACGAATCAGGCGGTTCTTCTCGCGTTCAGTTAGACTGATCCGACCAGGAAGCCGACTGCGAAGGATTTGGTTCTCCGCCTTGAGGTAGTTGACCTGGCGGGCAAGTTCCCTGTCCGTTGACCCGGCAATGACGAGCAAGAGGGATGTGTAAACGTTGCGGAAGCTTGCCATGATGAAAAGCCGTGAATTCCCGAGAAATACATAGGCGGAGCGCACTTTTTGCACCCCGGATGTGGGTCTAGGATAGTTCGACGGCTGCATGTAACAACTGCTTCATGGCGGTGCAGCCGGTTCGCAGTGATTGCTAAGTAGTATGTCGCATGCGTTCGAGACCGATGCGGGGCACCGATGTAACCCGAAAGCGGTTAACGACTGTTCAAACAAGAACTTATGTGCAGGTCGCGGAAAGCTAAAATGACTAAAAACGCGCGCAGCGAAAGTCCTGACTGTTAAGCAGATTTTCCGTAACGCGGCACACCTTTTACGACCGAGCGATTCGGTCTCGAACTCCGTAAGCCCTCGTTTTTCAAGCAGTTGCGAAATCGACTTCTCCGAGAAGGTTCCTTATCAGGGTCGGTCCGGGGAGGTTCCGCACCCCAACCGCCTCTTGAAGCTATCGACCAGAATTGTCCAAGTTGCATTCGCGATCGGAATCAGTGGGTTGCCTGGAAGCTCACCGATCCAGACGATGTGCCGGAGCCGCCAGACGAAGCGGTTACCCAACCAGGCGATCTTTGGATCCTCGGAAACCATCGGCTACTCTGTGGTGACTCGTCGTCGCCGGCGGACTTAGATCGGCTCTTGGCCGGCGCTGCGATCCACTTGTGCAACACAGATCCGCCCTACAACGTAAAGGTCGAACCGCGATCGAATAACGCGATCGCTGCGGGTTTGTCTTCGTTCTCGAACGATGGGGCATCGGGCCGGCTGAAGCAAGGACAAGGCAACGCCGCTTCGTTTGGTGTCGATCACGAAACGGGCAAACCAAAACATGCAGCGACTCACAAGAAGCTTCGTCCAAAGGATCGACCGCTTGCAAATGACTTCGTCAGCGACGAGGCGTTCGACAAGCTGCTTGATGATTGGTTTGGAAACATTGCCCGAGTCTTACTGCCAGGTCGCTGCTTCTACATCTGGGGTGGCTACGCCAACTGCGGCAACTATCCACCGGTACTGAAGAAGCATGGGCTGTACTTCTCGCAATCAATCATCTGGGACAAGCAGCATCCAGTTTTGACGCGAAAAGATTTCATGGGCGCGCATGAATGGGCGTTCTATGGCTGGAAAGAAGGTGCCGGCCATAAGTTCTATGGACCGAAGAACATCACGGACCTTTGGCATGTCAAGAAGATCCCTCCGCAACAGCTTGAACATTTAACGGGCAAGCCGGCTGAACTCGCTGTCCGCGCGATGCAGTATTCGTCGGTTCAAGGCGAGAACGTCCTCGACCTGTTCGGTGGCAGTGGCTCAACGCTGATCGGCGCTGAGCAGTGCGGTCGCAACGCGTTCTTGATGGAACTCGACACGCTGTATTGTGATGTCATCGTTGATCGCTTCCAGCGTTTCACAGGTATCCCTGCGGTCTTGGAACGAACGGGCGAATCTCCGATCCCCATGAAGGCGCGAGAGGAGAACATGCGATGACGCAACGGTCACCGGCCAGAGGTTCAATCACGCCGTTCGGCTATCGACGGATCACGTGCAAGGATCGGAAGCAAAGGTTTGAGCATGTAATCGTCTGGGAGACGCACCATGGGCCTATCCCTGAAGGCATGGAGCTACACCATCGCAACGGTGACAAGCTCGATAACCGACTTGAGAACCTCATGCTGGTGACTCGCTTGGAGCACAAGCGGATTCACAGCGGTTGCATCCGAGTTGGCAGCCGCTGGTTGAAACGCTGTCGGCGCTGCCAATGGTATCGGCCCGTCGACACGGAGTTCTACGAATACAAGGGACGCAACGGTGTGATGGGGGTGTGCAAGCGCTGTCTATCGGACCTCGCCGTCATCGCGAAACGCAATCGGAAACTTCGTGCAAAACAAAACTCATCGAATCAGTAAAGCCCATCAAAGCCTATGACAATGCCAAGCGTCGTCCTCGAAAACGTAAACATACTCGGTGCCGCAGTTCCTCGCGAACTCGTGGAGAGCCGCGCGCGTCGGCATGACAACCGTGCGATTACCGTCGGTGAATCGTTCGGGCGTTCCGTCGTTAGCGAGCGATCGAATATCGCCACCTGCGACCAGCGTTCGTGCCGACTCGATCGATGTGTAATGTTCTTTGAGGACTCTGCCGGCGTGGTCTTGGTAGCCATCGAAGTGAAGGTAGATCGCTGCGTAGCGACCGTCTTCTTGCTTGCAGGCAATCGTTGCTCTTGTGGACATAGGTTGGCTTCCTTACTTCGATGGTTCGTGGTGGTTGGGTTCGACGATGGCGACACAATCGTCGGGCATCGTCAGCATGAGGGAGCGGCCGTTGTCCCAATCGACATCGACCTGCATCCAATCGTGATGCTCGTGAACATCAATGACGGTCCCGAGCGATCCAACGGGGATCGGGTCTGGATCTTGCGGCATCGACACCAAGCGGATGCGATCGCCTTTATTCAGTCGTGTGTGCATGGTCATTGGTTCCTTGTTTCATTTGGTGGTTGGGTTGAGTTTGTCGAGCAGTTCGCCGGCTTGAGCCAGGCGTGCGTTGACCTGTGCCATCGTGTGAACTTTCCGCCATCGCAGATTTGGGTCATCTGGTTGTTGCATAGCATCGAGCGATTGACGCAGTCGATCGAGGTAGTCGCGTGCTACGAGGTGCAGGTTCTCGTAGGGAGCTGCCGGCTCAAGGGCTGGTTTGGCCATAGTTGGTTCCTGGTTGTTGGAGAAACGAAAGACGATCCTCAACAGTCAGCCAGCGAATCGCAAAAACATCAAGCCAACATGCGAGCATGTTTTGTGAATTTCTTCCAAACATGTGGCTGCGCCGGCGAACCGCAGTTCCGCGACGTGTCGCGTTGTGTTGCTGGTTGGGCTTATGTTCGCATCAACGAGAAAACGCCCACACGGTGTAAACGTGGGGCGATTGGTGGGAAGCGTTCCGTGCTTCGGGCGTGTCTACAAGTCGTGCGGTACCAAGATGGCAGCGCCGTGGCCGGAGACGGCAATCGAATCTCCGCTAGCGGTTCGGGCGAACAGCGTGGGACCTTGGCGGATCACGTCCACCACGCTGCCGACGTCGAGCTTGCGATTGTTAATCGTTCGCAGGTCGTAGGTGATGCCTGGCTCTGGCACTGCGATCTCGCCTTCGGCCAAGTCATCCACCGTTCGCAAATCGTAAAAGTGTTTCACCGGCTGGGTCTCCTAGTCTCGAACGGTGAAGCGTCCGCGTTCGGTCTTCACGAACTTGCTATCGTCGCCCTTGGCCAAGTCACGAAGGATCGCGCTGTACAAGGTCGCGTGGGGAGTCTTGCCACCGGGGCTGCTCCAATAGCCCTTGGCTTCCATCGCGGTGATCAACTCTTGAGCGTTCATCGGTTCGCTCGATTCGCTGAGAACCTTCAAGGCCGCAGCGACGCAGCTCAATCGCTTCTCGCCGGCGTCGGCGGTCTCGGTGGATGCAGCCTTTGCCTTGCGTGGCTTCTTGAGAACCGCAACCGCTGTGGACGTTTCGCCTCCGATCGTTTCGACGGTGGCTGGTTCGTTCTCAACCACCGTTACGTTACCTTCGGTGGTGACCTTCGCGCGTCCGCGTTTCGCACCCACTTCGCCCTGCAGGCGTTGGGCGCTCTTGATCAAGATCTTTTTGCCGGTCGCGAGGTTGGTTGCGTCCCAACCGCCCCGAGGCTTCTCGGCATCGATCCGAATCTCGCAGCGATTGCCCGAAACGTTCGCATAGTACTTGCCACCGATCTTTACTTCTGCCTTCTTCATCTTCGTATCTCCAAATCTGTGTTCGTGGTTGGCTGCCATCGTCAGGCCGATCGAACCACCGATCGACTACGCGCGTCCGTGCTGCGTTTCGGCTTATTGACCAAAGACCAAGTCCGACAATCCCTCGCAGAGAAAGTCGACTATCACCTGCACCTCTGTATTGACCGCTGGCACATCCAACCCGCGATCGAAGTTGAACATCACTTTGCGGTCTGCCAGGCGTTGAACCCAAAGCTTCGAAATCTTGCTCTGGTTCAATTCGTACGATTCGTGTTCTGCGTGTTCGGCGAAGACCAAAGCATCGAATCGGTATTCGTCGTTGATCTTGCCTTGCACCCAAGACCCGCCAGCACCGCGGTTGCGATTGCTGATCTTGGTGATCGTCAGGTCGAGGTCGTGTTGGGTCATCTGCTGGTCTCCGTTTTTTGGTTGGTGAATCGTTTTCGCGTTAACACACATGAGCCATGCGGTTTGAACCGCATCAAGCCGGATTCAAAAGGAATTCGAATTCTTTTCTTCGGTGCATACCTGCGTTCGGAAATGTTGGGCGAGTTTCGCTGCGGTGGCCTGCACATCAGCCAGTTCGTCGAAGAACTGTTTCATGGTCGATGGGTCGGAAGCGGCGAGGATCGGCATCTCTTCGACCACTGCGTACAGGTCGCTGATTGTTTCCAGCGCTCGCCGGTGCGCTCCGAGGAACTGGGCCGAGGTCAGGCGTGGTCGGTTGGTCATGGTTGGCATCGTGTCTCTCCGGTGTTGGGTTGGTTTGAAACCGCGTTTGGTATGCACACACATGAGCCATGCGGTTTGAACAGCATCAAGCCAATTCCAGCAGCTTTTCCGAGTCTTTTTCCATGTTTCTCCCCATCGCCCAATTTTGCCCACGTTCGTTTGTGTCGCGTTCGTATTCTTGTTCCATCATTGGGCGCAGGCAGAAGAAAGAACGCGACACGTTTGATGTGTCGCGTTGTGTTAGCCAGTCAACGCGGCACATGCATTCGCCGCGGTTCTGATTTGACGCTGGGTCTACTAGTCGGCGATGCCGAGATACTCGCGCAAGCCCTCGAGCGCTCGTGCCACCTCTCGCAGGGTGAAGCTTTGGTGCTCGTAGAAACTGAAGTTCTCATAATGTGGATTTGGGAACTGGTCAATCCGTTCCTTGATAGAGGCCAGTTGGTTTTGAACCTCGGCCCAGTTGTCGTTGTACGATTCGTACTGTTGTGGTGTGTGACCAGCCATTGTGTTACTCCTATGGTTTGTAGATGTGAACTCGCAAGTGCGTTGACACACATGAGCCATGCGGCTCAACCGACAGCAAGCCGAAGAAGAAAAGATTCTGAAGGTTTTCCAGAATCTTCTCCTTGGCGCATCGATGTGTCGCGGTCAACTATCGCGACACGTTTCCCAAGCCCGCTTGCTGCCGTAGCAGATCTGCCCGCCTTCGACGATGTAGACCGTGTAGTCGTCGGCAACGTCTTGGGCGTCGTCGTCTTCATCCTCATCGTCGGACGCGTCGTTTATGTCGCGTCCGCTGGTAACGCCGCAGATCCGGTTCTCGAAGGGCCAGTTCTGCTGGGTCATCAGTCGCACTTCGGCGTCGCCTCCGAACTCTTCGCGGTAGTCGCTGAGGATTTCGATCAGGGTGTCGAGGTTCATGTTTGGTTCTCCGTTTGGGTGAATGAAAATTGGTTATGCGATAACACACATGAGCCATGCGGTTCGATTAACCTCAAGCCGTCCTTGCAATGTTTTCAGCAGGTTTTCTCAGCATTCCTTGGAAGCCAGATATTCTTCGATTACTTCGGGCAGCATGCTGCCGGCAAGGACGTCTATGGCCTCTTCGAACATGCGGAGTTCTGCTTCCAGGGCACGGGCCGAATCTCCACTCGCGACCACGAATGCGCCGGCCAAGTTGTCGGTCATTCGTTTCAACCTTGTGACCACTTCGCGATAGTCCTCACAGAGGTCCATCGCGGTGGCGCGAGGCATTTGTTTGAAGGCGGTTCTGATAGCAACGGTTCTGGCATTGGTTCGGGACATCGGTTTGTTTTCCTATTGCGTGGTGAAAGCAGTTGGTCGCTGGGCGATGACACACATGAGCCATGCGGTTTAACCGGTAGCAAGCCGATTTCAGCAGTTTTTTCCCGTGTTCTTCCATGTTTCAGGGGAGGCCTTACGGGCCCCGACGTTGGCCCGTGTTGCGATGTTTTGATTGTTGGGTACTTAGTCGAAGAAGGGATACACCACGCGGCAGTGGGCGTGTGTCGCGACCAAGCGGAAGAACGCCGCGCTTCCATTCGCGGCGTCCGTGGCATTCCGCTGGTCTGTGGCTTAGAGGATCTTTCCAAGGCGACTGTTCTTCATCGCGTCCAGGGCTTGGACCGCGTTGAAGTGTTCGGTGAGAAGCGGGCCGGCGCAGGGTGTTTGTTGTGCGTCGGCGATCTCAAGGGTTTCTGCCAAGGTCATCAAACCCTCGATCGCCTTGTAGTAGGCTTCGCGGATCTCTTGGGCTTGGTGGGCATCCATCGCCTTGAAGATCTGGCGAAGGGTTGCGTCGGTCGCTGCGTGTTGGGTGTTTGCGTTGGTCATGTTTGTGTCTCCGTTTTGGAAAAAGGTTTGAATCGTTTACGCGATGACACACATGAGCCATGCGGTTGGCGAAAGCTCAAGCCAAGCCTGCGAGAATCTCGGCAGAAATCTGAATGTTTCTGCCTTTGCGAACAATTCGCACACGATGCCGCCGTTCGCATTGCTGCAGACCGTTGGCCACTATTAGTTACATACACGAAACAGGCCCACATTGACGAACCGTTGGCCCAATATTGCCAACGATTCGTCGACCGAACCTCCGTGTTCGGTCTTTGCCTCTGCAGCGGCCTAGTCTTTCCTCAAGAAGAACTCGAGCATTCTTTGTTGCTCGAGAAGTTTTGCAAGTTCCGCTTTGGCCTCGCGTGCAGCGCGGAGGTCGCCCTCGGCGAAATCGACCCAGGACATGCTGCATGGTTGGTCGGCCAGCAATGCCTCGGTGTCTTTGACCGCACCTTGAGCGCGACGAAGCATGCATTGAGCCGCCTCGTCCATGCGGCGCATAGCATCGGGGATCATCCATTTGAGCCGTCGCAGTTGGTCCTGGATCGCTTGTTCGGCGCTCGTTTGATTCGTGTCGTTCATCTGTGTTTCTCCGTTTGGGAAAGGGAATGGAATCGTTTACGTGATGCCACAAATGAGCCATGCGGTTTGATTAACCTCAAGCCGTTTACGGCATGTTTTCAGAATGTTTTTCGCAGCTTTCTCGCCGGCCGCGTGTCGCACAACGTTCGCGTGTGTTGCGTCCGTTTGGATCTTGGGTACTTGGTCGCATGCGGTGTGAAGAACGCGACGGTGCGCAAGTGTTGCGACCAAGCGGAAGAACGCCGCGATTCCGTTCGCGGCGTTCTATGTGGTTGCGATTTAGGCCGCGTGGTCGTATTTGCGGGCGAGCTCGAGGAGTTTGGTTTTGATCGTTTTCCATTCCGGTTTGGTTTCGCCGGCGATCTCTCCGTAGACCTTGTCGCGAAGGGCACCCTTGTACCAACCCTTGGTCCATCCGAGTCGGTAGAACAATCGGTTGAGTTCGGTTTCGCCAAGGCCGGCACCAGGGCGATCCCAGCAACTCTTAGTTCCTTCCTTCTTGATGTAATCCCATTCGCTGCATCGTTTGGTATTGAGGGCGAGTTCAACCAAACCCAAAACCATCATCAGGTATCCGACCACCTTGGTCTTGTTGAGCGTTCCGCCGAAGGCTCGGAATTCGATTCGGTTTTTGCCGCGGGTCAGGTGGGTCAAGTTCAGCAGGTGGTAGCGATCCGATTCGCATCGGCTCTTGGCGTTGTCTTTGTTGCCGTATTGTTTGATTCGCTTGGCGTACATCATCTGTTCGCGTTTGCGGGTTCCGGTCGAAGCGTAGATCGCTCGTTCGTGGTTGCCGACCAAGGAAATCAATCGAGCCAAGGCGGCTGCGTCTCCGTGCCAGCTAATAGTTACGTGAAGTCCGCAGCTGGAATTCACTCGGCCCCCGCGAGCGTTGATTTGGTCGATCGCGTTCTCGATCTGCTGTACGCCTTCAACCCCTTTGAGTATTGGGCTTACAAACTCGCAACCTTTGCGGCTGGCGTTCTCGGGTCGGATGCTCCCGTCGCGTTCTGCTTTCCATCCGGTTGGCAGCCAGGGTACTTGGTATCCGTTGTGGTAGGGGCCGATCGGTGTGTTGTCGGTGCTAGGAAGCGTACATTCGAATTCAATTCCCCAAGAAAGTTCGTTTGCGTTCATCGTTCTGTTCCTTTGTGGTTCGAGGTGTGTTTTGCGTCGCGTTTTCTGCGTCGCGATGACACACATGAGCCATGCGTTTCGAGGAACCTCAAGCGAAGTCTTGCATGTTTTCCTAGTAATTTCCATGTTTTTTGAGAGGCCACCGGTGCCCCAGCATTACGCCACCATCGCGTCCAAACATGCTCCGCATAACCAGGCGAACATGCGGCCAAAACGCGACCGTGCGCAAACGGTGGCCCCACGTTTCGAGATCCCAAGTCACGGAGGAATGCGATGAGTGAAGGAACGGGCCAGGTCGATCCGACGAGGATTCCGGTGGAACAAGCGGCGAAGCTACTTGCGGCCGCATACCGAGAGCGGATCGATCCAGAGAAGATCCGCCTTGACATACAAAGCGGTGCGCCGGTGAACGCCGATGGCACGATCAACCTCGTGCACTACAGCGCGTGGCAAGCAAAGGAGATGGGACGTGGCGAGTGATCCGAGGAAGCTAAAACCAAGCGAGCTATGCCGACTGCTGAACTCGACGCCGCTAGGCGAGGTGATCAGCGAGCGTCAACTGTATCGCCATCGTCAACGCGCCGGCGCACGCATCGGCGACAATAAGACCGTCGATTTGCTTCGCTATTGCGCATGGATGCATGTCGTACGACATACACCTCGTACGACAAACGGTGTCGATCCCTACGATGCGATGAAGGAGCGAGCTCGCGCACGCAATGCAGCGCTCGCACTTGCAGGTCGAGACATTGGTGAACTACCAGAGGTCGATAACCCAGATCGCAAAGATCGGGCGTCGCGAGACTTCCGATACTTTTGTGAAACATACTTTCCGCTAACGTTCCATCTCGCCTGGTCGCCGGACCACATCAAGGTCATCGAGAAGATCGAGCAAGCGGTTGTGCATGGCGGTTTGTTTGCACTCGCGATGGCGCGTGGTAGCGGCAAGAGTTCGATTGCTGAAGTCGCTTGCATATGGGCGGTGCTTTACGGGCATCGTAACTTCGTATGTTTGATCGGCAGCGATGAAGGTCATGCGTGTGACATGCTCGACTCAATCAAAACCGAACTCGACAGCAACGAGCTGCTCTTAGCCGACTTCCCCGAGGTCTGCTTCCCGATCCAAGCCCTCGATGGGATTTCCAATCGAGCCAATGGTCAACTTTACAAAGGCAAGCGCACGCAGATCGGATGGACCGCCAAAGAAGTCGTCTTACCAACAATCGAGGGTAGCAGCGCTAGCGGAGCGATCATCAAGGTCGCCGGCCTTACGGGTCGCATCCGCGGTATGAAGTTCAAGCGTCCAGATGGCAGAACAGTACGTCCGAGTCTTGTGGTACTCGATGACCCGCAAACGGATGAGAGCGCTCGTTCGCTCTCGCAATGCGCGAATCGCGAAAGCATCCTCGCCGGCGCAGTCCTTGGCTTGGCCGGGCCGGGCAAGAAAATATCGGGCATCATGCCCTGCACCGTGATTCGCCCGGGTGATATGGCCGACAATATCCTCGATCGCAATCGGCATCCCGAATGGAATGGCGAGCGGACAAAGATGGTCTATGCGTTCCCCAAGAACGATACGCTATGGGAACGTTACGCCGAGATCCGCGCCGAAGGGATGCGTGGCGGTGATGGTGGTGAAGCGGCCACCGAGTTCTATCGTCAGAATCAAGCCGCGATGGACGAGGGTGCCGTTATCGCTTGGCAGGAGCGATTCAACTACGACGAACTCTCTGCAATCCAACACGCGATGAATCTCAAGCTACAAGACGAAGCTGCGTTCTTCGCCGAATATCAAAACCAACCTCTGCCAGCGGAAACGGTGGTTGACGGAATGCTCAAACCAGAAGAAGTCGCGAGAAAGATCAACCGCATGGATCGTGGTTTGGTATCGATCGGTGCAAACCATCTCACGGCCTTCATTGACGTCCAGCAAAAGCTCCTGTTCTATGTGGTCACCGCTTGGGAGGACGATTACACGGGTTATGTAATCGACTATGGTTGCTACCCCGACCAGCAGCGTCCCTACTTTACGCTGCGCGAGGCTCGCCAGACACTGAGCTCCGAAGCGACTGGAAGCGGACTCGAAGGATCGATCTACGCCGGCCTCGAATCGCTAACTTCAAAACTACTCGATCGGGAATGGCAGCGAGATGACGGTGCAGCGATGCGCATCGGTCGCTGTTTGATCGATGCTAACTGGGGCCAGTCGACGGATGTGGTCTACCAGTTCTGCCGGCAGTCAAAACACGCCGCTGTGATCATCCCCAGCCACGGTCGCTTCGTGGGCGCATCGAGTTTGCCGTTTAGCGAATATCGTCGCCGGCCAGGTGATCGCGTAGGGCTCAACTGGCGTATCCCCAACGTCGCCGGTAAGCGGGCCATCCGCCACGTGGTCTACGATACGAACTGGTGGAAGTCGTTTATCAACGCTCGCCTGCAAGTCGCGATGGGCGATCGCGGTTGCCTTTCGCTCTTTGGCACCAACGCCGAGACCCATCGCATGCTCGCCGAGCATCTAACCTCGGAGTACTTCGTCAAGACAGAGGCCCGCGGCCGGAGCGTCGACGAATGGAAGCAGCGACCGGAGCAGCCCGACAACCACTGGTTTGACTGTTTGGTTGGTTCTGCGGTTGCGGCGTCAATGCAAGGCGTGATTCTTCCAGGCATCGAAGGCACGGCCGAGATCCGTAAGGAGCGGATGAGCTTTTCTGAGATGCAGAAGCGCCGGCGGAACCAGTAGCCCGAAAGACTTGATCAAAAAAATATTCTCGCTTTTCCGTCAATCTACATGGGTACCGGGTATTCCTACAGATAGAAGACCACTTCTTCATTCTCAGGTAGGCCGCATGTATGTCTGACAACTTGCAAGAAACGATTCGCGATAGTGCGAAAGCACCTGCTAAGGCATCGGGAGATGCCGGTAGCGTCGAGCAGCACAAGCTCACGGAGCAGATCGCTGCTGACAAGTATCTGGCGTCCAAAACAGCCGCCTCTCAACCGAAGCGTGGTCTTCGTTTCAACAAGCTCGTGCCACCGGGTGCGGACTAATTGGTTCGCAACTGATCGAGCTTGTTTCTATAGGCAGGGGTGTCGGGTTTAACAGTAGGGATTGAGTCACGGATGTTTAAGTTGTTGTCAGGGATTCTGAGCAAGAACGGCGATCGCAAAGATCGATCGCTCGTCCGTGGACGCTCGACCCGACACCCCTGGTCGTTGGTGAGATTGCTGGGGCGCTACGACGCTGCGACCACCACGGTCGACAACGTTCGCCACTGGGCGGCCGCAGACGGACTATCGGCCAGTGCGGCCAATAGCCCCGAAGTGCGCCGCACGCTACGCAACCGTTCGCGATACGAGATTGCCAACAACTCTTATGCTCGTGGCATCTCGCTGACTCTGGCCAACGACTGTGTTGGCACGGGCCCTCGATTGCAAATGCTGACTATGGATGCATTTGCAAACCGATTTGTTGAGCAAGAGTTCTTTGCGTGGGCTGATGCAATTTGCTTGGCAGAGAAGCTACGCACGATGCGGCTCGCCCGCGTATCGGACGGTGAATCATTTGGTTTGCTAACCAGTAACCCAAGAATCGATTCGCCGGTTCAACTCGATCTCAAGCTGGTCGAAGCCGAACAGGTCACGTCACCTATCTTGGCTCTCGACAGTAATCGTTACCTCGATGGCATTCGCTTCGATGAGCATGGCAACCCAATCTCATACGATGTTCTTCGAGAACATCCGGGCGACGACGCATTCTCGTTGACCGAGAGTTACGACACCATCGATGCCAATTCAATCCTCCATTTCTTCCGCAGCGATCGTCCAGGGCAGATCCGTGGTATCCCCGATATCACGCCGGCGCTGCCACTGTTTGCACAACTGCGACGATTCACTTTGGCAGTATTAGCGGCTGCCGAAACAGCGGCTGACTTCGCTGGGATTCTCTACACCGATGCGCCGGCCGGTGGCGAAGCGGACGCTGCTGAACCGTTCGAGCCGATCGAGCTGGAGAAGCGAGCCCTGCTGACCATGCCAGGCGGTTGGAAGATGGCTCAGATGCATGCTGAGCAACCAGCCACGACTTACGCAGAGTTCAAACGCGAGATTCTCAACGAAATCGCACGTTGTTTGAACATGCCGTTCAATGTCGCTGCTGGTAATTCGTCGGGTTACAACTATGCCTCCGGGAGACTCGACCACCAAACCTACTTCAAGTCGATCCGTGTCGAGCAGTCCCAGATGGCTCGCACCATTCTGGATCGCATTCTGTACGCATGGCTGCGCGAAGCGATTCTCATCGAAGGCTATCTGCCTAACTCGCTTCGCACCCTCGACTCGTCGTTCGAGCATCAATGGTTCTGGGACGGACATGAGCATGTCGACCCAGCCAAAGAAGCCAATGCCCAGAAAATCCGCCTCGCCAATCATACGACAACTCTGGCCCATGAATACGCGAGGCAGGGGCGTGATTGGGAGGCGGAACTTAAACAACGCGCGAAAGAGATCTCGCTCATGCGTGAGCTCGGACTCTCGACCGATTCAACTTCACTTTCTCCAGGAGATGTAACGGATGACGAAGACATTGCAGTCGAACAAGCAGAGTGAGGTGGATGCCGAGTCGGTACCAAGCTCGCTACGAATCGTTTGTGACGATTCCAGTTCGATCAATTTACAAGCCGCTGAGGCTGCCGAAGAAGGCAAGCCGGCGCTGCGAAAGTTCTCAATGGTCGCTTACACCGGTGGCGCGATGCGTCTTGGTGGCTGGCCATATCCCGTAGTCGTTGACTTAGCGGGCATGCGAGTTACTCGCAAGTCTCGCCCCATTCTCAAGGACCACGATCGCGCCAGTATCGTTGGTCACACCGACGACATCATGGTCGGCGATTCTCGGCTTGAAGTCGCTGGCGTGATCTCAGGTGTGGGCAATACCGCGCAAGAAGTCATCGCTACCAGCGAGAACGGTTTCCCTTGGCAAGCATCGCTCGGCGCGAACGCCGACAAAGTTGTCTTCATTCCTGAAGGCAAGACTGCAACCGCCAACAGTCGCGAGTTCAAAGGCCCTGTTTACATCGCTCGCAAGTCAACGCTGGGTGAAGTCTCGTTCGTAGCCCTTGGTGCCGACGATGACACCGAGGCTCGGATTGCAGCTGGCCAGTCTGGCGATGACGAGGACCTCGATAGCGAACAGCCGGATGACGACACCACCGAGTCCGATGATTCGGAGCTCGACCCGGTGAACGCCAGCTTGGATATGGGCAGCAAGCCCAAGCGTCCTGTCACGAGCGGAGTCGTTTCCAAGATGCGTATCGAAGCCGCTGCTGAATCCAAGCGTATCGCCGGCATTCGCAAAGTGTGTGCTGGCAAGCACACGGAGATCGAAGCTCGCGCGATCGAGGAAGGCTGGAGTGTTACCAAAACGGAGTTGGCAGTGCTGCGAATCGAACGACCCAAGGCCCCTGACCAACAGGCAAGCCAACCGATGTACCGACGCGAAGTCCTCGAGGCAGCTTGCTGCTTATCGGTAGGACTCGACGAAACAAAGTTGCTCAAGGCCTACGGAGAGCGAACGCTCAACGCTGCCGATCCGCTTCGCCACATTGGCTTGCGTGAACTCGTTGCCGAGTGCGCACGGCTCGAAGGGTTCGATGTTCCGCGCGTCTTCGGCGATGGAACCGCAACGATTCGCGCCGGTTTTTCGACGATGTCGCTTCCTGGCATCCTCGAGAATGTCATGAACAAGACGCTTCTGTCTGCCTATGAATCGACGCCGATCGCAGCGTTTGACCTGTGCAGCATCGGGACTGTGAGTGACTTCAAGGAAATCTCGCGCTATCGTTTGCTTGGCACTGGCGGCTTCGAAAAGGTTGCGCCCGATGGCGAGCTGAAGCATGGAAAGCTCTCCGACCAAAAGTATAGCAACAAGGCTGACACCTACGGTCAGATCCTTGCGCTGACTCGCCACGACATCATCAACGATGACCTCAACGCGTTCATGGACATCCCTCGTCAAATGGGACGCAGCGGTGCTGAGTCGATCGATGAGCTGTTCTTCACGCTACTGCTCAAGAACACGGCGTTCTTCTCCTCGGCCAATGGAAACTTGCTGCAAGGTCCCGATACAAAGTTCGGTCCCGAGTCGCTCACCGTTGCCAAGACGACCTTCCGCAAGCAGAAGGTTGGGCCTGGTAACAAGGCCAAGGATCAAAAGCCGATCAACATTCGGCCCGAGTTTTTGGTCGTTCCCGTCGAGATCGAAACCGATGCGGAACTGCTGATGGGTTCGGCCCAGCTCATGATGGATGCCCAGGGAACGCCGACCAAGATTCCGGTCGACAACCCACACCGCAACAAGTACCGCGTCATTTCAACGCCGCATTTGTCGGACAGCTACTACCAGGGAGCCAGCGGCTCGGCTTGGTATCTGTTCGCTAATCCAAATGTACTGCCCGCCTTTGAGATCGTGTTCCTTAACGGTCGACGTACGCCGGTCATCGAACGCGTTGAGATGCCGGCCAACACGCTCGGCATGGGCTTTCGTTCTTACATCGACTTCGGTGTGAACTCGCAAGACCCACGCGCCGCTGTGAAGGTCACCGGCGAGTAAGCCTCGTCTCCTGACCGCTCTGAAACCAACCATTCTTTGTCCTCAAGGATTCCATAATCCATGCAAGCTCAATTTGTTCATGACGGTAAGGCCGTCGATTTCACTCCCACCGTTGATGTCGCGGTTGGATCAATCGTGATCCAAGGCGACTTGGTGGGAATCACTAAACGCGACATCAAGGCCGGCTCGCTTGGCTCGATCGCTGTGGAAGGCGTCTTTGACATTCCCAAAGACCCAGCCCTGGCTGTCGAGTTCGAAGCAGGCACCAAGGTCTACGTCGATGAAGACGGAGCCGTGGTCGCTGACGATGTTGGCACCACCTATCTCGGCAAAGTCGTCAATGACGCTGCCGCCACTGATTCCTTCGTTCGCGTTCGCCTGAGCCAGTGATGAGACGCCGTGAGCAACAACGCACAAATCATAAATGCAGGAGCCATCTTCGTCGCGGATGGTAACACCTTGCCGATCGTCCCCGAGTCCGACGTGGCCGCTGGCTCAGTGGTTGTCGTCGACCGGCTCGTGGGCATCGCCAAGTTTGGGATTAGTGCGGGCTCACGTGGCAGCATCACGATGCGGGGCGTCTTCGATGTAGTCAAAGATCCAACCACCAACATTCCCGCTGGCACGATCCTTTACTGGTCGGAGATCAGTTGGCATGTGGTCAAGAACGCTTACGCCCATCCGATGATGGGCAAAGCCATCGAGTCCGCTCCACCAGGAACCCGCTGTGTCCGTTTACGACTGAGTCAATAAGCCATGGGATCAATCGCAAAAGTAACTGTCGATCGCGCACGGTCTGTTCAGCCACTGCGTCTGGCAAACGGCCAAGTCAGCCAGTGGATCTCGGTGGGCGAGTTCCGCAGTTGCTTTTGTATTGCCAAGCAATCGACGCCATCGCAGTGGACCATCGAGGGCTGGCTTCCCAATGGAGAGGTCGCAGAACTCGCCAAGTATGAAAGCGAGTTATTCGATCCAACCAATCCGCGCTACGTCACGATGAAGGCGATGTGTGGGCTGCCCATTCGCTTCGTGGCTTCGACGCCGCAGTCGAATCCGCAACTGTGGGTGGTATTTAAGAGTTAGCGACGACTACCGCTGGCCCGCACCAGGGGCACGAGTTGAGCCTCGGCTCTCCAAACGATCCCTGCGTTTGCGGTCCAGCGTTAGTCGTCACCGTCAATAGTTTTATCAACGAGCTCAATATGATTCATAAACAATTGATTTCAGCCTGTGCACTGATGCTGCTCGTGTTGGCTGGCTGCGATTCGGGCGTCGTCAACGTTCGTGCATTGCCAGCGCCTGAACTGGAGCAACCACCAGCCAATCTGCCGGTGCAACTGCATCAGCGCAATTGGACAGGCTCGCTTGGCCAAGGGAGCTGTGTTCATGCCTCGCTTGTCAACCACCTCCGTTGGCTCAATAGATTCGAGCTTGGCGAACGCTGGCGAGCGACCTATGCCGACGGCGAATGGGACTCGCGATTGCGTGATCGGCTGGATGCTGCCGGCATCGACTACAGCTACACGCTCAAGGCTGATCCTCGTTTCCTCGATTGGGCAAGTGCAACCAGGCGTGGAGCAATCCTCTGGTGGAAGCCAGCGCATTGCTGCACGTTCGTTGGCTGGATCGAGCGTGATGGGAAGCAATACGCAGCGATCCTCGACAACAACTATCCGGGGCGCTTCGAACTCACGCCTCGTGAACAGTTCATCCGCTTATGGGCAGGCTACGGAGGCTTTGCCTTAACCGTTCTCAACGATCCCAGCAGTTCACTGCCTTACCAAAGTTATGAGGTTCTGTAATCACCATGATCAACGATACGATTCGAATTCGCTTAAGTCTGGGGCTGATCGTGGTGGCAATCGTCCACGCGATTCTCCTCGGTGTTGTATTCACGGCTTTGCATAACAAGCCAGCGCAGCCTCAGCCCGAGCAGAGCTGGACGGTGCCCAACTCTCGACCGACCGCGCCGAGCGTTGGCGCGATCGAGAAGTTGCAAGAACCGCAGTCGGTGAACTTGCAGGCCCAGGGTGAGATCAAGCAACAGATCCGCAACTGTCCGCCGAATTGCCTACCACAACGCGTCTATCCCGCGCCATTGGTAGTTCAGCCCACAATCGTGCAACCGACCGTTGTGACGCCAACGGTGACGCCCACATTTGCCCAACCGGTACCTGCGACGCCGAACTTTGTGGATGTTTCGAAGCCAACTCAAGAGCCGCTAGTTGTAACTCCCGTTTCGAATCCTGCGGCTCCTCCACCGAAGAAGAGTTACCAGATCGCGTTGTTCGTGAACACTGATGCGACAAGTCAGCGACTCCAGGAATGGTTCACGCAGAACAAGCAGCTAGCGGCGCTCAAGGAAAGCTGCGAATTCCAGGTCTATACGGCAAACAATGCAATCTACAAGACTCGCTATGCCGACATTGTGCCCGCGGAACAGTTCCCTGTGGTGCTCTTCCAAGACGCAACTGGCGGGCACATCCACGCCGCTGGTCGTTCGATGATTCCGAGCACGCCGGACGAGCTCTACTCGGATTTGCGTCATGGTTACACGCTCTACAAGCAAGCCAAAGAAGCGCAGAAGACTGGAGCAGTGAAAACCAAAGGTTACTCCTGGGACGATGCGATCACACCGACGCTGTATCTGTCGGCCGAGGATTGTCCCGATGGCTATTGCCCAACGCCACCCTCCGAAGACCGTCGGCCACTGGATCGAGTACGCGATCTGTTCGATGGAGCGAAAGACACTCGTAACGCTCTGCTTTGGCTCTCGGCCGGCGAGATCGCCACGGTCGCGCTGATTGGAATCGCAGCCGTGTTGCTCGTGTTCATTCTGATCAAGCGCGGCATTAGCTGAGCCTTGCTTTAACCCAATCCATTCTCCTAGATGAGGTTCAACCAAAAAATGTTATTAGCCATTGCCGTCATTGTGGTCGTCGTCCTGCTGGCAGTTGCTCTGATTCCTGTGAAGAAACGGGAACCCGAGCAACTCAAGCAAGCGTCGCCCGTTGCTTTCTTAACTCCAGAACCAGCCCAGCCCGTTCGTCAAACAACGCTTCGTCAGCAACAGCTTGACGAAGAGGCCAATGCGGTTGCTTCCGAGTACCAGCGCCGCGCCGATGCGGTTTGGCTCGATGAAGTTCGAACGAAGGCTTCGAAGCTGCTGGGCAACACGAAGGCAAAAGCCGAGTCATGACAGACATGCTTCAAAAGGGCCAGGAGTGGCTTGCCTCCAAACTCACCCAGCACGCGTCTCGCCAGGTCGTATATCGCCGAGGAGAGCTTGGAGCCACGCTCCAAGCCACGATCGGCAAGTCGATGTACGACCAGGACGACGGCGAGGGAATTGTCACTCGCAGCCAAGTTCGCGATTTCCTGATCGACACGCAATCTCTGCTCCAGTCGATCATCGGAACGTTGCCTCGCCGCGGTGACACCATCGTCGAGATCGATGGCAACCACACCTTCATATTTGAAGTGATGGCCCTTGGTGGCGACCCACCTTGGCGCTACAGCGACCCATTCCGTTTGAAACTCCGCATTCACACCAAACAGATCGAATCCCATCCCTCATGACGACCGTTCTACAAGTTGCCGACAGCGTTACCGCCCAGCTCAATGCCGCCGAGTTCGACTTCGAATTCGTGGCCGAGCGTTTGTACGTTCCCAACTTCGACCTCGAAGACATGAAGGAACTGCGTGTCAGCGTTGTGCCTCGCGATGTTGAACTATTGCCTCATGATCGCGCCCACAACCGGTATCACTGCCGCGTGGACGTTGCTGTGCAGAAGAAGTTTTCCAAGGGAACCAATGAGGAGATCGACCCGCTGGTTGATTTGGTGGAAAAGATCGCCGACGAGTTTCGCTTGAAGCGGCTCGTGTCATTTCAAGCGGCTCGATGCATCAAGGCCGAACATGCCGTGCTGTACTCCAGTGAACACTGGGAGCAACTGCGTCAGTTTACAAGTTTGTTGACCTTAACCTTTGAACTGGCGCGATGATCAGGCTCACCGTTCGAACTCAATTCGATAAGCGAAAGCTCAAGAAGAAGGCGGAAACTGCCACCTTCACTTCGCTTCGGCACGCCGGGGGCGCGATTGGCAAGACCGCTCGGTTCAGTATTCGACGTCGAAAAACATCATCCAAGCCTGGCAGCCCGCCACATACGCAGACGGGCATGCTCAAGCGGGTGATTCGCTACGACGTTACCAACAACAAGACCGAAGTCATCATCGGGCCTGTGAATGAGATCGCGGGCCGCCTTTGGAATCTGCATGAATTCGGTGGCGTGGCAACCAAACGGCGCAAGCTGAAGCCACATCGCTTTCGAGTTGGCGAGCATGGTCCGATCCGAGTCAAGCAGCAAGGAAACAAGACGAAGTTTGCGAGGATCGAACTGCGAACCGCTGCACAAGCCAATCGAGCCACTCGCTTGGTCGCTGAAGAGAACGAGCGTCGCAGTGACAACAAACCTCGTCATTACCCCAAGCGCCCCTTCATGAAGCCGGCACTGGATGCCAACCGGAGTCGGCTCCCCATGTTTTGGGCCAACTCAGTCAAGTAAACGTTCGCCATAAGGAATCATTCACGATGCCAGAAGTAAGACTTGGTCTCGAAGCCGTCCTGACCATCGACGGAGCGGAGATCACCAATGTCAAGGATTTGACGGTCAGCCTTGAAAAGGCCGAAGCGGATGCCAGTACACGTGCCAACAACGGATGGCGTGCTACGGTCGGAACGCTGAAGGATGCCTCCATCGAGTTCACGGTGCTGAACAAGGATGGCGATAGCGCTTTCGGCTTGCTTCAAGGCTTGTGGAGCAGCGGTGATCCATGTGATGTCGGCATCAGCGACGCTGGTGGCACGCTAACGCTGACCTGCGAAGTGATGACCTTCAATGTCAACCAGAACTTGGAAGAGGTCATCTCCGCTGATGTGACTCTCAAACCAACGCAGTCGAGTTCCGGTGGTGGCATGAATGTGGGACCTGGCTTAGCTGGTCCTTGATAGCTGTCGTTGTAGTTGGTTTAGAGATTCATAACACTCAGGGAGGCATCATGCAGAAGTTCGTTGACCGCGCCGGTCGCATTTGGATTGTGGATATCGATAACACGACGCTGCGCCGCGTGAAGACTCTCACAGGCGTGCATCTGCTGGAAGCGATCGACGGTGATTTGATCACGCGACTCTCGACCGATCCGTTGCTCCTCGGCGATGTGCTGTTTGCGATTTGCAAGCCGCAAGCTGATCAGCAGCAGATCACGGACGAAGCCTTCGGTGAGGGCCTCGCGGGAAACTCGATCGACGATGCAACCGGTGCACTCCTCGAAGCGTTGATCAATTACTTCCCGGAGTCCCGACGCCGTCTTCTGCGGAAGGCGGCCGAGAAACAGAAGTTGATCGAGAGTCGGGGGATCAATGCGATCGAGAAGCGACTGGACGATCCGAACTTGGTCGACAAGCTCGTCGAAGATCTCGAACGCAAGCTCGCTGTGCCGACATTGAGCGACTCATCGTCAGACTCGCCGGCATCGTCGGAGTCGATCCAGGCCCCTTAACGCTTCGCCAACTTGTGCTGATGGCTGAGGCCAGACGCCAGCACGACTGGAATGTCGCCAGCACGATCATGGCACTGATGGCCGAGATGAACCGTGATCGCAAGAGGCGTCGCAAGCCATTCAAGCCCGATGACTTCAATCCCTACGCAGAACAGAAACCGATCGTTGCTCGCGGAACTGTTGAGCAAGCTGCAGCGATGCTCGGTGCGAGTTTTCAACCCAAGTTAGCCGAGTTGCCATGTCTCAAGTCAAAGCCGGAGGAGCCTACGTCGAGCTGACCGCGAGGAGTGCGCAGTTCCTCAAGGGGCTCGAGGCTGCGCAGAAGCGGCTGAAATCATTCGGCGCGTCCACGCGAATGATCGGCACCAAGCTGATGGGACTTGGTGTCGCCGCTGCAGCTCCCGTGGCAGGGAGTGTCGCCGTCTATGCAAACTTCGATGATGCCATTCGCGCCGCAGGTGCGGTGGCCGGCGCGACCGGAGCGGCTTTCGATTCATTGCGTGAGAAAGCCAAGCTTCTCGGTGCAACCACAAGTTTTTCTGCCAGCGAAGTCGCCTCGCTGATGACCGAGCTTGGACGAGCCGGATTCTCACCGAAGCAGATCGAAGAGATGACCGGCGCGGTGATGAATCTTGCTCGCGCCACCGGTACCGATGCCACGCTCAGCTCCGGCATTATGGCAGCCACCATTCGCCAGTTTTCAATGGCAGCCACCGATGCGGTGCGAGTTGCTGACGGATTGACGGCCGCGGCCAACAAGTCGTTCAACTCCGTGGAATCGCTGGGCGAAGCATTATCGTATGCAGGTCCTGTGGCGGCCGATGCCAACATGAGTCTCGAAGAGACGCTCGCCATTCTCGGCACGCTTGGCAATCTTGGGATTCAAGGTAGCGAGGCAGGAACTGCACTGCGTCGCTTACTCACGCTCAGCGCCTCGGAGTCAGATAAGTTTCAAAAGGTCTTCGGTGTTGCTACGAAAGACGCACAAGGCAACGCTCGCAAGCTCGTCGACGTGCTTGGGGAAGTTGCTGCTGCGACCGCCAACATGGGTTCTGGGGATCGCGCCGCTGCGTTTAACGAAGTCTTTGGTCTGCTTGGTATCACGAGCGCATCGGCCATCGGCAAGTCGGTCACCGACACCAGGCAGTTGCTCGGTGAGATCCAAAAGGCCCGTGGTATCTCTGCTAAGACTGCTGCCGATATGGATTCGGGAATTGGCGGTGCCTTCCGAATTCTCAAGAGCTCGATCGAGGGCGTGGCGATTGCGATCGGCGAGTCTCTCGATCTTTCTGTGACCAAGATGATGAATGCGATCTCACGTGCATTGTCTGGACTCACCGAATGGATCGGCAAGAACCAGGAAGTGGTCAAGAAGGTCGCCCTCATCGTTGCTGGCGTGGTTGGTGTAGGCGCAGCGTTCATCGGCATCGGTAGCGCCGCTGGTGTCGCTGCATTCGCAGTCGGTGGTCTGGCTTCGATGTTCTCACTGGTGGGAACCGCTATCGGCGTCCTTGTGACCATTATCGGCGCTCTGTTCACGCCTCTCGGTCTGGTGGTCGCGGCCGTTGCGGCACTGGGTGCCTACTTCATCTACTCCACCGGCATCGCTGGCCAAGCGATCGAGTACTTGAAAGGCGTCTTCGAAACACTGAAAGCCGACACGATCAAGGCCTTTGGTGCGATCGCCAATGCACTGGCAGCCGGAGACATTACCGCTGCGGCCAACGTTCTGTGGACATATCTCAAGCTCCAGTGGATCAAAGGCACAACCTATCTCAAAGGCGTTTGGGCCGACTTCACCAATTACCTGTCGGATGTTTGGGGCGAAACGGCTTATGCGATCGGCGATGTACTGATCAGTGCGCTATCAGGCCTCGCCAGCGTTTGGAATGCAACACTCGGTTTCATGGCCGATGGCTGGACGATCCTTACCACCTCAGTTCAGAAGGGCTGGAACTCCACGATCGGCTTCCTCAAGAAAGGATTCATCCGGCTTCGTGAACTCGTTGACATCGCTGGCGACGTTTCTGTTCAGATCGGTGGCGTTCTAATCAATGCATTGGCAGGCGTTGAAACTGCCTGGGTCGAAACCATCGACTATCTCGCTGATACATGGTCGGTATTCGTCGCGCAAGTCAAGTCGATGTGGAACACGACCGTCGGCTTTCTGCGAAAGGCTTGGATCAAACTGAAGTCACTGTTCGATGACGATGTGAATGTCGAAGTCGAAATGGCCAAGATCGACAAGGAGATCCGCACGGCCGACGAAGCGGAAGAGGCCAAGAAGCAGCAAGCCATCGCCGATCGCATGAAGCGGCGCGACGCTCGTAAACAACAGATCGAAGCTAATCGCGTACAGATGCAGGAAGGCATCAAGCAGCAACTTGAAGAACGTCGCAAGGCACGCGCTGGTCGCGACATTGATGCCGAGATGGCGGTTATTGATCAAGAGACCGACGCCAAGAACCAGGTGCTCGATGCTTCGCGCGATGATCAGTTCAAACAGAACGAAGCGGCCGGACAGTCGCGGCAACAGACCATCGACGACACCACCGCAGGGGTTCAAAAGACCCTTGATCAAATGCGAGAAGAGGCACGCGTCGCTCGTGAAGCTGGTCGCCAATCGCCCGAAGATCGCGCTAAGGAACGTGACCAGCAGGTAGCCGCCGCTCAAGCGGAGTTCGATGATGCCGTGGAAGCAGCCAATGCCGCAAAACCGCAAGAGCCCGAAGCACCCAAAGAACCAGACGCTGGCACTCCGATCCCTCCCATGCCCGCGCCGCCGATGCCCGGCGATGTAAAGGCCCCCAAGGTCGAAGTCGATGGTATCAAAGATCCCAAACTGAAACCGCCCAGGAAGAAGGACCTCAAGCTTGGGCTCGATCGCTCGGCCAAGGATTCGCTAGATCAGTTTTCCAGTGGCCCAGAAGCAGTCGCCGAGAAGACCGAAGCGGCCGGCAACTTCGATAGTCGCGGTCTGGGACTTGGTAGCGGCGCATCGCTGATTCCAACCGTGCAGGTCGCTGACAAACCCGACGTTGATGAAAATGTCGATGCTGGCGATCTCGATGTCGATCCGCAGTTAAACGCCGAGCCCGAAAACATGGAGGTGCCCGAAGTCCTTGATCCGACAAAAGAGACGCCAATGTTGCAGTCTCAAGACATGTCGGACGAAGAACTCAACGAGCTGGCCGATGCGCTGTTTCCTGAGGAAACCGAGCCGTCGCTCAACCTCGAATCACTCATGGCATCCTTTGCTGCAGTGCGAGTTCGACTCGAGGAGTTCGATGCGGCTCTATCACAAAGCGTCGCGCGGCTGCAGATGCCCCCAGTTACTGGCGAAGGCCTGTCGGATGATGTCAAGCGAGCCATCATTCAAACGGCTGAGAACACCGCTCAGCTAGCCGAACGCGCCCGCACGGGAGGCTTCGTGTTCAGCTAATGGGATTCTCACACGGTGGATATGATTTCGAACTCGCTGCGCTTTCGAAGAAGGCAACGCGTGGCAAGACGACCTCGGATACGTTCGTCTATGTGGCGACCAATGGCGGTTCGGTTGATCCGGCAACCGCTGCGAGTGCGGCGCTGGCACACTACCGATCTACCCAGCGAGACCTGATCCCGTATCTACAGATTGATGGCGAGTACATCAACGACAAGCACGCACTTGTCACCGCATCGATCAACAAGACCAAGCTCGATCCGGTGTCGTTCAATACCACCGGCGCTTCAACGCATCTCAATCAATCGCTTTTCACTCGTGGAATCTACGCGGCCCCTGGCAAGATCGCTCCGAACTATCGCGGAGCAATTGGTGTGAGCGACTCGGGGGTTGCCGGCGTCGACGTGACCGTCCCGGCGTTCGAGTTCTCTGTCCGCAAGAAGTTTGAATTCGTATCGACAGCTTATCTGCTCGCCATGGTCGCGATGACCGGCCGGGTCAATTCAAGTCCCTGGTCGATCTTTGCGCCAGGCGAGGCCTTGTTCCTGGGTGGTGAGGGCGGCGAGGACGAACAGAACTGGGTTGATGTGACTTATCACTTCGCGGCGCGTCCCAACGAAATCAACCTTACGGTTGGCAACATCTCGGGCGTGGCGAAGCGAGGTTGGGATTACCTCTGGGTCAAGCATGGCGAAGAGGTGGTTGGTGATCGCGTCTTGCAAGTACCCGAAGCGGCCTATGTCGAGCAGGTTTACCCCGAAGCGAACTTTAACGCGTTGGGGATCGAGTAATGGCAAGGCGAGTTCGGCCAGGCGAGAAACTCAATATCACGGCAGCGGAATACAACCGTCTGCTGGCGGCCGCCGATGCCGTTGCGCGTGACCGACTCGCCGCTGGCGCAGGAAACCGCACCCACGTTCGCGACGCTGCCACCGTTCGCGTTCACTATCAAAGTGCGACCACTGTGCCCATCGGTGGAATCGTCGGTTTTAACGCCCCACTTGGCGATCCTGACGTCGACAATACAGCACTCACTCGCTTCGTGCGCGATGCCACGATCCAGTCGGTTCGACCCATCGCCGACGAGCATATGGGTCGATTCGGTGTAGCCATCGAGCCGATCGCCGAGGACAAAGTCGGTCGCGTGGTATTCGCAGGCGTGGTTGCTGCTCGTGTGAATGTTCAAGAGACCTGGCATCAATATGCCGACGTCGCCGACTCAGGAGGAACGACGCTCCTGTCGAAGCCCAACGGCTCGGCCCAGATCCTATGGCGACGTGATGCGAATCAGACTGGCGTCCAGTGGGCTGTCGTTCGCGTCGGTAAGCCAGCCGATCCTGCGTTCCTGGTGAAGGTTCCCAGCGGTGGTATCCCTGGTCGCTCTGGTCTTGCGACTGGTTCCGCCAACTGCGATCTCTTTCAGCTCGACGATTCCGGCACCATTGAGCCGGTCTTGAAACCGAATGGACAAGGCGTTCGCATTATCGCTCGCAACCCGAGCGCTCAGCGGATTCGAGGTCCGGTTTCCAACTACGAAGGTGATCAGTATCTCAGCGTCACCTACGATGGTAATCGCTCCTGGATCATCGACCCGCCCAAGCAGACGTTGCTTTGCAAGCCCGTCTCGAGGCTCAAGGCTAAGAGCTGGGGCATGGCTCGTGAACTGCGATATGCCAACGGTGTCTGGGCACCGATTGGTGTCAAGGTCGCGGTCTACAACGTCTGTGACTATGCCCTTCTGACAAGCCAACAGATCGTCTGCCATTTTCACGAGGACACCAGCGCTTACCTAACCATCGGCTGCCGCTGCTGCGAGGGAAGCAGTAGTTCCAGTTCCAGCAGCAGCTCGTCTAGCTCTTCGAGTTCATCCTCATCGTCATCGTCAAGCAGCTCCAGCAGCAGCTCCGGCAGTAGTTCGTCAAGCCCATCCTCGTCGAGCAGTTCGAGCGTCTCATCGAGTTCCTCCAGTTCCATCAGCTCATCGAGTAGCCTGTCGTCGATGAGCTCATCGTCGAGCGAACATTCAAGTTCGTCGCAATCCTACTCGGTACCATCGGTCTCAAGTTCTGGATCGAGTTCGTCTAGTCTCTCGAGTTCATCCGGCTCGAGCTCGTCGCATTCAAGCTCAAGCCAATCATCAAGTTCTGGATCATCTGCATCAAGCGGTTCTTCTAGCGATTCGAGCCAATCGATTTCGCTGAGTGAGCCGTCCTATTCAAGCAGCCACTCTTCGAGCGTATCAAGCTCTGGTTCGAGTCATTCGAGCCAATCCAGCGGCTCCAGTGGATCGAGCTCGAGTGAATCGGAGTCGAGTCAGTCCGAATCAAGTGAATCAGAATCCAGCCAGTCTGAATCGAGCGAATCGGATTCGTCGCGAGAAAGCGAATCGTACTCCAGCGACGCCAGTTACAGCCGATCGTCTAGCGACAGCTACTCGGGATCATCCAGCGTTAGCGATTCCAGCAAGAGCGATTCGAGTGGAAGCGACACCAGTCAATCCGATAGTTCGGAAAGCGAATCGATCAGCTCGGAAAGCGAGAGCCAGTCGGAAAGCCAATCGGATTCCCAAAATCCGAGCAGCGATAGCAGATCTGTACCAAGTTACTCATGGCCCAGCTATTCAGAACCAAGCTACTCGGAGCCCAGTTATTCAAGCGGCAGCGGATCTGTGTCGGCGAGTGACTCCAGCGACAGCGATAGTAATTCGCAAAGTGAGTCGGAGAGCCAATCTCAAAGCGAATCGGATAGTGAATCGCGGTCAGCAAGCGAGCCATCAAGCAGCGATGGGTCAGAAAGCCGATCCAGCAGCGAACGGCCAAGTTACAGCGAAAGTGAAAGCTATAGCGTTCCCTGGTCGACCAGCCATTCCACCAGCGGATCTGGCAGCTATTCGCAGAGCGGCTCTGGAAGCGGTTCAACGAGCGGCTCAGGCAGTGACTCATCGCCATCAACAAGCGATTCGCATGATCCATCGACAAGCGACTCGCACGATCCATCAACAAGCGAGTCGGATCGTCCGAGCGTCAGCCACTCCGATAGCGAACCGCCAAGCGAACCTCCGACTTCCGAAAGCAGCACGAGCGAACCATGCAACACGACGTGGATCTGGTCCTGTGGATGGCAGCTCCTTGAAAGTGATTGTCCCGAAGTTGGCGATCCACCGAGCGGATCGGGTGGGTACGACGGTGAAGTTGTGGAGGTGGCAGCATGATGCATTGTCCCAATCTGACCAACGACAACCGCTGCCAAGTCGCCAGCCATCTAGCCGACTGCTCCGTCCAGGCTTCGTCCAGCGGATGCCGAGCCTGCAGCGAGTGTTCGAATCCGCAAGCTGTCAACCTCGTGACGATCGGTATGGCCATCGTCAACAAGCGTCGACGCAATCAAAACGTCGACGAACTAAAAGCACTGCTGAAGAGCTACCTGCCCAATCAGGAAGAGCCCACGACGTTGCGGATCGCGGCTTACAAGCCGGGTCCAGGCAGCGAGCTTCGCAAGATGCTCGCATGGTTCGCAAGACCAAGCGACACCTGCAAGTGTGAGACCCGCGCCGAGACCATGAACGACTGGGGCGTGGAAGGATGCCGTACGAATCTCGACACCATTATCGAATGGCTTTTGGAAGAAGCCCAACTCAGAGGATTACCCCATGGAAAGTTTACTAGAACCATCGCCAAGTCACTTGTGCTCACTGCCATCCGCCGGTTCGAGCGTAAGTTCCCAGACGGTGCACCCGAGCCCAACGAAGATGATTTCGATGCCGACGAAGAAGATCGTTGAACGCTGCTTCCTGATGAATCTCGATCGACGCGATGATCGTCTGCGCGAATGGATGCAGCAACTACCGCAGCCATGGCCATTCCCAGACGTCGAGCGATTCGCAGCCATCGATGGTCGCAAGCTTTCGACGCCCGAGCAGTGGCGAGCCGGCAATGGTGCCTGGGGCTGCTACCGTTCGCACTTGTTGATCCTTGAAAAATGTCTGCTTGAAGGCATCGATTCGTATGTTGTCTTCGAAGATGACGCAGGGTTCGTTCCCGACTTCGTGGAACATCTCGAGGCATACGTTCGTGAGTTGCCTGAAGACTGGGGACTAGCTTACCTCGGAGGTCAGCACCTGTACGCTGCCAAGCATCCGCCGAAGAAGATCAGCGACCACATTTACCGACCTTACAACGTCAATCGCACCCATGCGTTCATGGTGCGAGGTCGCGCAACGATGAAGGCACTCTATCGTCACCTGAACTGGAATGACTGGCATCTGAAGCATCACATCGATCATCACTTGGGTCGTTTGACTCAGCGGCGATACGAAGCCCTGGTCCAAGGCAAGAATGTCGAGAAAGAGTCGATTCCGGTTTACACCCCCGATCGCTGGCTCGTCGGCCAACTGCCGACCAAGTCCAATATCTGCGGTCGCAAGTGGACCCAGACCAGGTTCTTCAACGATGCCAAGAATGCCGACCACAGCGACGCGCCGTTCTTCGCAGTCCTCGGGCCCCATCGCAGTGGCACCAGCTGTGTCGCGATGGTCATGCATCATTTGGGCGTTCACATGGGCAACGAACTCGGTGGCTACGAGGCAACTGGAGGTGGCGAGGCGATCGGCCTTGCCCAGCTCTGTGAAAAGGCGATGCGATTCCCTGCGATCGATCCCAAGATCCCTGACGGTCAGCTCGCCAAGCAACTGAAAGCTTGGATCGTCGCCAGGAAGGCAGAAGCCATTCGTGACCGCACTGTTGCCGGTGGCAAGTATCCGCATCTCTGCCGATTCGCAAGCCACCTCTACGAAGCCCTCGGTAACTCGCTGCGAATCATCGCAGTCGATCGCCCAATCGAAGCCTCGATTCGGTCCCTTCAAGATCGAAGTAGCCGACATCCAGGTCAATGGTTCGCAGCCGGCGATGACGCCTGCGACAAGCTACAGCGTTCGCTACTGGAACATCGCGAGACGTTCATCCAACAGCATCCAGAAGTCCTCGTCCATCGGATCAACTTCGCCAAGCTAACGGAAGATCCTGAAACGGTGATCAATGAACTGATCGCATTCCTCGGAATCGAGCCCACTGCCGAAGAGATCGATTCGGCAATCGCTCATGTGAATCCTCAGCTACGAAAGTTCGGGTGAATTCATGAATACCACGAGCCTGTTCATTCATCATCGCACCGATGCAGTGACCAATGACCATTTTGAGAGACTGAAGCGTTTCTCGCGTGGATCAGTGGTTGCGATATCGTCATCAGAGCCGCTTCCAGGTGGCTTCTCAATCGATGATTGCAGCTCATCGCTTTGGCGCGATGTCGTTAACACATTCCCACATCTTCGGGCCAAAGCGACAGATCTCCTGCTAATCGACTGGTTTCGAAATCGGAGACAAGACTCGGATCGTTACGCGATCTTCGAATGGGACACGCTGGTGAATGTCGAGGTCGATGGCTGGTTCAGCGATGTTGCTCGCTATCCACTCGCAGCACCTTCAATCCGCTTGTTTCATCGGGAGCCCGATTGGTTCAGGCGACACTGGAAATCGTTACCGCAAACCATCGCCCCCTTTGCCACTGGGATCGTTCCGTTTTCTTGCGTTTTGGTCTCTCACGAAGCCTTAGAACGGACATCAACAGCATACAACGAGTACTTGCCCAGTCTGCCCGATGCGACTGGTGAGCTGCGGTTTCCGACGATTGCTGCAATCTGTGGACTTAGTCCAGTGGCGATTCCCAATTCGCATACGGTGACCTGGAAGCCATTCATGCCACTGGGCTTGGCTGAGACGATTTACCATCCAGTAAAACGGAAGTTTCAAGAGCCCACGCCATGGATGCAGCCAGCCGAAATCACCGCGTTTGAATCGTTGCTTAAGCCTGACTATCACGTTCTCGAGTATGGAAGCGGACGCTCTACCTTCTGGCTCTCTGACAGAGTAGCAAAGGTCACCTCGATCGAACACGACGCAGCTTGGCTTCGCGCCAGCAGTCCCTATCCAAGCAATGTTGAGTTGCGGTATGCGCCGCCGGCATGGCCATCAGAAGCACTTGAGCCTGCGCAGCCAGGGCAATTCGATGAGTATGTGAAGTCGGCCGATGATCTGTCTCCCGACCTTGTTCTGGTCGACGGAAGGTCACGCGTGGATGTCTGCAACCGCTGGGCTACCAAGACACCAACGCTGCTCCATGACGCTCATCGACCTCGATACCGCGAGCTTAGTAAGCGAATCCTAGCTGGCAGCCTGGCCATCGTTGAGGCTTCCTTCGACACGCCAAGAAGTAAAGGAGTGCGTCAATGACACCAGTGGAAGATGTTCTCGCTAAGTTTCGACATCGCTACATCATCATCGGCTCCGGCGCACTTCGCTTGCACGGGATCGATTGGGAGGAAGGCGATCTCGACATCTGGCTCGATCCCAACCTTAGCGATGACGAGTGGCAAGCCGCGGTCGATGTGGCGGCTGGATCGCTTCGAAAACCGTGGAAGCGAGGCGAGCCTGACGGAGCCGGAGGCTTACGCGCATCGACTCGTATCGCCTGTTCGCCACCGCTAGATGTGATGCGAGAAGTCATGGGCTGTACCGCAGACGACTTTGAGAAGGCCTTTGACAATTCGCTGATCTCCTTTTACGGGAACGTCGCTCCACTGAGCTCGATCTTGCATATCAAACGCAGCGCGAAGCGTCTCAAAGACTATCGCCATGCCATCAAACTTGCTCGAAAACTCCTTAACGCGTGGTGAAACATGGAAGCAACTGTACCCATTCAAGACATTACCTTTTGCATAAAGACCATTCATCGGCCTTGGGCCTGCCATCGACTCGTCCAGTCGCTTCGAAAGGAGTTCGGCGAACCCAAGATCGTTGTCGTTGACGATGGTCTTCCCGAACATTGGTTCTCGCGAAAGTATCCCGAGACCGCCAAACACTGCAAAGTGATTGATCTCCAGCAGCACGATGTGGGTGTCGGCATTGGACGCAATACAGCAATCGACGCGGCAGAAACCGAGTTCATCTTTCTGCTCGACGATGACCAAATCGTAACGCCAGATCTGCATCTTGACCGAGTCTACCAGCGGTTCATGGAGTACGGCCTCGACATTTTGGCTGTGCGTCAGGGCGCTGGTGGCCGTCCAATGCTGTTCAGCCCGTTGATGAATGGCAGCCGGATCTGGATGCATCGAGGCGAACACAAACGTATCGGTGAGACCAGTTGGTGCGACATGGTCAGCAACGCTTTCCTGGCGCGACGCGACACGATCGGCCGCGTTCGCTGGGATGACGAGATCAAAACGTACGAGCACTGGGAGTTCTTCTACCGAGCGTCCCATATTGAACATCTGCAAATCGCCGTGGCTCTCGACTGCTCAGTAGTCCACGACCACGTGGCAGCCAAGCCTTACGGCGCTCTGCGAGCCCGACCCAAGTTCCGCCGATTGGGGCTCCGTAAGCACGGCTTTGATTCACTGCGTTATCCAGGAGGAGGTATCGTCCATGCGTGATCGTGTCACATTCTGCATCAAGACCATCCATCGCCCTCATTGTTGCGCGACTCTGGTGCGTAGCATTTACGAGCATTGTGGCGATGATCGTCCGCTGATCTACGTCCTCGACGACGGCAAGCCTGATCTGCGATTTTCGCAAGTCTGTCCCGACGAAGCCACGTTGGTCGATAGACTCATTGAGACTGAATATGACATCGGGTTGTCGGCTGGTCGCAATCGTCTCGTTGAAGCCGCGCAAACAAGGATGGTGATCTTCTCTGACGATGATCACGTGGTTGGCCCACAGACTCGACTGAATGATCTGGTTCGCAAGTTCGAGTCGAGTCGCCTCGATCTATTAGCAACGCTCAGCAAGCAACCGCATCGTGCCCATCCTGATGGCGCGCCACGTTTACTGAAGTCAGCCGGTGGCGTTCTTCACATTCCGCGCGGTGAGTATCGACGCATCGGCGACATCGCCGAGTGCGCATTCGTTTGTAACTGCTTTGTTGCCCATCGCGACATCCTGCAGGCAATTCGATGGGATGAAGAACTGAAGGTCGACGAGCACTGGGACTTTTTCTGGCGAGCCAAGGTTGCCGGCGTCAAGGTCGGTGTGGCGACGGACCACATCTTTCCGCACATCCACGTCGATCCGCCCGCCTACAAGCGACATCGCCCCGTCTTCCTGAAACAAGCCTTGCGTAAGCACAACCTACGCAAAGTTCTCTGGCGCTGATTTCTGTTTCTTTCGTTTCCCCAGCTTCTTTAAGGAGTGTTTATGACAACCACGAACCATGGACCATTTGGTCCCAACGGCGAGCGACCACCGGGTTGGCCTCCACCGCCGTTTGATCCGCCAGGTGAACCGCTACCGTACGTTCCACCGCCAGATCCACCGGGATCTAGCTCGGAGCCCCGGCCCGATTGGTGGCCCGAGGACTGGGTATGGCCTCCGGTGCCCGAGCCGCCGATTGAAGTGTTGGTACCGCCTCCACTGCCCAACATCATCTGGCCGCGGCTGCCTCCACATCATCCGTATCATTTGCCGCCTGGCTACCACTGGCCCGACAACTTGCCACCAGGGCATCCAGGCCACGATGTGAAACCACCGAAGCCACCAGGCGGAAGTGGCGAAGGAGGCAGCGAAGGCTCGGGCGATGAAATTGGTTCAAGTGATTCGGAAGGATGTTGA